CTAATTGGTGGATCAACTTCTGCAACAGTTGAGGTCTCAAATACTGTATTTGGAAATGACCCAGCTCCTGGAACACCAAAGGTTCTTATTTTTCTTGTAGTTTATGAGGATGTCCCAGTTGCCCCAACTCCTACACCTGAGCCTACCCCAGAACCTAGCCCTACACAGCCTGAGCCACAGCCTGAGCCACAAAACCCAGTTATAATAGAGCCAGAACCTTTGCCAACGCAAGAACCTGTAGAGGAGCCAACTGTTGAGCCTAGCCCAGAACCAACCCCAGAACCAGAACCAGAGCCATCCATTCCATCTGAGGAAGAGCCAACACCTGAACCTACGCCTAGCGAGGAGCCTTCTCAAGAGCCAGAAGAAACTGAGCCCACTCCGCTACCAGAGCCAGTCTCGCCAGAAACCCCAGAACCCAGAGAACCTGAGTTATCTGTAGAAGAGTCTGTTGAAATAATTGAAGATGCTGCCTCTATTGATCCATCAGCTTTGACTGATGAACAGGTAGAGGAGCTAGTGGAAGCAGCCTTGGCAATATTTGAAGTAGCAGAGCAAGGCTCAGAAGAGTATGAGGCTGCCTTAGATGCCCTTATGATTGCGGCAGAAGCAGATGACTTAGAATTACCACAAGAATTAGCAGCTATACCACTCTTAGGAGATGTAGCTGGTGCTGCATTGGAAGTATTTAACAATGTAGGAAATATTGGTGCAGACATGTCTCCCCAAGTTCGTGAGGATGCGGAAAAAACAGTTATTGCATCAGTTATAGCCGTTCAGGCAGCAGTTAGTGCAGTAGCAACAGCTACTACCGTAACAGCCTCAAGCGGCACCAGGAGGATATAAGATGAAGAAATTCTTCAAAGACATGCTAGATCAAGCATGGACACTTTTGGGTATGTTTGTGGCCTGGGTAGTATTGGAGGGTAGTGCAAAGACAATAGTTGGCTATTGCATTATTGGTACTCTTGGGCTATGGGCAATCACATACCCATTAAGAAAGGACGGTGAGGAATAGCATGAACAGCTATTGCGAACTACAAGAAATAACCAGAAAGACTGACACGCTCAGGTTGAGGTGCCAGGCTATATGAATAACTAAATAAATAACCATTTAGACTAAACCCCACAGAAAGGAGTTAAAATGGACGAACAGGGAGTAGCAGGAGGGCTTGCTACATTAAAGAATGTATTCTGGAGAATACTGGCTGTATTTGCAGCATCTGGACTATCAGTTCTAGGTGCTGGAGCCGTTGTTGGAATTGACCTAATATCAGCTGTATTTATGGCAGGTATTTTGGGTGTTGCGACAGTAGTTGAAAAGCTAGCCAGGGCATTCCTAGAAGATGGAAAGCTAACCATGCAAGAGATCAACGATGCCTTTTCAAAGGTAGACAAAAACTCTAAGTAATTGACTTAGCCCAACCCCTTGACAGTCCCCTCTGGGTCGTGTATAATGATAATACACTAAATCTAGAGGGGACTTTCTTATGACCTGTATAGCTGCCCTAAAGGCCAATGGCAAGGTATATATGGCAGGGGAGCGTGGAGCCTCTACTGATGACACAATCCTACACCTATCAAAGCCAAAAGTCAAGACAGTTGGCCCATACATAATTGGGTTTGCTGGAAGTATGGACGGACAACGACTAACCTACTCTTTCGATCCACCAAAACCACATCCAGACGAAGATCTAGATATTTTTATGAATACTAAATTTATGCGATATCTTAAGGATTTTTATGATGAGTGGTGGGTAGATACATCAAGAGATTCAGAGCTGTCATTACTAATAGGGATTAGAGATAAGCTATATGAGCATAATGCCTCTGACATGTCCTTAAACGAATTTTCTTCTCCATTTACGTGTATTGGCAGTGGTTCGGCATTTGCTATGGGGCATTTGTCTGCAACATCAATGGCCAAGAGTTCCCCAGAAAGTAGGGTAGAGGCAGCAGTTAAAACTGCAATAAAATTTTCACCAACTTGTTCTGGAACAGTTGACATTTTAAGCACATAGGAGTACAATATAACCATGGAAAAAAAAGATGTCATCATTCTTGAAGAGCAAGACATGTGGGAATGGCTACAAATAGGTCTTGACAAAGGTTGGGTTTCTGAACCATTTTGCTACACGCATGATGGTGACCCTTACATGACAGAAGAAGAAGAAAAAGAATGGGAAGATGGCGGAGACCCATGTTCCCCAGTAATTAAACTATTAAATCAATAAAGAAAGAAAAGGGTATGAGAAAACTATTTTCAGTTGTACTTGCTGCATTTCTTGCAGTATCATTCGTAACACCGTCCCAGGCAGAAGAGACTAAGACTCTTGTCATCATTGATAGCTATTTTGATGCATCAAAGATTGATGGCGATGTAGAATCTGTCTGTCTTGCTGTTTCTGGCTGTGAGCTAACACCAACTCCACGCTCTGGATTTTCAGACGCATATAATCATGGAACTGCTATGGCAGAGGTTGCTCTTAAGCAAGACCCAGATATTAAGCTAGTCCTTATTAGTGCTGCATCACTAACTAGAAATCCTCGCACAAATGTTGTAACTATTTCTACTTTAAATGGAAATGACTTTCTCCGTGCACTATCTTATGTAAACAACAGAAATGATGTTGATGCAGTATCATTCTCATACAATCTGTCTGGCCCAAGACCATGTTCTTTGGCAGCCATTGGCGGAGTTAATGTTAGAGTGGTAGATCCACAGATTCGTGCCACAATCTCTACTCTAAAGTCCAAGGGTATTCCAGTGTTTTCATCAACTGGAAACAGAGCAGGAGCAGCTGTAAATTATCCAGCCTGTATTGAAGATGTAAACTCTGTTGGAGTGGGTGACTTAAACAGGCTTGGCAACATCGCTAGTGTATTTACATTTGATGCAAATACAGATTATTTTGCAACTGGATCAGTGTCAAACTATTCATCAAAGATCTTTGGTCTAATTCCAAACACAACTTCTGCTGGAAATGTTGCAGTTGCAGTAAAGTATTTGCTTGGACAACTTGACAGCAAGTTTGTCTCCGTGCTACAATAGTACTGTAGCAATCCTCACTAGCTCAACGGCAGAGCAACGAGCTGTTAACTCGTGGGTTCCTAGTTCGAATCTAGGGTGGGGAGCTAATGGTTCGGCTTGCACCACTCTTCGGGTATAAGATAAAAGCAAGCAAACTTTAATAGCATGGGTAAGGCTTATAGTCAAGCCTATGCTATTTTGGCTTCGTAGCTCAGTTGGTTAGAGCACCACCCTGTCACGGTGGGGGTCGTGGGTTCAAGTCCCATCGGAGTCGCTTTGGTCCGTTGGAGTAGCGGTTATCTCGTCTGCCTTTCACGCAGAAGATCGCCAGTTCGAATCTGGTACGGACTACGCCGCCTTAGCTCAGTTGGCCAGAGCATCCGCCTTGTAAGCGGAGGGTCGTGAGTTCGAATCTCACAGGTGGCTCAGATAGGAAAAATATGTTAATAGTTGGTGGAATAGACATCGGAAATAGAATGGATGTCAGCTCAAGAATTATAAATGCCATTTCACATTTCAGGGTTATTGTGGTTGAAAACATTCATAATTTTAATCGCCTATGCTCTGAACTAGGTCTAGCTCCACGAGCAAAAGTAGTTGAGTATTTTTCTCCTATGGATGCCGTAGAAGAGCAAAATGTAATTGATATGATCATGGAGCACCTTGCTGACGGAGATGACGTTCTATTGCTGTCTGACGATGGCATGCCAGGTATAGCTGATCCAGGTGGATTGCTAATAGATTATGCACATAGAGCTGGTCATAGGGTCTCTGTATTCCCTGGACCATCCATTGTCTCTACCTTACCAGCAGTTCTAGGTGTTGATAGCAGAAGGTTTACATTTGAAGATGAGATTCCATCTGACAAAACTGAAAGACTTCAGCTATTGGAAAAGCTATATGGTGAGGGTAGAGGTGTAGTCTTTATTGTAAAAAATCGCAGAGATGACAATGGGACATTTAAAGAAGTGATAAAGGACATTGCTTCCGTAATACCTAAAGAAAACATTATTGGTTTGGGTGTAAACTTAACCATGAAAAATGAAATGATAATTAAAACAAGAGTTGGCAAGCTATACGATAGTCTAGAAAGCTACAACTTTTCGCAAGAAGATTTCATTTCCCTATATGTGGATTGTAGATAATGGATATATTAACTGATACTAGTTATGATTTTAATGTTTGGTATAACACATACGATCCAAACTTCATTGATATTTGTGCAAGATCAAAGGTCCCAGAAAAGTGGGTATCTTATGACAGAGTTTTGTCAAGCAAGTATAGGGATTCAGTAATTAAGCCAGTCAACAGCTATGCAGAAAATCTTTATCCATTCCCAGAATTAGTAAACATTACAAAAGATACTGCTACTCTAAGACAGCACAACCATGCTGAGATATTGCTAATAGAGGAAGCTGGAAAACTAAAGGCACTTGATAGGCCATGGATAAGACAATTTTATCAGTCTAGCCACAATCGTGAGCCATCTACAGGATGCTTTAGTGATGCCTTCGTTTTTTATGTGCCATGGTTTATTGATGGAGACGCTGATGTGAGCTTTTATAGCTCTCCAGAATCCCCCATCATGGCCTATAGCAAAGAGCATAGGTATGTGACGATTCCCAGTGATACCAAGTTTGTTGAGCCAGCAATGGTTCCATTTAGATTTAAGCGATTTGGAACACATATGGAGTCTGAAAATGTAGGAAAAGTTAAAAGAAAAAGCCCACTTTTCGACATAACCATTAAAGCAGATGATATAATTATAGAAAGAGTTAGGAAATTCTATGAAGAAGAATGTAATTAAGTTTTATCCGTTTAACGAAGCCTCAGCAGAGTTTGCACCACCGCCTATCCCAGCAACCAAAATGGTTCCAGACTGGTACAGGAAGCAACCAGGCATTATCAAAAACGACAATGCATATATTGGTGGTGGCGTTGATGCAACCGTTAAAAAGTGCATGGCAATATTCGATGCAATGACAATGGGCTATTTAATCTTGGCACCGTGTGACATATACGTTGATGCCACAGATCCAGAAAAGCTATCCTACTCTGTTCCAATAAAAATTAAGCAATACCAATCAGATATGTTTGCGGTACACTCTTTTGAGCAGTATGACCACTATCCACTAGATCACAGCATTTATCACAAACAGTTGCTAAGAATTTTCCCATTCTGGTCTGTTGAAACTCAAAAGGGATATAGCTGCATGTACCTACAACCACTACACAGAGAGCTAGACACTCTAGCTATCCCTGGCATTATAGATACAGATGGCTTTGTTTCAGAGGGGCACATGTCCTTTTTGGTAAAGAAAGGCTTTAAGGGAGTTATTAAGCAAGGCACTCCACTAATTCAGGTATACCCATTTAAGCGTGAGTCGTGGACTAGCAGGATAGTCACGATGGCTGAAGCACTAAAAACTTTAACAGTTCAAAGACTTATTCTTCGTAGCAAGTTTATCAACTCATATAAAGAAAATTTTTGGACCAAAAAAGATTATAAGTGATTCCTTTAAAGATAAAATTTATTCCAGCGTTTAAAAATTTTACTGGACATCTTTCTCCACCAGAACCAGCCGTTCGCCACGTTCCAGAGTGGTATAGGTCCTTAGCAAAGTTTGACAAGTCTAACGATGAAATTACGCTTAACCCAGTAAATAATCTAGGAACAGATGGTGCTCAGGTATCAACCAAGATGTGCATGCCGTTCTTTGACGCTATGACAGCTGGATATCAGTATGTATTAGAGGATGACCTGCATATAGATCTGGATGAAGAGGGCAGGCCATTGCTTTGGTGGGAGGGAGATGTCATGCTTGTGGACAAACGCCCAATCGTTGACATAGTTGTTCCAGATAATTGCCACCCAATACACTATGGCTGGAGAATGAACTGGTATTATGAAACGCCACCAGGATATTCAGTTTTAATAACTCACCCAATGAATAGGCACGATCTGCCATTTTATGTTCAATCTGGTATAGTCGAATCAGATATTTGGGGACTTCCAGTTTTTATAGCATTTTTTCTAAAAAGAAACTTTCGTGGAGTAATTCCTAAAGGAACTCCAATTATGCAGATTATTCCATTTAAACGTGATGACTGGGAGCTAGAAGTTGTATCAGATGAATCCGCTATAGATAAGCATGAATTCATGGCAGAAAATAGAAGGTCTATGCTTTTTGGATATTATAAGAAAACCGCTTGGAGAAAAAAGTTTTTTGGTATTTTTGGAAAAAGATTTAAAGATGTGAGTCATGATGACCAGGATTGATGCCCTAGTATATTCTTATAAAAATAAAAACTTAAAGTTAGTTGTGGATGCACTCTTAAATAATACAAAGAGTGATATTTATATTAATGTGTTTGATCAAAATCCTATAGATAGAACTTCTCTTTTTAAAGACCAGAGAATAGACTACGAGTATATATTTTGGGATAAAATTTATAGCCCCAGCGAAAAGAAGGGGGATACTATTAACAGGTCAACCGCTGACTACATCTTGGAGATATCAGATGATTGCCTTCTTTCTGATGGCTGGGACATCGAAATGATAAAGTTGGTAGAGTCTAAAAATTGCGTTGTCTCTGGAAACTCTAATATCAAGCTAGTAAAAAATGGACCATTCTTTTTCTCTACAACAGAAGAAACATCTGGGCAGTCTATCTTAACAAATTATATAGATAAAGATTTTACATTTACTAAAAATAAAATTTGGAAGTCTATACAATATCCATATTTTTTAAAGTATAATGGAGAGGCAGAATTATTAAGTTTAAACTTTTTTCGTGCTGGGTATGATATATATAGTGCACCAGTGCAAACTTATACAAATTTAAATCTTAAGACTTTCGATCGATTGTATGTGCCATTTTCAAAAGATCATAACTACAATATGGTTGTAGACATAATTAATGATGAGTCTATTGACGAGACCAACAACACTCCCAGAACAAAAAAAGACTTTTTTAGGTTCCACGGCATAGATGATTTTAAAATAAAAAGGCTGCCATACTCAACGAATGACGTGCAATATGACCCATATGGCCTTAAGTTTCAAGACATAGATGCCAGAAAGTTTATATCCAAGACAAAGTCTATTTACTGATATAATTGATGCAGGAGAGTATGATGCACAGAATACATATTATTGATAATTTTATTACACCAGAAGATGCTCAAACTTTGATTAATGAGCAGAAGAATCCTTCTCAGGTAAACCCATATCCAGAATACTATAGTGAGCGTTTTGGTGGAACAGCATTCCCATACAACAAAACAGTAATGGACCTACTAATTAAGTATGGTCATAAATCTAATGAGGTTCATAGAGAACAAAATAGTTTTGTGAACCCAATCTATGTTTTTAAGGCATTTGGTTCTTGGTGGCAACCAGGCACCAAGGGTGACCTGCACATTGATGCACAAGATCCAGAGCCATTTATTGAGTGGAGCACAATCATATATCTTAATGATCCTTCAGAATATGAGGGTGGTATTATATACTTCCCCAATCAGGGATTTGAGTATAAGCCTAGACAATACTCCGCAGTATTTTTTCCATCAGCTGGCTCAGAATACATCCATGGAATTACTACGGTAACTTCTGGAACAAGGCATACAGCACTGTATATGCACACTAGTATTCCAAAATACCTAGATCCAGAATTTCATCCAGAAGTAAACAGAAGCATGTGGATGGCACAGCAACACCCATACGTTAGGCAGTAAGTGAAAATATTTGGCTTTAACGAAACCTCGCACGATGCCGCTTTAGCAGTCATTGAAAATGGCAATATTTTATTTGCTGGTCATGCAGAAAGATATAGCAAAGTAAAGAATGACTGGTATACGAATAAAGGACTTTGGCTAAATGCTTTGCGGTTTGGAAATCCCTACGTTATTGCCTATTACGAAAAGCCATATCTTAAAAAGCTTAGACTCTCTTTAAGAGGCGGAGCCTCTGACTGGAAACCAACACACCCTTATGAAAAAAGTTTTAAGCACCACTATTCGCATGCTGCAGCAGGCTACTACACAAGTCCATTTGACAAGGCAGCAATTGTTGTAATAGATGCAATTGGAGAATTTTCAACATCGACTGTTTGGTCTGGAAATGGTGAAAAGATTAAGCTTGTAAAACAGTTTAACTATCCATTGAGTTTTGGGCTGTTCTACTCAGCGTTTACAGAGCTTATTGGGCTAAAGCCAAATGAGCACGAATATATTCTTATGGGGATGGCAGGCTACGGAAATCACTCACGGTACTACAGAAAGATCAAAGAATACTTTCCTAGCATAAATGAACAGAAATATAACTTTCATCAGGGCATTGTTGACTGGGATGAACCAATTGATGACCAGGCAAAGTTTGACATTGCAGCAGCTGTACAAAAAATTTATGAAATAAGATTGCAAGAGTTTATGTGTGAAGTAAAAACAAAATGGCTCCCAGAATATGACAATTTAGTATTTATGGGAGGCTGTGCACTAAATGCCTCTGCAAACACAAAGCTGTGGAAGATTTTTAAAGATATCTGGATTATGCCAAATCCAGGAGATGCTGGTTCATCACTTGGTGCAGCACTGGCCTTGTATGGCAAGCATGCTAAGTGGGAGGGTCCATACCTTGGATATGATTTGGGTGGAGATTACCCAGTAGAAAAAATTTTTAATGAAATAATGAAGAACAAGGTTGCTGCTGTAGCTACTGGTAGAGCAGAGTTTGGTCCACGTGCTCTTGGGAATAGAAGTATTCTGGCAGATCCAAGAGATCCTGAGATCAAAGATAAAGTAAATAGAATTAAAAAGCGTGAACTCTTTAGGCCATTTGCTCCAGTTGTAATGGCTGAACATGCATCTGAGTGGTTTGATATGGACTATGAATCTCCTTATATGCAGTATACCCCAAAGTGTTTAAAGCCTGAGCTGATCCCATCAGTGGTTCATATTGATGGAACCTCTAGGGTTCAAACGGTAACAAGAGAGCAGCATCCTGGATTATATGCAGTATTAGAAAAATTTTACAAGGCAACTGGCGTACCAATACTACTAAATACAAGCCTTAATATCAAGGGGCAGCCACTTTTAAATGATGAACGTGATATCATTGAGTGGGAACAGACATACAGAACAAAAATTATTCGATAGGAGAACGGCTAATGGAATACGAAATACTAGATTTGGGACTAGTTTATTATAAAAATGCAATACCAAGCCCACAATTCATAATAGATACTGTCAACAGTGTAGATAACAGATTTTTGAATGGTGAACACGGAGACAATTACACTAGCGTTAAGCCATGGACTGCCTGGACCTATGGAGACACAACATTTAATTGGCAAAAGTTTTTTCCAGAATCAAAGAATATCAGACCTGATGACTACTATGCGGAAGAAATGAAGTCTGTTTCAGACATGCTGTATTCATCACTAGATGCCGCTTTTGACCACTACTCAAATACCATATACCCATTTGCAGCAAAAAATATTAAAAGTCGTGAACAAAGCATTCATCTATTAAAGTATGAGGAAGGCGGACACCTTCCAGCACACCAAGATCAGGGAGTCAGTAGCCGTGTCCTGTCTACCGTAATGTATCTTAATGACAACTATGAAGGCGGAGAGATTGAATTTAGGCAATCTAATGTTAAAATAAAGCCAGAGGCTGGAAGCATTATATTCTTCCCATCTAACTTTTTGTACGTACATGAGGTGTACGCAATAACAAAGGGGGCAAGATATTCTATGCCACACTGGTACCACAATATGACCAATTTTATCCACTCAAATGGGGACGAATAGTGGTATAATAATCTTGCCAATATAACTTGTGTAAGGGGTTGATAAAATGGCAAAAGCACAATACCCAATTGATGGAAAAAAGGGCAAGGCTTGGAAGATTACAAGTCCGTTCGGATGGAGGGTACATCCCATCGAAAAAATCAAAAAGCATCATAACGGCGATGACATCTGGGGACCTAACCCAAAGATCTATATTGAAGCATGGCATGATGGAACTGTTGTTTATGCAGGACCATCAAAACTAAAGAATGCCGATGGCTCTCTAGGAGGCATTGGTTACTACGTAGATATTCGTTCTAAGATTAATGGCAAGTGGTATGTAACTCGTTCTGGCCACATGGAAAAGGGTAGCCTAAAGGTTAAGACTGGGCAAAAGGTTGAGGCTGGAACTATCCTAGGAATTATGGGAAACACTGGGGCTTCAGCTGGAAGGCATTTGCACTTTGAAATTGTTGAAGGCAAGGTTCACCGCTGGGATCTAAACGGTAAAGGGTTTGTTAGCCCTATTGCCTTTGTTGAAGCTGTAATGGCTTGGGAAAAGCTAAAGGATTCTGCTAAAGATGAAACTCCAGACGATGGTGTTCTTAATGATACTCCTCCAAGCTTAGATGTTTCTAGTCTTGCTGCTAAGAAAAAACCAGGAAAGGGCACAAAATTAGTAAACCCAGTCCCTGGTTTTGGTGGCAAAAAGAAAAAAAGCTAGCTTTATTTTATTTAAGTCTTCTGCTATAATTGTACCTGGAGGTGCGTTATGGCTAAAGCACAATTTCCCATTGATGGGGTTCCAGGCAAGGACTGGAAGGTAACAAGTAAAATGGGCTGGAGAGTTCATCCAGTTAAAAAAACTAAGAAGCATCACAATGGTACAGACATCATTGGAAAAGGCAGCAAAGTTTTTATTGAATCAGCGTTTGACGGTAAAGTAACATATGCTGGACCATCAAAGACTAAAAATTCTGATGGAGAGCCAAGTGGATTTGGCTATTACGTAAAAGTTACAAGCAAGATTAATGGAGAATGGTATAGCCATCTTTATGCTCATCTTGCCAAAGGATCTCTTCAGGTAAAAACTGGAGATAAGATTGAAGCTGGAAAAGTTCTTGGAGTGATGGGGACTAGTGGTATGAGCACTGGTGTTCATTTGCACTGGGAGATTTGGAAGGGTAGCCAGCACGGTTGGTCAGACAATGGTAAGGGATTTGTTGAACCAATTGAGTTTACAAAGTCTGTTATTGCTTCTCAAAAGGCAGCAGGATTTGCTAACGAAGCAACTCCAGAAGATGCCCCAGCTGAAATTATAAAGGTTGAAGCAGCACCAAAACCAGCAGCAAAGCCAGCAGTAAAAAAGGCACCAGCTGCTAAGCCAGTAGCAAAGCAAAAGTCACACAAGGTAGTGTCTGGAGACACCCTAAGCAAGATTGCTGCAAAAAATGGCACTACAGTAGCCGCTTTGACAAAGTTAAATAACATTAAGAATGCTAATTCTATTAGTGTGGGACAGGTAATAAAGCTACCATAATGGCAACTTACGAGTATAAGTGTAAGCTTTGCGATGCCTCTATAACAATCTCTAGAGGCATTGCTGACAAGGAAGAAATTCCTAAATGTTTAGCTTGCAATATTGACTATAGTAGGGTATACTCTTCTTTAGGAGTTACCTTTAAGGGTAGCGGATTTTACAGCACAGACAAATAGGAGCAACGCATGCAAGACGTTGTAGAGCAACAGTGGACGCTAACAGCTAACGATAGATGTGACTATGGGTGTTCTGCCCAAGCCTACGTAAAAGCTACTGGAGTTACTGGAGATCTTTTATTCTGTTCTCACCACTATGAAAAAATCATGAATGATCCTGTTGGATATGAAAAAATGATGAATTTCGCATATGAGTTCTTGGATGAGAGAGAAAGACTCATTGAAAATAGATTGGTCGGAGAAAATTGATTATTCAGATTATTGGTCTACCAGGCAGCGGTAAGACCACATTGGCAAAAGCATTGCTAGAAAAGATAGATGCAATACACTTAAATGCTGATGAAGTCAGAGCAACCATAAACTCTGACCTTGGTTTTAATATTGATGACAGAATTGAAAATGCCAGAAGGCTTGGAGCAATGGCAGAGCTGCTCTCTGCTCAGGGTAGAACTGTTATTGTTGACTTTGTTTGTCCAACAGTAGAAACAAGAAAGGCCTTTGGCTATAGTGACTTTTTAATTTGGATGGATAGAATCGACAAGGGTAGATTTGAAGATACCAATTCTATTTGGCAAAATCCAGCAGTATGTGATCTTAGAATTAAAGATGGTCTTACAATTGATGAAGAGGTTGCCTTAGTAATTAAAGAAGCAGAGCTGTTTGATTGGTCTGCACCTACGACCCTACAGCTTGGTAGATATCAGCCATGGCACGAAGGTCACCAAGCCTTAAAGGATGAGGCACATAAGCGAACAGAACAAGTTTTAGTTGGAGTAAGGAATACATATGGGACTTCGGAAAAAGATCCGCTCACTTATGAAGAAGTTGAACGATATATATATCAGAATAGCGAAGAACGAGTGGGGACCTTAGTTCTCAGGCTACCCAACATTACCAATATTGTTTATGGTAGAGATGTTGGATATAAAATTGAGCACATAGATCTTCCGCCAGAAATTCAAGCTATTTCTGCCACACAAAAAAGGAAAGAACTTGGAATCTAGTCTAAGATCAATAACAAAAGCATTAACTTATAGGTTTTGGCAAAGTGCCAACACCTTCTTGATATCTTTAATAGTTACTGGTAAAATAGAAATGGCTGCAGCTATTGTAAGCATAGAAGTTATAATCAAGATAGTGGTTTATTTCTGGCATGAAAGAATCTGGAGCAAGATTAGATGGGGACTGAAAAAATGATTATTCAAATGTTCGGCATGGATGCTTATGCCAGAAAAGAGATCGGAACAGCTCTCGCATCAGAGCTTGACGCTTGGTACTTGGCAAGCACAGACCTTCCAATGGGTCACACACAGCCTCAGCAGGCACGTTGGCTACGTGTAGTGTCTAAAGTATTTGATAGAAACTATCATGGTGACATTATTACTAGTGGGTACTTTGCTACAGCTGAAGCTAGAGAGCAATACAAGATTGAGCCTGGACGCAAGATGCCAGACTTAGCGATTTATGTAGATACTGTTCCACACGAAGACTTCGATAAAATTCCAGGGTACGTTGAGCGAAAGATTCAGCTTGTAGACAACCACAGTGGAGAAGAATTCCAGGAACTGAATTACTGGGAAGAGCCAGATCCTAGCGAATATGATATTCATATCACATCTCTTGGAACAGAGGATAACAACTCAGTAGAGTATTGGGTTGATGTTATACTAAAAAGAATAAAGGAGCTTAGAAGTGTTTGAGTATTATGTAAAAAATGTTATTAAGGTTGTTGATGGTGACACAATTGACGTTGTTATTGATCTAGGTTTTGATATTAGCTTTACCTCACGTGTTCGTCTTGCTGGCATTGATACCCCAGAGTCTCGTACAACAGACAAGAAGGAAAAGGCCCTTGGTCTAGAGTCAAAGAAGTATCTTGAGACTAGGATTAAGGCAGCCAAGAATATTGTTATTAAGACTGAAAAAATGGACTCATCTGAAAAGTATGGACGTATTCTAGGATGGTTATATCTTGATGGCGATGGCAACTCAGTCAACCATGAGATGATTGAAAAGGGTTATGCTTGGGGATATCTTGGAGACACCAAGGTAAAAGATTTTGATGCACTTGCAAAAGCAAGAGAAAAACACTCTAAGTAATTTAACTAAAGTAGTATAATCTTATCATGGAATTCTTGCTTGGATTTTTTATTGGGGCTACCCTGGTTGTGTTGTCCTATAGGTTTGTGATTAAAAACAGCCTAAATGTAGATAAAAAAATTAAAGTGAGATACTGTCAAAGCCATATAGTCGAAATATTGCGACCGCTTGGCCTTATGCCCCATGCTACTCCTAAAAGGGCTAAAAAGACCCAATCATCCGATTACGAAGATTCTCAATCAGTTCGTGTAGTTATGGTAGATGGCCAGGCTTACTGGATTAGAGACAATGTATTCTACACTGCTGATATAGATGAAAACTACTTAATCAATAATGATTCAACAAGAAGGGTTGACACAATGGGTATGGATAAGGTACAATTGGAGAAAATAATGATTATTGTAGACAAGCTCACGGAAGGGGAAAACCATGATGATCGCAATTCAAGGAACACGTAATTTTGAAGATTACAATGTTTTCCTAAGAGCTATGGGAACAGCCATGTCAACCATGGATTCTGAAGACACAGAAATTAGTATCTTTTCTGCAGGACCTTTTAAAGTTAATGCAATGGCAATAGAGTTTGCAAACATTTCTGAAAGAAGTCTGAAGGCAAGGGGAAAAAAGATCAAGGTCGTAAAGGTACCACCTTCCTGGATTGAACAAAACATTCACAGTATTGATTATTTTGCATTTTTTAGTAAGCCAAAAGAAACTGTTTCTAGTTTAGTAGATTTAGCAGATGCTAAAGATGTAGAGGTTGGTGTATATAGATACTAATTCTTGTATCTATATTAGTAAAAGCAATAGGGGTGTGATTATGCTAATTAATTCACTTGAAAAAATGGAGACCATTGTAGAAAACAATAAGGCTCTCTCTTGGGATGGTTGGACAGTTGTTGAAAACAATTTCAAGGAAAATGGTGTCGTATCTAAAGACGGTGCCTACGTTAATAACAGATGGATTGTACAGAAACGATACGAAGCTACTGTTGACGGCTGGGAGATACCAGATAAGTTTATGAGGTAGCCGTGAAAAACGAATGGAAAGATCACGGCTCTTGTCGTAACTATGACACAAACTTCTTTTTTGATAAATATGAAGAAAGTGTTACCCTAAGACCTGCAATTGATCAACTCTGTAACTCCTGTCCAGTAGTAAGGCAATGCTTTGCTATAGGAATTTCCCAAAAAGAGTGGGGAGTCTGGGGCGGAGTTTATCTTGAAAATGGAGAGATATCTAGAGAGTTTAACAGACATCGAACCAAGGTTGAGTGGGCTGAAAAATGGAAAAACTTAACGATGGATAACTAATGTATACAGATGCAATGAAGATGGCTTTTCACTCAATTACTCCCCCTAAAAATTTTGGGGTTCAGTTAGTTGACAATGAGCATTTTATTAGCGTAAGGGCCAAAGAGGATGCCTTTCTAAGACTTTCTGATCAGGAGAAAAGATACGCAGTGGAATATATGGTTAGGGTTAAAAAGGCTTTAGAAGACAATGGAGCTATCGTATTACTGGTTAGAGAGGGTGGGGCAGAGCTATGATTCTTGACACCATAGCAGTAGCTATACCTTCTTTAATTTGCGTACTTTTGGTAGTAACAGTCTTACAACAAAGAAAGGCTGAGAAAGAGCTTTTAGAAAAGTATGTGAGGGCTGAAATTGAAAAGTCTGTGGTTTTAGAAAAATTAAGAGATGCCCTAACAGAAATTGAAGCCAAGGGCGTTGAGGAATCTGATGGCTTTTTAAAGTTTATATCTGAATCTCGTGACTGGGCCTTTAAATACATTGAGGATGTCCAGGAAGCTCTTTCAGAGTTTGATGCAAAGGTGTCTCCTTATTTTGCTAATAAAATAGCTTCTGATCAAGAGGCCATAATTGCTATCAAAAAGGAATATGAGAAGTTAAAGCAAATGCTTCCAAATGATGTGGTAAACTAATCTTTGGCCATTGGGCTGTGGAGGAAAAATGTTTTCAATTAAAGATTATGCTGAAACGGACACATATAATTATAAGGTTTGCCAAATTTCTTATTGTGAGGAAGAGGCAACAGAGATTTATGAAGACGAGACAAAGGTTATCGATGTCTGCGATCATCATGATAAAATCCTTAATGCCAACAAGTGGACATTATGGTAACGAAAGGCAAAAAAATGAAAAATCAAGTAAAAGCAGCACTAGATTCTTATCTAAGAAATCTGCTTGGTGTTGGATTGGCCCTAGTAACTACTACTATGGCTAGTGCAGGGGTATCCTCTCCACTAGACTTTGGTGTTGCAGAATGGCTAGCAGTAGCCAATGGTCTATGGGCAGCAGCCGTGCCAACTCTGATTCGTTGGGCTAACAAGAAGGACCCAGCTTTTGGTTTGGTAGCTCAGGTTGTAGCGTCTTCTGTATCAAAAAAGATTAGTGAAGAAACTGCAAAGACAACCACAAAGCCATCCGCTGGGACTGGCAAAGTTGCATCAGGTGATTCAAAGAAGACAGCTGCTAAGAAGACAGCTGCAAAGAAGCCAGCAACTAAAAAGTAAATAGCTACACAACAAGACCTGAACAAGTCTTAAAACTGTTCATTTTTTTATTCTTTGTTGGGCTTAACTTTTCCAAATGTTGGGCTAAAGACATATTCAAGGTTTGGCTGATAATATTTCTTAGGATCTAGAAGATCTTGCCTATCCTGTCTTTCATCAAAAGTAATTTCATTAAAGAAGCACACCATTGTAATCCTTGTGCCACTTTTAACTGGATGTACCTTGTGCTCATAGCTATATCCAGAAGGGAACATAAAGAGCTGTCCAGCTTTTGGCTTTATAGTAATGCCAAAATGAATAAACTCTAGCTCTCCACCTTCATAATCATCATTTGGATAATAGACCAAAGATGCTGTTCTGGGCGTGGCAAAAGTATCATCTGAGTGAGATCCAAAAAACTCTCCAGGACCAGTAAACTTTGTAATTCTTAAATCTTCTCTACTTTTTGGATCTAGGTTCCAGTGATAAAGATAAGAGTCAATAACTTCTTCAAGATTTGTGGTAACCTCTGGATCTTCCCATACCCAACATGTACGACTTTTCTTGCCAGTATCTTCGTCTAGATAATCTTCTCGAATCCATTTTCTATTTCCAGGAAGACCTCGTTCCCAGTATTCGTCATTTTCTATTTTATTAAAGAACTCCATGGAGTTTGGCCATACATCGCTATAGATATGTAGGCCAGGAATTGGGGATTCGTATGGAAATGTATTTTCTTTACGGCTTCTAGTTATCTTATTTGCCGCATCTTCTAGGCGTTCTCTGATCATTGGATTCCTTTTGTTATATAAAAATTATAGCATAAAATCTGGTACAATTAGTTGTTCAATACGAAAGGGAACACTATGAAAGAATTAATTTTTGCCACTGCTGATGGTTGTACAGCCTCTGTAGAGGTCCAAGAAAAGGTAGACCTATTTAGCCAGCAGAACCCAGATGTAGTTATTACCAAGCTAAAGGCAGAAGATGACATGGATCTTTTTGCTAGCCTTTCTGGTGGTTGGAAGTTCAATGAGACACCTGCCTTTACAGCAAGAATTGACGGAGAAATTGTTGATAGACACCAGGGTAAGCTATGCGAGGTTAGGCTTGGGAAGATGTTTACTGGCGGAGACTCAGGCAACTAGTAGATAAATCTTTTTGGTTTATTTAATTCTTTTTTGATTTTTCTAAATCTATACCATAGTATTATTTTTTTAATCATCAAAAAGACCTCTTGACTCTATTTCTTCCTTAAAAGATTTGAGCCAATACTCATGTATTAGCCTGCCAGAGTGACCATCTCTTCTCTTTAAATCTCCAGGATTAATCTTTCCATCTGGCCTAGCAGATTGAATATAGCTTTGAACTTCAGAGCTATTCATTCTAAAAAATGATTTTAAAGTTGTAATCTTGTCAATATTCTGACCTTCTAGATAATCCCAGGTAGAGCATAAAAGTTTTACGCCATTAGATTCACAATACTTTTCAAATAGTTTCCAACTTACCAAAAAGTTTATAAAAAAGTCTTTATGGTCTAGCGGAGTAGTTATGTCATTAAAAAAGTTTCGATCTTTTTGTGGTATAACCTCTGTGGGCGGAGCTTTTTGAACATATCTCCATGTTTCTTGCTCTTCTTCCCATTTAAAAAATCTTCCAAGATTTGGTAAAAGTACAAAAAAGTGTGTTGGAAATCCATACTTTTCTACATAAATCATAAAGTTGAGAATTATTTTTTGCCAACCAAAGCCAGAACGAGCTATACTATAAAAGCCATCGATGTCATGTTTATTTTTAATATTTTCGTGAAGCATTTTAGACCAAACTTCTTCTATTGGGCTAGCAATTCCCTCAGTTTCTGAGCAGCCACCAAATAAAATATGATATTTATTGTTGTGAATATCTGTAAAGTCATCACTTCTAAACCATTCATTGTTATATTTATATTTGATTGATCCATCATCATATTTTACATTTTGTAAATGTTCTATTGGGGTAATTGTTAACTCTCTATTGGAGTCTTGCCACTCGTGTCCAAATGCCCAGGTTATATCAAACTTATTTAAAAATACATCCCAAGCTGCAGTACTCTTTGAAAAAATATTTTCAGTTAATAAAAAATCTTTTTGGTTCATAGCTTCCTTAAATATATATCGTAAAAACCAATAGGGTGTAGGGCAAGTGCATCTACAGCCCAACCTTGATTAAAATGTAAGAATTCGTTCACTGCTTGAAAGGTTCCGTATGGGGAGTCTTCAATTACTCCATCATAAATCAAATAGTCATTAAGTCCAACTAGCCCACCACTCTTGACCATTGACGAAACTTTCTTTAATACTTCTCTTATCTCTATTCTACCATTAGTCATGTCTATGTATATATAATCATATCCAGTTTCATTTGGCAAAACTTGTGGGGCAAATCCTTTAATTGTTCTAACACTGCCATATTTTGAAAATAGATCAATGATATATTGCTCATTAGTTTCAGGGGTAAAAAGGAGTTCGTGCTTCATATTGGTACATTTACATTCACCAAATTTACGCCATGACCAGCATTTTAGATCATTGTTAAAGGGGTCAACGAGCACTATTTCTGAGGGGGCTGTTTGCTGGCAGACTAGCTCAGAGTAGTATCCCCAGGCAACACCAATTTCCATATACTTGATGCCAGATGGCAGAGTCTTTATGTATTCCTCACGGCTAGAAAAAATTTTGGCATTGGTTAGCTGGTTCTGATTTATTGGCCTTGCAGGCTCTATCTCACCATCATTGGAGCCTGGGAGTTCTTCATAATCTAAAAACCTTGTTGGTATTTTTGCCATAATTATAGTATATCATGTAGCCATTGATGCTATAATATAACCATGCCATATCATGTTGGAGAAAAAGGATCTTACGGTTGCTCAGGGTACCCTGCCCTAAAAGATGATGGCACCGTAATGGGTTGTCACACGACCAAGGAAGAGGCAGCTAATCAAATTTATGCCATCAATCAGTCTGAGGGCAACATAGACAAAGCTGATCCATGTTGGGATGGGTACACTCAGCGTGGTATGAAGCCAGGAGATAACGGCAGAATGGTTCCTAACTGTGTTCCAGTATCTAAGGCAGATGCTGCGATTACTGAGGGTGACTTCGTAATAGCAATGACATCTGAGGGACCAATTGTTGGCCAAGTAGAACACGTTATGCGTGAGGGTGGAACCTATGGAGAACCAGGCAATCCATATGCGGTTCAGTCTACACCAGAAAATCCAGCGGTAGCTATTAGAATGCTGGAAGAGGATGATGGAGTATATTATTACACACCTTACTCTATTGGTGCACTCATGTCTGATGTAAATAGAATTAACATGCCTAATATTAGTATGGAAGATTACGAAGATGAAAAACTTATGGATAAAGCTGAAGGCTACTCTCCTCCTGCTGGGGCTCGTGCTGCTGCTCGTCGTGCTATCAAGTTCAAAGAAGAAGGTAAGGCCAAAGGAGCAGGAACTGCAGTTGGATGGACAAGAGCTAGACAATTGGCTAATGGAGAGACACTCTCGCTAAGCACTGTAAAGCGTATGTACTCATACTTTTCACGTCACGAGGTAGACAAAAAGGGCAAAGACTGGGGCAACCAGGCTAATCCATCTAACGGATATATCATGTGGCTTGCTTGGGGTGGGGACGCAGGGTATTCCTGGTCTCGTAGAATTGCTCAGCGTGAAGCCGATAAGGCCATGTTCTCTGATTTTGGAAAAGACTACACAAAGTCTTCCAGATTAATTTAGCTTGACATTGCTTAACTAAAATGTTATAATATATATGCCTGCCATTTGGGGGCAATTAACTCGCTTAATATAAGGAGATGATATATATGGTTATTTTTAATGACCCATTCGGAAGCCTTGCTCAGGAATTTGAGAAGGTATTCAATCAGCCAGTAAAGGCATCTTACCCACCATACAACATCAACAAGATCTCGGACGAGCACTATGTCCTAGAGTTTGCTGTTGCTGGATTCAATCAGTATGGCATTGATATCTCAGTAGAGAAGGATGTGCTAACTGTTAAGGGTGAGCGTCATGAGGATGAAAAGGCCAACTATGTTCACAAGGGCATTGCTGGTCGTAAGTTCACACGATCATTCAGTCTGCCAGAATATTTTGAGGTAGACAGGGCATCTATGATTGATGGAATTCTGTACATTGATTTGTACAAGCGTGTTCCAGAAGAAAAGAAGCCAAAGAAGATTAGCATTAACTAATCTATTAGTCATGTTGTCCTGGGCACGACAAAAAACTGCCCAAATCACTTGACAAGCTGTCTATTTTGCAGTATCATATTAATATTAAACAAAGTTAGGTTAAAAATGATTAAACCACTAGAAGACAAGGTAGTTCTAGAGCTTCCCGAAGAGGAAGAAAAGACTACACAGTTTGGCCTTATTATTGCAGGGTCAAGCGATGAGAAACCACAAGAGGCTATTGTTGTTGCTGTAGGTCCAGGTGCTAGGTTTGCAGACGGAACACTTATGGAGCTAGACCTTAAGGTTGGTGACAAGGTAATCTTTTCAAAGTATCAAGGAACGGAAGTTGAGCACGAGGGCAAAGACTATTTAATTATTGCCTATCGTGATATTTTTGCAGTCATTGACTAACTAGCAAAAAGATTGGATGGCGTATGATATTACATGGACCAGCCTATACTGAAATTGGGCAAATACTTTTAACCAATACCGAAACTCTTGAGTACGAGGCTGATTGGGCAACAAACGGTCTTCAGGCAATTGCTGAAGTAATTGCTGAACATAGAGGACATGTTGAGGACAAGTATGGCTATGGGCCATTGCTAACATCTAACGAAGGTGATCATGAGTTTGACAACAAAACTTTTACTATGCGTACTTATTGTTGGTGTGATGGTGCTTTGGAAGGCCATGAAGATGCCTGTCCACCCAATTTTGTCTACAAGCCTAGCGGTATTAATATTACTTGGTATAAGCATGCTGGTAGAGGTATTACAGCAAATATAGAATGGATGCCAGCATTAGATTGGCACAGAATAGTAAACGAATGTATAGAAAGTGTAGCTAAACAATGAATAATATTCTACAAGAAAACGAAGAGCATGGACATGAAGAGCATGGGCATGAAGAGGTAGTGACTACAGTTGAAGTTCACGAGCACGGCGATGGACTAGATGGCTTGTTTGAGGTAATGTTTGGCTTTGAGCATGTTGTTGCAGAGTTTTTTTGGAATGCAATCTTTTTGATAGCTGGTTTTGCAATTTCAAGATTTATTGGTTGGCAAAAAATTCACAAGTATATTGATGACAGACATGGTGTCAAGCACAATAAAGATGAATACTGATTCAGAAAATATCTGGGCAGAGATAGCAAAGATTAACAGAGAGCTTGACAGAATAGATATTGAGCTTAGTATGAACAGAGAAGCTCTTCAATCAATTGAAATTGATTTAATGCTTTTTAAAACTGAACTTGACTATCTTACAGAGGGCTGATAGCTCAGCTGGTTAGAGCAGCGGACTCATAATCCGTCGGTCATGGGTTCAAGTCCCATTCAGCCCACAGAAGCTCCTGTATTCCAATGGTAGAGAAAGAAGACTTAAAATCTTTACAGTGTGGGTTCGAATCCCACCAGGAGTACAAAAAATGGTATAATATTTCCTGTTATAGATTGGATCCCAAATTTTGAGTAAAAAGAATAAACCAGAATGGATGCTTGCATTAAAAACAATGCGTAATCCAAAATATTGGAATAGGGCTAACACTGTAGAGTTTTTTGCCTTTATGGTAAAACTGGTAATCATATTCCCAGGACTTATATTTGGTATTCAATTTTGGTGGCTATACATTTTTGCATTGGTGTCAAGTCTTGCATTGATATGGTCATCTACTATAAAAACTTTGCCAACAATTATTTTGTTTAACATTGGCTGGACAATCTTGGCTAGTGCGGCAATAATAAAGTATTGGTTTTTTTAATAAGGAGAGCTTGTGTCGAAAAAAATTGCTATTGTCGGAAGAGGCACTGCTGGTAGCCTTGCAATTAGCAGCCTATCACGTAGGTTTGCAGACTATGAAATTGAGTGGTACTTTGATCCCAAAATCCCTACTCAGGCGGTAGGAGAAGGCTCCACCATTACCGTTCCAAGAAACCTATTCCTTGGTTTTGGCTTTACTTATGAAGACTTTTTTCGTGTAGACGGAACAGTTAAAACTGGAATCTATAAAAAGAACTGGGGCCTAAAGAATGAGGTTTTTCGCCACGACTTCCGTCCTCCAGCATCTGGGATTCACTTCTCTGCCGTAGGCATACAAAAATACATCATGGAACAGTCTGAGAAAATTCTTGGTGATAGGCTTAAGATAATTCCAGAACTAGTTGACTACAATAATATTGATGCAGACTATATTTTTGATGCCAGCGGTGCTCCAAAAGACTATGAAAAATTTTATAAGTCTGATTATATTCCAGTTAATGCTACATATGTGACCCAGTGCTACTGGGACTTTCCAAGGTTTGACTATACCCTGGCCATAGCTTCTAAACATGGATGGGTATTTGGTATTCCGTTACAGAATAGGTGCTCCATTGGCTATATGTACAATAGCAATATAACAACCAAAGAAGAGATTATTGAAGACGTTAAAGGGATTTTTGAAGAGTGGAATCTGACTCCAAGCACGGATACAATTAGTATTAACTTTAATAATTATTATAGAAAAGAAAACTATGAAGATGGTGGAAGAATTGCTCATAGTGGAAACTCTTCCTTTTTCCTAGAACCACTTGAAGCCACATCTACTGGTCTTATGACCAAGATTCAATCAGATGCTGGAGATGTGTGGAGTGGTTTGCAGACAGCAGAAGAGGCAAACCAGGCTTATTTGGATGAACTAAGAAATATTGAGCTGATGATTATGTTGCACTATGCATCTGGATCTAAGTTCAAAACAGATTTTTGGGAGTTTGCCCAGGAACGTGGAATTAGAAAGATAGAAAGCTACAAAGATAATGCAAGATTTAGAGAGATATTTGAGGCCGTGAAAGATGGAAAGAGTTTTTACGACTCACTAAGCTTGCCACAAAGCATTGTTGAATCTGGTGACTTTGGTAGTTGGCCAGCTGCTGCATACATGGTAAATATGGAAAAACTTGGCGTAAAGCCAACAGTAGATAAGATACTTAATCATTAGAATATGAGTGAAGAAAAGTTAAAAATTGTAGCATATGTTCATGGATATTTTCCAAACCATAATGCTGGAGCTGAAGCAATGCTTCATCAAATCTTGCTTGACCTTGTTGGTAGGGGACACGAAGTAAAAGTCCTTACAGCCAATCCAGGTGCAGAAGAATATGAGGGAATACCTCTATATGAGGTTCATGGCAAAGACGAACAAGAAATTTTAAAATGGTGCAACATCATTGTTACACATCTGGATAAAACTCGTTTCGCAATGCAGCATGGAAAGAGATTTAAAAAGCCAGTGGCACACCTAGTGCACAATGACAAACAGCTATCTTATAACAAAGTTTTTGAGAATAGCGGTGACAGTCTGGCAATCGCAAACTCTGAATGGATCAGAAAAACAATTAGACGTGGAATGCCATCATTGGTTGTGTATCCTCCAACCATTCCAAATCGTTATGCCGTAGATAGCACTAAAGAATATATAACTTTAATCAATATGAATGAGGGTAAGGGCGGAAAAATGTTCTGGCAGCTAGCAAGAATCTTGCCAGAATATAAGTTTTTGGGGGTTCGTGGGGCATATGGGGAGCAAATAGAGTATTCTAAAAATCTTCCCAATGTTACGATTATTGATAATACCCCTAACATTCAAGAAGTTTATGGTAAAACAAGAATTATTTTGATGCCGTCATCATATGAAAGCTGGGGCCGTGTTGCCATGGAAGCCTCTTGCTCTGGTATTCCAGTAATTGCTACGCCAACTCCAGGACTACAAGAATCCTTAGATTACTCTGGCATTTTTGTTGACTTTGACGATGTTGCAGGGTATGTTGAGGCCATTAGAATGTTGGACAATGATAAGAATTACGATAAATATTCTAAACTAGTTAAGAAAAGATCTAAAGAGATTTATGCAGCTTCCGAACAGCAGCTAAATGATTTAGAAAAAAGGTTACTCAATACTGTTTTTAAAATCTAACTCATAAATGGTTGGCTCTGAAAACATCTCTGCCAAAAGACTATCTTTGACTAATTCAAAAGAGCTATCGTCAGTAGACATAAAGTCATGCCTAAGGCTAGTAAAGTCATAGCTCTTACTTTTTAGAGGTCCGCCATCATATACCTTTACATCGTCTATCTTTTTGCCACCAACAGCAAAAATATTGCCATAGCTAGATCTCCATAAGCCGCCTCCCTTGATAGCCTGACCCAATCCACTCCTAGACATTATCATTGGAACATGGATGTCATAGTCTAATGGATCTTTTATCCCCATCCTAATCAATTTCATATAGGTTTGTTGCAATAAACTTGTATAGGCAGACCGCATGGCCAAATCCTGGTGAAGTTCAACCTTTGATCGTAATGAGCCACCATGAAAATTCTTCATTCTTTTAACTGGTTTTAACACAAAAAAGTCATCATTCATTAATATAAATTTATTTGAAATTAGATTATTATTCTTAATCTCTTCTAGAATATTTCTTACATTGGAGTATTTGCTGCTAGCTTGTTTTACTGGTATAAAGTTTCCACCATACCACTCTGGTTTTCCCCCAACGACCCAAATCTTGCTATGTGGCAAATTTTTGACGGCGGATCTAATAGAATACCTAAGCTCTTCATTTTCGCCATCTCTACAAATATATACCAAATCCATCTGTCAAGTATATCATGTAGCAATTATGACAGTATGATATACTAATTAGATGGATACATGTACACAATGCAATCATGAGTTAGTTAATATTATTTATGGTATGCCTGGACCTAAGCTAATTGAAATGGCTAAGAATGAAGATATCGCATTGGGTGGCTGCTCTATAATCGTTGACAGGCCAAGATTATATTGCTATGGTTGTGGAGAAACTTATTAGTTTTCATACCTGGAAATTTCACAAGCAGCCTGATAAATTTCATAAGCTTCACACAAATCATGTTGTAGAATTTTTGCTTTAATGCTGTCATATTGTGAGTAGGTTTTGCTAGAAACTAAATATCCATTAACTGAGTCTATCCTATCCTCTATTGTGTGATATGGGATGTAGTTTGGGACAGATGGCTTTTGTATATCAAGCTTATTAACTACTTTTTCTAATGCAAAATCAAGGTTATTTGTAAAATCTTCATAAATTAGTATTGCTTTTGATGCTTCAATAATTTTTTTATTTGTTTTGATATACCTATCAATAAAACCGTCAATATTAATTTCATCGTTTGGTGGAGTATTTTGTAAAAAATGCCCCATTGCAATATCTGAGGTAATCGAATCCAGTGGGTCTCTAACTATCCCAATAATCTTATGATCATCTTTAAATTTATATTCAGGGCTATGGGTTTTTTGTATATCTATGCCAGTCTTTTTTTGAAAAGCTGCTGCAAAATACCTAGATGCAACTCTGGGGGTACATAAAATAATTGGTGTGCTCATGACTTCCTTGCCGTTTAATAAACTAATTATATCAACAAATACTTGATAAAAATATTTCTAAGAGGTATAATATGTATATGGATATTAATAGTATAGCAAATATGAAGCTGTCGGACTTTGAGAATATTGGGAAAGATCAGTATAATAAAGGATTTTCTGCAGCCCTAACAATAGTAGTTAAGCTATTAAGCAATCAGATATGCGAAGACTACAATGCAGACGGTCAGTGTTCTCACGACAAATGCCCTGCCTTTTTTGAGCTATCAGAAGGCCTTAATGCTGCAAAAAATAATGTTTTGTAGTTGACAAAGACAGCAAACTTAGATATTATATAAGTATGCAAACTTTTTTACCTTATAAAGATTTTGATGAATCTGCTCATATCCTAGACTCAAAGCGTTTAAACAAGCAAATTCTAGAGGGGTATCAGATTTTAAAAGTTCTCAATAACCCAGATCCTCGTGCTGCCTGGAGAAATCATCCAGCAGTAAAAATGTGGAAAGGTTTCGAGAATGCTTTATTTACATATATTTTAGCAATGTTGCGTGAAGCTGACTATCGTGGAATTAAGACTGATAAGAATAAAGAAAATTTGGTTCGGCTTCGTACTGCAACAATATCAAATTGGGGTAGTGGCTACCCAAGGTGGCTCTCTGACAAAAAGAAAATATCTAGAATAACTGAGTCTCACAGGGCCAACCTATATAGAAAAGATCCAGAATTTTATGACATGTTTCGTAATGATAAAGCCAATCCTTGCTGCGATAAGTGCCAGTATTACTGGGTAACCCATGAGCAGAACTAGTGTATAATAGATTTATGACAGTATCCCCAATAGATATCAAAGCTAGCAATATCAATTTAAATCTAATAGATGTTGTTGATATATCTGAAATAAAAAGATTAGTAAGCCAGCTCACAGAAGAAGAATGGCTAGAAAATACATCCAGGCAAACTAGCTTTAAGAACCACTCTACAACACAGACATACTTCTTGGTAGATTATTTCTTGGGCTGGGAAAAGAACACTTCATATGAAGCCAAAGTCCTTCGTCCAGAATCGTTGATCTGGAAAGAAATCGCTCCAATTGTTGAGAAATTAGAAAAGTATCACGATGGCAAGGTTGGCAGGGTTATCATTCCAAAACTTCTTGCAGGTGGAATTATTGATGCACATACAGATGGCGGAGATTATCTAGAATCTGTCCACCGTCACCACATAGCAATTGTTACCAATGAGGATGTCTTTTTTAGAGTTGGGGATGAAATAATCAACATGTTCGCTGGAGAGATTTGGGAGATTAACAACAACATGCTCCATGAAGTAGAGAACATGTCTGACCAAGACAGAATTCATCTCTTAATAGACATTATTCCTAATAAATATTTAGGATAATTCCTGGCTATTCTTAATGATTGGCTTTAGTTTGTCCCAGCTACCAGACTCAGACCCTTCGTATACTTGACCTGTCTCTCTGTCTATTAGCAACCATTTTTGTGGAGACTTTGTATATACTTCTAGCCTCACTGGGCGTTCAAGTTCTGGATATTTGGCGGAATATCGATCACTCATTTAATTCACCAATGACTCCAGCATAAGCTGTGTAGCAGTACCTATATGACCATCCTGCATTGTATTATCTACTAGACCAATAAAAATAGGGAAGAATACAGGAAGGTTGTATTTGCTTGTATAGTATTTGTATATGCCCTCATCAGACTGACTATCTATCTTTGTATATTTAATATCTGGATTTTCTATAATTAGCTTATCTATGATAGCTGTCATTTGATTGCATCCAGTAGATTCTGAATGGCTTAGGTGAATTAACTCTTTCATACATTAATTATATCAAAACTATTGACTTTTGAGCTGTTTTCTTATAAAATATATACATGTTTGTAACGGCTAAACGAGATACCTTTATTAATCTTATGAGTGATATAGATGTTGAAACTCCTATTTCACAGGGAACTTGGATGTTCCATATCACATCTGATAAGCAAACTAAGTACCTAGAGCCAGATGAGATCTGTGTGTATCTTCCTGGCATGGGGGTAAATTTTACTTATAAGGGAGACTGGGAATAGCATGGGGCTAACTGATTACACCATTGGTGACAAGAAGTACTGGAACGCTGGCAGAGATTATGAGCGTGAGCGTATCATTAAATTATTAGAGCCTCTTGCCAAACACAGAGACTGTGAACTGGGCTGTTATCCAGAAGACTGCTCTGCACCCAGTTATGCATATGCTATTGAGCTAATCAAAGGAGAGACAGATGAGTAAGTGGACTAACAAGGAATAACCATGGAATACTGGTCATGGATACTTGCTGCAATTGGCGTAGCTGGAATTTACTTTGTAGGAAAGAAAACGCTTTGGGGATGGTTTGTCCTTTTGTTCAATGAGGCTGTCTGGATTATCTATGCTATCATTACAGAACAGTATGGATTTATTGTTTCAGCGTTTGCTTATGGAGCAGTATATATCAAGTCTTATCTACATTGGAGAGAAGACGCTAAAGTTTAATGACCAAAGGAGGAGCAATGGCTAAGATGGCAAGTCTACATGCAGAAGGCTACACAGACAAGGATCTAGAAGACATAGAGCTTATTGAAATTTTAGAAGACATTCTAATAGACTAAAACTGAGCGGTATAGGATAACAAGATGATCAAATATGAACACGGCATGCTGGTATTAAATGCAGCCATGTCCAAGGCAGATGCAAAGGCAATTAACGATTTCCTGGAGAAGGTAAAACAGGAAGAAAAACAAAGGATTCTTAATGAGATAGATAAGGTTGAGGCTCAGTCACATGCCACAAAGACACCAATCTATCAAGAAGCCTTGCTGTCTAAAATAAGAGAAATTGTTGTCCAACACTCTTGACAGATACCCTGATATCAGGTATACTTTCATTAAAGAAACAATAACTTTCATTTAAGGAAAACATGGACTACGAAACTCTGACTTCTGAGCAAAAAGAGATATTTGACGCAGGCGAAGAAGCTGGCTACGAAAGCGGTTTTGATGCTGGCTGGCAGGCTTGTGAGAATGATCCTGGCATTGAGCACTATGACGAGGGCTATGCAGATGGAATTCAGGCAGAGCGTCAGCGTGTCCAAGATGTACTTAGCATGATGTTTGAGGCTTCCCTAAATCTGGGGCAGGGGAACAAGGCCGTACAATACAAGAACGTTATGGAACTGCTCCAGCCAGTAGAAATGAGAACGGTATTAAACGATGACTAGAGAATCAAATAAAAGAAGTCTCCTAAAGACTCTAAGCTGGGAGTTCGTCCATCTTGTTATCATAGCAGGAGCAATCTTCGTATTCACAGGTAAGTGGGAGTATGCTACTCTAGGAGCACTTATCTATATTGCTTGGGAGGCTCTGGCATACTTTATCCATGAGCGTATCTGGGCAAAGTTTATTAAGATTAACTAAGCTTTAACTAGCTTACGCTTAATTGGATCAAAGGTCTTCGGGTGCTTCTTGAAGGCCTTTCCATTTTGCCTGTCAGAGTTTCGTGTACGAGTGGTATTCTTATTTGCCATTTAAAAATTATAGCATAGTGGGCTAAAAATTCGGGCGAAAAAGTTCGGCGGTAAATAAGAGGTTCTAAGCTACTCCGTAGCAATACTCTCTAGTATCCTATTATGCTTCACTATATTACATTTACCATGAGCAGGTCTAACATTCTCTAAAGTATCATCTCCACCCCTAGACAAAGGTATGACATGATCGATATGCAAAGACTTCTCCCAGCCTGGTTGACCTGTACCACGAGGAGCGTCTAAATCTATGGCTCCGCCACAAAGATGACAATCCGTGCCATAAGTCTCTATAACCATATTAGCTGAGAAATAATCTTTTTTAGGGTTAAAGCCTTGACGAAGGAGTTTCTTAAATCTGGTGCCATTTCTAATCTTACGGTTAGTCCTGGTATACTCCCTAATTCGAATTTTCTTTTCTGGACGTTTACGATATTCTTTCCAGTATTCTCTCATAGCCTCCATACAAGGTTCACAAAAGTCATCCTTGTACTTACGTCTGTGATCATCATGACCAGCTTTAGTTCCACATTTAGGGTGCATACTCTATTGTATCAAAATCAGGGGGGATGCACAAGAAGCATCATAATCCCTAGTATAAGATATAATAACTAGTATGAACGATATAACCATATTAGCTATTAGTCTCATAGGGGCTTTTGTAAGCTCAGCTGCTATCCTGATATGGCTAGAAAAAGAAGAAAAGAAGAATCAGAGATAGCCCACATAAGGTCATAAACGAAGATTTAAGTACCCCCAAATATTATCGTAAAGACATAATCATATGGTCTTAGAATCCATTTTAGAGCTGTTTAGAGCATGTTTTTGATGTATTTTTAGATATAAAGTTCTTACTGATTATATAAAGATATATCGTAAAGTGGAGTAAAGTGGATGATAGTGGAGAATGGAGCCCCATTAATCTTAAGCCTCGTAATGATTTTTTCCAAATACCCATATCCCCATATCACACATATCCAAATTTGTCAAGTATTTTCTATATAAATTTTATGCAAAAATATCCAAATATCGTAATGTTATTTAAATAAACATATATCAAATATTCTAAAATATAATAACTTTCTGGGAAAATTTTAATAGCGATCGTAATGTCATATCAGCACATGTATTTGTATTTATACTAGGGATATTTGATATCAGGAGTTGTTCTGATCTGTACCGCTTTGCGAATCCTTAACAGGATTAGTATTAATGATCTCATCTTTCGGGGTAAAAACAAACATCTTCGTAATAGCTTTATCTAAACCAGTAAGAGAAAAGAACCCATACCAAATATTCATACCTGGTTGAAATGGACTTTCGTAATCTGGGTCCTTCATCATCTCTGCAAAGTGATGTCTACCTGGACTCATGAAATATCCTTTACAAATTAGTTAAGAATTACTACGTCAGCAATGGTAGCAAACTGTGATGTATTGATAGATTCGATAACTGTCTGTGTTGCTAGATCAACTCTTAGAATCTTTGCATCATCCCAGTTCTGTGCACCATGGGTAAGCTCAAATGTTTCTGATCCCTTAGCATTAGCAAATACTAGGATCTCTCCATTAAGGATAACTCCACCACGTAGGAACTTGTCTTCAGCATTTACAATGTACTTCTTAGATACTCTATTAGTAGCTAGATCCATTGTAACGATCATACCCCTCTGGGATCCAAATGAGTATAGCTTTCCATCGTGGATAAGAATGTCATGACATGCGTAATCAAGGTTAGCAAGTTTTGTTGCATTTGTCAAGTCCTTGTCCATAACAAATATTTCTGATCTCTTCTGGTATCTATTGTGAGCTAGAACATAGACATTGTCTCCATCTACGGTAACAGCGTTAAGGTGGAAGGTATCCATTGTGTTCTTAGGATCCGAAGGGTATGTAAGGGTAGCTTCCCTATCCATAGTCTTAAAGCTAAAGTGAATCTCTTCCTTAGTAGATACATTAATTCTTGTGATAGTGTCATTGCTTGTATTTGTTCTAAAGATATATCCATCTGAATAGGTAATCTCATGAACATGTGGAACACCTGATGTTGAGATAGTCTCAATATACTGATAAGTATTTTCATCAAATGCAACAATATTGTAATTTGAAGCTACAAAGATCTTTCCTTCACCAGTAGTAATACCAAATGGAAGGAATGCTAATTCTCTAGGCTGAGCACTAATCTCATCAGTATCCTGGGTTGCAAATACCCCACGAGGTTGTGGTCTACCATCTGTTGGTCTAGCATCTAGTTCTGGGGAAAAAGGAACTGAGTTCGTAATAGTCTTAGTCTCAGGATCTAGAACGAAAAAGGAATAACGGTTATTGTCTACTTTGTGATAGACGGAAGTAAGTAGTAGTTTCATGTTTAAATTATACCATCATTTCTGCGAATTTTTTATTGACTTTCGTAATGGAAAGTGTTATAATGCAAGGGCTGTCGCCATGTTTGAGGGGGAAACTAGAACCAACGACAATTCCAGTCTCCCCCTCTGTGATAGCCAGCCCAACCCCTCAGACCGATACGCTATCACTCTTGACAGGGAGTAATCTCAACCTGCCAAATCTATTTAGTTATGATACAGAACTTGCCTTACGAAGTGTATCAAGGCTGACAGAGTCAATGAACTTGCCGTTCTTGCGGTATACAATTCGTTCTGATGTTCCATAACGAGTGTTCCATACCTCTAGGTAAGGAATAACATCTCCTTCACGCTTAGCCTTCTTCGTCACCTTAGTTAGACGCTTTGGCTGAGCCTTCTTGGCCTTTGGAAATACTGCCACTTTTTTCTCCTTGTTGTTTATGTATTAATTGTAGACTATTCAGTTATGTTTGTCAATAGCTTTATCCAAGCAAATCATCTAGAGTTTCAAAGCCTGTGTCTTCTATCTCCATGCCAGTTAGAAAAAGATCGAAAGTTTCATTAACAAACTTTTCAGCCATTGTACTTGGCTCTACGATCCTGTTTGCCAGCATGTATGCTAGGGGCAGTCCGATATCGTTATACTCAATAAAGTCCTTAAACTCTTCGTCATCACGATAGTTGAGCCAGAGGTCTCCCAGTATCTCTGTCTTACTAGTAAAAGAAGTTGTTTCCAAAATCTTCTTCCTCTCTCTCATACCTTGCGGCATCAGCAATTTCCATAAATCTTCTATAAGTGACATTTGGTGCTGACCTTGCTATGTATTCTCCAACTTGGTCAAGGTCTAGTGTCACATTGTTTACGAGTTTAGATAATTGCTCTGCCACCTTTTCATTATCGCTTTTTGTTCGCTTTCCCAATTATACAAATCTCCTGTGCTTATTGTACCAAAAATGGTTGGGGGTGTCAAGAGTGAAAGTAGGAAATCTCTCAACACCCCCTCAGTGCCCAGCTACCCAACCAGGCACCTTACTAGGGAGCTAGGCTCAACCTAATAAGATTATTAAACTACATCTTCCCAGTACTTGGGCAGTTCATCGAAATACTGCTTTAGCCTATCTGACATCTTATCCCAATACTCTAGCTTGAAGCCGTGTAGGCCATACCATGTGTCAACCTCAGTCCTGAAGTATTCATCCTGGTTTAAACCCAAGGCCACAATCTCCTCACCTGTTAATCTAATAGGGTCATTGCTGTACTCTTGAGAGTTACCCTCATTATACGTGTAGACATGAATGCACCAGCTAGCAGGGTCCCAATATGACTCCCCTCCAGCATCTAGCTCCTCTGGCATATAGATGTTTAAATCATAGTCAATAAGAGTCTTATCTCTGTTCTTGTTCCTATACATACTTTGTAACATAGCCGTAGCCCTCACATTCTTGGCAGTCTGGGTCTCCCCATTCGTTGCCACGCTTCTCTAACATTTCTTCGTCTTCACTGTAGCACTCACATTCTGTTTCTACAGATAGGATAACTTCATAGTCTGTGTCATCTTGCCACGGTACCTCGCAAACATGATAACTAATCCTATTAACCCAAGCAATACCTGCCACTAGCAGGCTAGACATGTCTCCGTCCACCCATGTCCAAACATAGTGTGGGTCTAGGGATTTGATGTACTCCCATTCCTCACCATAGGTTTCAAAGTTGTAATTGTTGGTGGGCACGAGGTGATTTTGCTTTGGCTTGAATTCTTCTTCAAAAGCATCCCAACCTTGGATTTCTCTAAACATTTCCTACTCTACTTTCTACTGGGGTTATTTCCTAAAGACATTATAGCCTGACATACCGACTTTGTCAACAGCAGTTCTCTGAACATCCATCCAAGCAGTCTCACCAAAGAAATACTTAGGTCGCTGCCCTTCAATAACTAACTTATAAAAGTCATAGTAGCGATCAGACTCCATAACCTGGACGGTATTGTAGTGATAGATCCTGGTCCAAGTGGTATCTTTTACACTAGGCTTTTTATCAACATAAATCTGCATTAGACTCTCTTTCCTTTGTATAAATCTACACCAAGACCTTTATTGATCTTCTTGCCACACCATGTACATGCTCCATAGCTATAGTAATGCATGTGTTTACTCATCTACTTATCTCCTAGGGTTGAAGGGTTTGATAATCAATTATCTCAAATTCTGCGAAAAAAGTCAAGCTGTTCGTAATTCTTTTTTATCACTAACAATATTATGTAAGTTATGCTGTCGCCCCAGAATGGGGTCCTGTTATAGACCCCACTCCTCTGTAAAGTTATCAAGTTCAATGTGACGAACTTTGTCATCATCTCCAGCAAGGATAGCCTCAACATAGTCAAGCCTGTCCATAGAAGACATGTCCTCTAGATTAGACCACTGCTGTTCGTTGAGGGCATTGAAGTCAAACTCCAATACGATAGAAGAGCCGTTGTATTCACCGTCATTAGTTACCCATGCCATTAGTCATCCTCCTGTATTCTAATTGTCGCAAGAAGTATTCCGAGAGCCTGCCGTGCTGACATTATGTCGAGAGCAGGATTGTCTATCGCATTCTTGATTGTTCTTTCTACATAGGCAATGGTGTCAACCATACCTTGCTCGTAGCCAATCTGTTCTAGTTCTGATACAGCCATCAGTAGTTGTCCTCGTATTTCGGTAGTTGGTCATAGGGATAGCCAATAGCACCTAGAACATTTTCATAGGCACTGATAAGGCCATTGAAATAGTCCTTAGAACTATCGTTCATGTCTAGCATGTTGTAGTGTGGCACAAGCTCATCTAGTCTTCCCAATAGATACTTTGCCAAACCGTTCATAGTTACATAGTCTGCGTCTTTACTCAACAACTGTTGCCTCCCATGCTCCGTCAGGTAGATTAGCGTGATACTCTAATGCCATGTCAATAGCCTCATCTTCATCTAAGGCTTCTACTTCATACTCGCAAGTATAAGTAACTAGATACTTCTTCATTTTACTTTCTCCAACATCTCTGCCAACTTCTTCAGTTGCTCAGGGGTAAGGTTGTTCAATATATCTTCGTTGATTAGGTTGCTATTTGTCCACATAGAAACCATTGTAGCGTTAGGGTCTGACATTTATTCCTCGTCTTCCTCTCCAAAGAATTGTCCAATAACAGTAACAAACTTATCAGTCTCATCATCATTGGTAAACACAGCGTTGATGAATCTCAGGGAACAAGAATCCTCATACCAAGTAAGGACTAGGTCTTTCATCGCAGCAGGGGTATCAATAATAGTCTTATCATAACCATAGCCAATCATCTTCTCAGTCTGCTTAGCATCCATGTTTAGATAAATTTTGTGACAGCCATCAAAGGATACTGAGTCTGTTTGGTACATCAGGTCATCTAGGTTTGTTTCCTGGTTTCCCTCGCATAGATTACAGAAAGGGGTACAGTCAAAGTTGCCTTCGTGATTAGGGCATTCGATGGTGGTATCAATCATTGTCATCATCATCTTCATCCTCCTCTAGCTCCTCAACATCAATGTCATAGACACCATCATAGGTAATGTCGTTGTCCATAGAATCTCCCCAACTAGTCCAAGCTAGCTGTTCGGCTGCCTCTGCTGATTCTGCTTCTAGCTCACCAGCAAAGTCAATACGCATCTTCACATAGTATTTGGGCATTTATCTACTTTCTTTAGGGTAGGTCTATTATGACATGACCCTCAGACATTTTGTAGTTTCTGGGAAAAAAGTTATGCGGTCGTAATTATTTTTTTATCTTAATCTATATGATTATTGAAAACCTGGGCGGCTCAATTTCGATCCATGAATGGAGGGCAGTTTATACTCATGCCCAGGAGTGTTGCTTAGTTAGCTAAAACCAACTGAAGCAGTCTGTTCTTTTCAGCAGTTGTCACTGGGTCAAAACCAGAAGCAGCTGCTAGGATAGATTCGTTAGAACCACCACGAGCAGAGCGGTACCAGTCTAGTCTTTCAGTTAGAGCGTTGAAAGCTCCCCACTTAGTTCCAGCGATTGTGTTGTTATACTCACCAACATAGATTGCGTTGATTAGGTCAATCTTATCGTTGTGCTTTTTGAATGAGCCCTTAGAGTCTTTTTCTGGGGCAGGGTAAGCGAGTTCAACAATCTTGTCAAACTGTGCCTTGGTGATTTCAGTTTCAATCATAGCCTTAGCCATCTCATCAAACTTATCCATGTAAGCGTTAGCCAAACCAAGAGCCTCTCTAGCTTGCTGAACTTTGCCAGAAGCTGTTGCGGTGTGTCTAATCTTGAATGACTGCTTGACACTTCCACCTCTGCCACGATTACCAAGAGCAAGGTTTAGAGTGTTAGCACATACAACACGAACTGGTGTGATACTAGCTTGAATGGCAACAGAACCATCATGGCTAGTGTTGATTAGAAGATAAGTGTTTACCTTATCAGACACGCCGTTAGGGTCTAGGATAGTCTCACGCTCAAGAGCAAGAGAACCAAAAACCTGTCTGCCACCCTTGATAGAGCCAGCAGTCTCCCAACGACCTCCGCCATCTAGCATCAGGTCTCCGAAATCAAACAAGTCTTCATTCTGAAGCGGAACATAACGCTCACCAACTACGCCAAGAACATCATTTTGTTCTGAGTTGAATGGGTTAGTTCTAGTTACGAATGAGTAACCCTTGTCTGAAGCAAAACCATCAGGAATTGCTACATCTTCCAAGCGAACATTCCAGTTAGACAAGTGTGCCAAGTCTAGCATCTCTGCTGTGGTTACTTCCTTGTCAAAGACTGTGCCTAGCCCATGCCAAGCTGGCTGGCGAAGGGAAGCAAAAGCGGTCTGTCCGTTTACGGTCTCTAGCTCATGTGCCATGTTTTTCTACTTTCTGTTAGGGGATTTCTAATAATCTAATTATAGGGTTACCCTCCGACATTGTCAAGGATTCAGGGCAAAATAATTAATCTTCGTAAATAACAGTTTGGTAACAAAATGGGGGCCGCCCAAATCCACCCACTCAGTATTTGTGATCACGAGATCTTCAGCTTTTGTGTGGGTGGCTGGGTGAGCAGTTTAGCGACATACTCAGGTCGTTTGTCTGTTTAGATAAGTTCCATTACAGACGAGTAAGATGAAGCAGAAACTTCCTCTTGCGTAGTCATACGAAGCACCTTGAGATTACGCTCTAGGATTTCCTTACGAGTTGAGTGTTCCCTACCAAACCACTCACGCTGGTTAGGCTTGCTTGGCTCAGTTGGCTTCTCTCCCAACCCAATTAGTTCTGGGTCTAGGACAAGTTCCAGCCTACCATTGTAGTTGGTTGAGATACGAATAACGCTATCGTAGTCATAACCAATCTTGGCAGAGTTGTTCTTGAGATACTCAGAAACAGCACTAGCAACCTTCTTCTTGTATTCCTCAGTTGCCAACTCATACTGCTTACGCTCATCTGCGTAGTTTGCTACTGCCTCGTCAATCTTCGCAATAGACTTCTCAATGTCTGCGATTAGAACGGATACAGGGATTTTTACGGACATAGTTCTAGCCATAATTTATTTCTACTTTCTTTCAGGGTAATTACATTATACATAGGGGGTAGGACATTTATTTAGTTGTGGTGAGCAGTTTATCTTGACTTGCTCAGGTCAGAGGAGGTGATTACTTTACAGTAGTCCAGCGAGGCTGTCCGTTTACATCAAGGCGAACACGAGCAGAGCCACTAGGGTTCTTTACGATTTCCTTGATAGTTCCAACGACACCAGACTTAGCGGTGGTGAACTGTGAGCCAACAGTTAGATTTACCATTTTGCTTCCTTTTCCGCCCCAGAGGGACTGTTTTGATTTATTACCAACCTTTGTTGATAGGTCTATTGTAGCCTAACCCTCCGACATTATCAAGCATTGTTTTATAACATTTCTGGGGAAAATTGTTATACTTCGTAACTTGACAAAATGTTGATCTTGGGGCGACACAAAACCCCCAGGATGTCAAGTCCCAGGGGTAGTGTGTTTAGACTGCTTGTTCTTCTTTGAGGTACGAGTATACTCCGCACTTTGCTCTCTCACAATAGTCCTCATTAGTTATCTCACGGACCTCTTGGAAAGTCAGAGTCAAAGTATTGTCTCCGTAGGTTGTAGCAAAGGTTTGGTTATCAAGATTTATGATGTAGATACCCTCACAGAATAAATCATCATTCTTGAACTCTGGGTCTAGCACTAGCGGCACAGGGTCAGTAGCGTTGACAATTACCTCAAGAATACCAGCACCAGTATCTCTAGTTAGGCTAGGATAGTCCTTACTAAACCTCTCGCCATCTTCCAGACTTCCCATACCATCTTCTCTAAAGTAGTTGGCATAGATTTTCTTTAGCTCCTCATCACTTGCCTGATAGGTCAGGTGTAGGTCAAAGTTTTTCTCTAGCTTTTCGATGTTCGTTGGCTTAGACAAAAAGTTTACAATAGTGATACCCTGCCCACTTGGATAGTGGTCCCATTGACCATACTGGGCTACTACTGTCTTTCCGTTGTAAATTACCTCTGTAATTCCTCTAGTTCCCATTTTCCTACTTTCTTTTGTTGGTGAGATTATTATACATTGGGGGTCAGACATTTAGGTTCTTAATTCGTAACTGTTATAAAGCTGTGATCTGGGCCGCCCTAAAGGTGGCCAGTTTTTCGTCATGGCCAGGACGTGGTCCACATGTTAGAAAGGATAAGAAGTGTGGACCATCTTGCCCCTATGCAAGATCTATTTTCTGGAATATACAAATATGAGACATGCTATTCCTAGGAAGTACAGAGCCCAGTGATACAGCTCCATTACTTTTTACTCGCACTAAACAATATGTCATTGCGAGCAAATACGCATTGTCCGCAGGTAACGCAGGCGGAACCCTTGTCGCTAATTAGCGGAAGTTTCTTAGCATTCTCAGGGCACGGTATTGCAGACTTGACGGTGATAGACAACATCCGCTCTTTACCGCTAGCAAAATTGTTAGCAAGATATGCAAGCTTTACGCCACTATCTTTCTTTAGCTTTTCTGCCAGCTGCCAGTTGTCATCATCAGTTGAGAAGTATAGTGCAAGGTTGTCAACATCGCTAAGAATTGGAACAGCAAAATCTGACCTCGTGTATACCCAGAATTGAATTTGGGGGAATGCCTTGATTACATTCTTCCAGGCCTTAGTATAGTCTTCACTAAAGAAGTCACCATCCCAGTGAATTCGAAACAGCTTTTCTGCATTACGCTTGTCACAATCTTTCTCAAACTCTTGAATCATTTGATAAATTAGAATTTCCATTTCCAATTCATCTGCATTACGTAGCAGGTCCCAATTGTTTATGAGAACAGCTTTTACGCCCTTGTAGACTTTTTCGAGCTTGCCTGCATAACAGACTTTCTCGCATACACTTGTTGCTCCAGGGCAGGAATAAGCTTTCCCTGAAGGAAGGCCAAAAGTGTTCGCAATAGTTGGCGTTTTACCATTTGGAGAGACTGCATTAGTTACCTTTCGGTCTTTAGAACGGATTAGGGGCATTAGGGGTCCTTTCAACAGTTATACTATAGCAGGGGGTACCGACATCTATAGCTCTTCGTAGTATACCCAACCATCTAAGTGGTGAGCCTCTATGATAGCGTGAACAGGGGCAGCGGTAAGTCCTCTATAGCCAATACCCTCAGGAAGTCCAACTAACTTATCAAACTCACCCTCATTAGCTAAGTCAATAGCCTGAATACAAACAGGTACCATAGACTTAGGTACAGGGGGGAAGTGATTAGAAGTTAGGTGCCACTCAATAGCTTGCTCTAGTGTAATTGAACCAATCTCAGCTAGCTCTCTAAATTCTGTTGCGTGTAGTGAACCCATTACTCTACCTCTTCCGCTTCGGCAACATACCATTCACCCTCATCACCATCATTGATAAGGTTAGACTTACTTAGATACTTGTTAGCCTTTTCATAGGCCTCTTCTTCATTTTTAGCATTGACAATAATGAATCCGTCATAAGCAACAGAATACTTTCCCATTACTTTACCTTTCTTGTTGAGGGGTGTTGAACTCTAATAGCATAGCACCTACCACAGACATTGTCAAGCAGGTGGCCGTACAAGTTTTCTGGTCTAATTAGTCTTTGGCAGTCTGTACAGTTATAGGTTTTCTTTGATAGCATTTCGTCTATTTTCACTTCTTGTGCCTTTCTTTGGCTTAGGGGTTATTACAGTGTGCTTAGACTTTAGCATAGAGTGAAACAACGCTTGACTCTCAGCCTTGCGTCTTGCTTCATTTCTTTTTCCTAACATACTAAAATCTTAGCATAACCCTCTGACATTTTGGGAAAATTCCTGGGGCATTTTTAATAGACTACGTAAAGTTATTTCTAGATCAGAATTGGGGCGGCACAACCAACGGACATTGTCAAGTGCGACACGCCGTAGTTGTGAAAGTTTTAGAACGGTGGTTGGTTTTTGCGGTATCCAATTCCGTGAGCAATCACATACACAACCGCAATTAGAATTAGGTCAATCATTAGGTTGAATCCGTTGTAAAAAATCATTTAGTTTTCCTCTCTTGTTGTGAATAGGCTACCAACACCCTCAGACATTTTATCTTCTGAGAGCATTAGGTCAATTTGGAAAATTAGGGTTTCTAGTTCTTCTACTGATAGGCTCACTTGTCCCCCTCCCACTCTAGGATTAGTTCTGCGATACGCTTGGCATCTTCTAGTGGCACATTAGGCATTAGGTATCCAACCATTCTCGCATAAGGGTATTGAGCCTTAGTCTTTAGAACTGCTAGGGCTGAGTCTAGTAGTTCGTGTGATTCTCTGTTGTAAGCCATTTATTTTCCTTTCTTCTGATACTTAGAATCTAGCATAGGGGTATGACATTTTAGACTAGTTCCAGATACTCTTCTGGAAAATCTTCGCCAAGATAACTCCTGGCATCATCTAGGGGCATTAGTCCCTTGTAGTCATTACACTCGTGGCAAACATAGTCATTGACTAGGTTCATACAAAACACACAAATTGTTTCAGTCATTTATTTAGTTTCCTTTCGTTGATAGTTCTAACTTAGCATAACCCTCAGACATTTTCTTGGGCAACACGCTGTAGTGATAGGGCAGGTGGTTTGCGTCCCACTGCTTGCGGTCTAGGTAGTAGCTAGTGCTTGTTTCTTGGACATAGCCACAGCCTTTACATTCAGTTTTACGCCACATTCTTCTACTCATTTATTCCTTCTTTCTAACTACTAAAAACCTATCACGACCCTACGACATTTTGGGGACATTTAGGGGTGTGTCGTGATACTTGTTATCATTTTGTTATAATTCTGGGGGGTCTAGATCTAGTGTCTTAAATTGATCTGGGTACTAAATGTGGGCGGCACACAAAAGCGGATCTGTCAAGCAGACACGCCGTAGATTTAGAATTTTCTAGTGAATCTCACCATACTCATTCCAGCATGACTCACAGCCATACTCATCTTCTTCTACTACGAAGACTTTCTCTACTACTACATCGCATAATTCACAAACTGAAAACATTTGTTATCCTTTCTTTTATTTATCTTTATTTATCTTTATACTTATACTCTACTCCCTATTGTCCCTTTGTCAAGTTGACACGCCGTTATTTTTATAACTTTTTGGTAACACTACCTGCTAGTGCTTTCGCAGTAGAGGCATCCACCATTTACAGTTTCTGGAACTGTTGAGTGGAAGTCACAGACATAAGGCCTGCCTGTGGTTTCTATCTTTTGAATCTTTATCATTTTTTATCCTTTCTTTATACTATTACTCTATAAAGGGGGTCTGACATTTTGGGGGATTTTTAGGGGTGTTTTATAGAATGTTACTATTTTGTTATAAACGTCGCCACCTTTCGGTGGGAATGTCAAATCGACACGCCGTGTTTTAGAAATTTTCTTTGTATAGCAAGTGAGTGATCACAGCAAACAAAGAAGCTACAACAACAAAGCCAGTGCCCAAGACCAGGCCATACATTATGAATCCATTGAGTGGAAAAAACCACATTGAAAAAATTGCGGTAAGTATTGAAGCAATTGTTAGAGTTAGGGTTGTTCTCATTAGTTATCCTTTGCTAGTTCTGTTTCTAATACTACAATAGAGGCAATAGCCTTGTCAAATTCTTCCCAAGTGTCAAAAGTTAGAGTTATCATTACCAAGCCCTTCTAGTTCCAAGTGCCTTAGCAACCTTGATTAGTCCGTTGATTTCGTTGATTAGTTCCCAACTAGGGTCATCAGAGATAGACATTAGCAAGTCAATCTCATCTTCTACAGCCTGTAGATTTAGGAGATTTACCTTAGCGTATCTAGTTAGGCTATCTGTTGGGGTTGTGTATCTTTTCATTGTTTATCCTTTCTATCTAGATACTAGCATAAACCACCGACATTTTAGTCAGTGATTTTCACAATCTCAAAACCCATTTTCTTTAGGTTCTGAACCTGTGTTTCTAGAGTGTTTGGCATAGCACCAAACCAAATCATTGAGGAACCAACTTTGTTTACAAAAATCTTTTTCATTTTGTATCCTTTCTATTTATCTAATTTATCTTTATATATATATCTAAACATACTATTAGTGAAAAGTCAAGTATCAAAACATACAAACTTTAGCGTGTCGTTTTGTAGGGTTCAAACAAAAGTTATTAACAGAGTTATTAACAGGTGGCACTAGTGTGTGCTCACTAAGTTTTTTGTTGTGTTTGTTGTAAAATCTGCATCATACATCTCTACAAAATATTCAGATTTTGCAAAATATAAAATTTTTCAGATTTTACACTGTGGTGGGGTATTTTTTAAAATACTTCTCTAGCTCTGCATCTTGCAGGATTTGCATATTTTGGTAATGAGAAGGTAGCAGGTATTCTGATCCATCTATTGACATCTGACAAACCAGGATGTCTAAATAATCATTTTCAGAAAAATTGGTTGGTGGTCTCCAATGCATTTGGTGAGATCCAGAAAAGACTAAAGCTTCATTAGATGCGAGGGTATCACATGTATCATATGCACATAGCTCCCAATCCAAAGTACTATCCAATTGAATAGATAAAGTAATAGATGGCTTCTTTAGCTGATTGTCGCTATGTGGTCTTAGCTCTGGCTGATGTCCAGTTTTAGTTGTATATCTAGCAAAATGTACTTGTGCGGTCTTAAGAGATAGTCCTGTAACATCTTCTGTAAAATCTCTTATTGTTAAAAGAAAGTTATTGTCAAAACCTTTAATATATGCAAAATATCCTAGCTCTGGAACATTTAGATATTCTAGACCTTCTCTATTATCTGGCGGTAGATCAGGAGCTAGCTCCTCTGGGAAAGCATTCTTGACGCATTCATACACATAGGCATAATCCTCCTGAGATAAAACATCCTTGACAACAAAAGGCTTAAATTCTGTTAAGTTCGTCATTTAGGCTTCTTTCCAGTAAGTGCTTATACTTCTCGATAAACTGTCCTGATATCTTATCCATTTCGTCAAAGTAGCTATCCTCCAAGACGGTATCATCGTCATCTTCAATATATGTCTGCAAGATAATCACATCAAAGTAATCATCGTCTTTAAATTCTATGTCTGGTCTCCAGTGTACATCCTTAGATCCAGAGAAAAGCAATATCTGGTTCTTTTCTAGATTATATTTCTCGTCGTTCACATAGATATCCCAATCTAGTGTTGTATCTAGTTCTATAGTAGCTGTTAGGGATGGTCTCTTTACCGCCCTATCTACGTGCGGTCTTAAACGTGGACGATATCCAGAATCTCTTGTGTACCGTGCAAATAGGACACCTGGCAAAGCTACTGTGGCATGGAGGATATCTTCAAGCTTTTCTCTAATTGTTTCAACGACATCATCCTTAACTACGTCAAAGTAAATAATAAAGCCGTTGTTGTCGATAACAGCAAAACCATCGTCATACTTGCCAAGATCATTTTTTAAGTTGTTTTCGATCTTTTCATGTACGGCCTCATATACCAAATCATAATGTTCTTTAGTTAAAAAATCTGAGGCTACAATAGTTTTTTCCATAGATATATGATACACTATAGTTATGTGTAATGGCAATTGTACTTGTGGCAAAGAGCAGCCACAGCCAAAGTAATTATCGGATTATAGTATATTCTTTTAGCAGGTCGTAAAGCTCTCCGTTTACACGGTTTAGCTCAGGCTGCATCTCTTCTATTGCCTTGTCGATCTTTTCAGCCGAACCACCAATATTCAGCATTGCTTCACGATTCATCTTGTTAATGTAATCTGTCATTAACGCTACAACTTCATCTCTAAACATTTCTACCATTTCTCCAAAGGGCATTTAGCCTGTCTTAAAGTGGATTTCAATTTCATAAAACATCCACACTTTTTGCATTTCGTAAGACGCTTGTCCAGCCATGGACATTGGTTACAAATTGCAAGTCTCTGTTCGATAAGTTCTCTATCGCTCCTAGGTTGGCTAGGATCAAATAGATCAAAAAACTTCACATCGCCCATCTATAAATGATACCACACATAGGCTACATGTTGCATATATGTTTATGCATATTGGGTAGATAGGGTGTATGGGATCTCTTATTCCGCCGAGCTACATCCGCCGAATTTAATTTCTATTTTTACGCCGAACTAAAAAATCAGTTATAATTGTTATATTATGACCCCCATCGAAATAACTAACATGATACTGGGAATTGTAATTTCCGTAGGAACCATAATCTCAATTGCCGCCCTGGGAATCAGATGGCTAGTCAAGCATTATTTTGATGAAATTAAAGCAGAGCTAAAACCTAATAGTGGATCAAGTATAAAAGATCAGGTTACTAGACTAGAAAAACAAATGGTAGAGTCTCAGGAACAGCGAAAAGAAGCTAACAAAAAAATAGATCACATGTACGATCTGCTTATTGAATATATCGCAAAAAGCTCAGAGCCAAAAAACTCAGCAAGAAAAACTACAAAAAAATCAAGCTAAAAGCCGATTATTATATTATAATATAAAAACTAAATCGTAAATTTAATATTTAAGATATCTTATATATAGATATATATTATACTCGAATATCAGCTTTGTCAAGTCATTTTTTGATAACAATTGTGTAAATTTTTTGTTACATTTTGATAAACTGTGAAAACATACATATAATAAGAAACTTTATGTTATAATTTATACAACTAGTGTTCAGGGAAGTCTCTCATACCCACGTCCTTGAACACTAGTTTTATTATTTTTACTGGTATAATTAGAGTATTATGGCTAATTGTGGACCTCAAGTATTCGGTGCTGATCCGATGAATCTTAAATGGCAAATTGTTAGGGGAGATACCTCTCCTCTGAGGGTAGAATTTTACGAAGATGACGAAGTAACCCCATATGATACTACTGATTGGGAATTTGCTGCCTCTGCCTATGATTTTAAAGCAGATACCGTGGATGAGCTTGATATTGAAGTCGGAGATGGGTATGTAATTATTACAGCACCCTCAGACATAACTCAGTACTGGGGCACTGGATATAGATCGTCCGTAGCAGAATTAGCCTTTGATCTCCAAGTCATAGTTGATGGAGAAACCGTCTGGACACCTATTGTTGGTACCATTTCGGTTATTGGAGACGTTACAGGAGGAAGTTTATAATGCCAACAGTTAAAATTGTGCCTTTCCCAGGCGGACCTGGCCCACGTGGCGAACAGGGACCAAGGGGGTACCAGGGAGATCCTGGGCCAACCTATACTCCAACAGGAGCTTCAGGAACTTTTGTTTCAAATGATAACAAAACGATAACAGTTGTTAATGGAATTATTACAGCAATCACAGAGGGAGATTAATATGGCAACATCACATGCACTAGTTACTTTAGGAAATTCTACAGCTACAAGGCTTACCCCAAACGGAGTTCACTCTGGTATGGATATCACTATTCAAAACGTAAGTGACGAAAACTATGTTTACATTGGTGGTGAAGACGTAAACCCTGAAGACTTTGGATACCGCTTGAGCCCTGGCCTAGCTATTTCCTTTGAGCTTCCTGGAAAAAACGCACTTTATGCCATTGCAGACGAAAATGAAACTTTGATCGCAGTTCTAAAGACTAATCTGGAGACTGGTAACTAATGGCTAGATTTTCTCAGAATTCATCCAGTAATGATGCATCAGCACTAAACTACGTACAGGTAGTTGGAACGCAGCAGGTAATCTCATCTGCCCCAAACTCAATTATTGACCTAAACATTACAACTACTGGTAAGCCAGTTCAAATCTCTATAACTGGTGAGGGTGCAAATGCAAATGCTGGATCTTGGCTAAGACTCAACCTATTCCGTGACAACGTAGAAATCGGAAACGCAATTCAGCTTGAGTCCTCTGCAGCTTCTGAGAACGTACCATTCGCAATTAACTTTATTGATGCAGTAGAAGCAGGTACATATAACTATTCTGCTCGTGTTACATCTATTACTGGTGGTAACTGGACATTTGGTGAGGCTGCTGGTCCTGTTATGAATGCCGTTGAGCTTACTGGTTTTGAGGGTGATCGTGGTCCTAGGGGATTTACTGGAGCTGACGCTCTATGGAACTTTACTGGTGCCTATGACCTTGGTGCATCTTACGCTATCGGAGATGTTGCAACTTATGAAGGACAAACCTGGTACAGACTAGATGCTAACGGCGGTAACACTGGAGATACCCCAGTAGAGGGAGACTTCTGGACTCTAATTGCACGTAAGGGTGACACTGGAGATACCGCAAATATTGCTGACTTTGTGTTTGAAGTTGATCCTGATAACCTCAGCACGATGACTGTGGCTAATCACGACATGGCAATTCGCACTACTCGTGATGATAACCAAGATGCAGACATAAGTATTGAATCTGCAGATGACGTTTGGGTTTACGCAAATGGAGATGACATTCATCTTTATGCAGCAGACGACGTAGAAATTACTACTAACAATAACGGTGACACGTCCTACAACTGGGAGTTTAGAAATACTGGTGGACTAAAGTTCCCAGATGGCACTGTTCAGAATACCGCCTATACTGGTGGCTCAGGTGGCGGTGGCAACACAGCTGACTTTGTATTTGCTCTTCATGAGGACGGCGAGGACACTGAAAGCAGAATGACGATCCACAACCACGACATGCGTATTGAAACGACTCGTGATGGTGAAGAAGATGCAGACATTGAGATTAACTCAGCAGATGATGTTTGGATTACAGGATACGACGAAGTTGAAATTCGTTCAACTACCGATGAAGTAAGAATTATTACAAATAATTTCCAAACTCAATGGCACTTTAGACCTGATGGTGGCATTCTCTTCCCAGACAATACCGTCCAGACAACTGCCTATACAGGTAATGACGCAGGTCTTCCACAAGACTTGGGAACTTCAGATAGCCCAACATTTAACAAGATTATTCTTACAAGCAATAACGGAGAAGCAGACAACATTGCAATTGGTGATGACGCATTTGTTGGCGATGCCAATGTTGCAAACCACGTAGCAATTTTTGGTAACCAAGATTCAACTAATGGCGGTATTATTCTAGGTGACGGACTTACAGAGACACTATCTTCTGATGGCTCAAACCTTTTTGTAACTGCAGACAACGACATTGTTCTTAACCCTGGAAGTACATATGCTTACATTGGTACCCCAGAACTAGACGGAAGCAATAGAATTGCCAAGATGTCTGACATCCAAGGTGGCGGACCAGACAGCCACGGTAACTTTGAGTTCAATAACAGCGAAATGTTTACCGAAGGCTCAATGGATATTAATGCTAAGCGTGAGGATTCAGCATTAGGTGCTGCTATTGAGCTAGACCCAAATGATGGCTATATTGCTCTTTTTGCATACTCAAGCCCTAGAACTAATTCTTTCTCACCAGACGACTGGTCAGATGCAATGTGGTTAACATGGGGAGAAGGTGGAAGCCAAGTAGTTCTAAGTGGTGCCAGCTCAATAACCACATACATGGGTGAAGAATTTAACTCAGCACCTTTCCAGTCTATAAGCGTAAACGGTTCAGATTTTTACTCCTATCAGGGGGGATCAAGTGGAGACGGTCAAACAACCATCTATCTATCAGGTGGTTCTCCAGACTTCCCTACCACTGTAACTTCACTTGAGTTTAAGCATCAGACCGAATCACGCATTGAAATTGATGATGACGATGAGGAAATCTTGATCCAGGGTATAGGTTTAGATGTAAACCTTGAGTCAACAGAGGGCATTACGTTTAGGTCTAATCTAAATAGCAATACAGAATATACCTGGGCAATGGGATCAAATGGCGAATTTAGACTTCCTGGTGACGGATACATTCAGAACGTTGCCAATGGTTCTGGTGACGGCAGTGGGAACGACACAATCAAAATTGTTCCAGACTCAAGCCTTGACAATGACCAATACATAATCATTGATCCAACCTTTGGTTCTCCAAACCACATTCACATTCGTGCAGGTGGTGAGCAGGATAACTCAAGTGCAGACTTGATTCTCGGTGGTGAAAGAACTCACGTCAGGCTATCTGACACCGATGGGGCAGTCTACGTTTCTTCGAAGCGAGAAGACACAACCACCGCTTATGTAAACGGCGGTGGCTTTGAGGCTAATGTTCTAGCCATCGTTGGAGATCTATCGCACATCCAGCCATATGCAAACTTCAGTGTTGAGGTGGGCGGAGATCTCTATCAGATCGACTATGTAAGCTACAACTCTGGCACAAACGTAACTCAAATTACCGCAACCCCAGCAACGTTTGAAATGAACGGTGTCTACGTAATCCACCAATCAAACGGTGAAAACTACTGGGCATTTAACGAAAACGGATATCTAATGGGTCCTGCAATGGGTAGCCTAGGTGTTACAGGTATTATAAATGCTGATGGTGACCTATACGTTCAGTCCTCCAATGACAATGTATCTGTTAGCAGTGGTGCAAGCATAAACCTAAATGCTAACAATGCTGTTAGAGTAACTACAGATGGTGGGGATTCGGCTTGGGACTTTGGTGCTGACGGAAAGCTGTACGGTCCAGGAGAAGAGGGTACTCTAATACTTGGTGGAGAGCTTTTGACTACAGATAGGAACATGTCAATCAGGTCTACCCAGCAGTCAGTAGTTCTAAGTGGACAGCTTGGAGAATTCCTGGGAAGTTCAGATGATGCAAGCAGCCAGATTGCAACTATTGGAGATGTAAACGCAGCTAGATTTGGTGCCTCAGCATCATTCTTTAGCACGGTAGACCAGGGTCCATCTGCTGCAAACACAATCCAGGCATTTACCTTTAACAATACTGATTGGGCAACTGGAGTTACACTTGGTAGCACAACTCAGATAACGATGGCAAATGCTGGAAAGTATAATATTGCGTTCTCAGCTCAAATGCACCAAACCAATAGCTCTGGCCTTATCAACATCTGGCTAAACAAGAACGGTACTCCGCTAGCAAACTCAAACACAAAGTTTGCAATTACTTCTAATAATCCATACTCTGTTGCAGCACTAAACCTGTTTGTAGATGCTGCTGCTGGTGATTACTACGAACTTATGTGGTCTTCTGACAGCCAACACACGGTAATGGAATATGAGGCAGCAACTGGTTCTGGAGCAACACTCCACCCAGCAGTACCATCAGTTATTTTGACGGTAAATCAAGTTGGATAGCTTTTAGCGTTACAACAGCATATATTATTCTTTAATAATCTGAGATAATATATGTATGCCAACCTCTAAAAGTATGGATTTCCCAAAAACAAACTATGCTGCTGCAGTTAGTAAATCAAAATCAGATGAGCCATTCCTTATTCCAGTAGCTGGACCACAGGGACCAGCTGGAAATCCTGGTCCAAAAGGAGATCGTGGAGAGCCTGGCCAGCCTGGAAAAGATGGTTTGCCAGGACCAAAAGGAGACAAGGGAGCACCAGGAAAAGATGGAAAATCTTATTTGGGCTCTTACGGACAAAGTATTGGTTGGGCAAAATATATAAATTCTAAACCATCATCAATAGCACTTGGCTCAGACCGTGGAGAGGATGGTTGGGTAACAGTTTTTATCAAAGACGATGACAAAATAGAAAGCTACCTACCAGAAGGCGGAGTTTCTCTATACAACAAAGAAGTTAAAAGATTTAACTTTAAGGGCCTAAAAACTGGTACGCAGGTTCAAATTGTTTATAACTTTGTGATAACAACACTTAACCCAAATACCGAAGTATGGGCAAGAACCATTTTCCCAGAATCAAAAAATGAAACAACCACTTTTGTGGCATCCTTAAAGTATCAATATGAGTATGATTTGTCTACGACCCACAACTTCACTATTGATACTGATATAGACAGATCCTCTGGTGCCATCATTCAGCTACGTACTGATATGCAGTCTTCTGTCAAGCTAAAATCAATATATATATCAGTTTATTAGTGTATAATGATATCATGGCTTTTCCAGGTACCCACAACATTTCATATTATCAGGGAGATACCCTAGAATTTACTATTAGGCCGAAGGCATCAGATGGCTCAGCATTTTCTCTAGATGGATATTCCAGCAAATTCTTTATTGCTGACAGAAGGGGTCCATCTTTTACCGTTCAGCATGAGTGTACTGCAACTATATCTAATGGTGCAGTGTTTTGCACAATTTCTCCAGGTGTTGGTAGATTACTAACTGCTGGTACTACATACTTTTATGATGTTCAAATAAGCAAATCTGCAGGGGCGGTTATTCACACTTTGCTAACTGGAACAATTTCAGTTACAGCAGACATTACTGGAGCTGCATAGTGACCGTATTAGTTGCAAACGATGACTTAACTGTAATTGGTGGACCAACATCAATCAATGTTAGTTTAGATATTGGGGCAACTGGAAAACGTGGAAGCCGAATATTCCTAAGTCCTGGTAATCCAAATGATGTTGCAATTGGACAGACTCCAGAAGTTTTTGACTTAGTTATAAACGTTCTTAGATCAGATCAGGAATACCTGTATCTGTATCAGTATCAAAACTTAGGTGCTGCTAACCAATGGGTGCCTCTTTTTAAGCTAATGCCAGACACATTTTCAGAAAATCTAACAAAGCTATTCGTTGATGGAGAAACTGAGATTAATGTTCCAATATTTAGCATCACCTCAACTGAAAACCTAACTGCCCAAAATTTTAATGTTCAATGTTCAGTGATTGAGGCACACCCAGTAGTTTCTTCTGTATCTATTGGAGAAATTCAAATAATTGACGATGTACAAGTTTTACCGCTTTCTGTAAGTTCTGTAGAGTTCGTTGATGGCGAATGGACACCATTGTCTGGAACTAAGATAGTTCATTTAACGATTACTGTGGTATAATTTAAAATGGTGATAAAACATGGCATCTGAAAATATTGGCCCCATATATACTACTCAAATTCCAGGGTACGAAGACTCTGCTGATATTCAGGCAGCACTAAAGCTATATCACTATGGAACAACGACTGTTCCAACTCAAGAATCTCAAATAGTACCAAACTCTGTCGCTGGACACATAAAGGCCCTTGATACAAGAGTAGATACCATAGAATCTTTAGGTGTGGGATCATCATATACAAACGTAGAGCCAACATCTCCAGTAGAGGGCTTTATTTGGGTTAAGGCCGATAGCACAGTTCCACAATTTAATGTCCCTACATGGAAACTTAAAGGCTCTGGAAATCTTTCTGGAACATCTTTCTCAGTTTCTAATATTTCTGGAGAAAAGGTTTACTTAATACTAAAAGATTGGGGACATTCAAATACTGGAGAAGATGTTGGCCTAGTTATTAAGTTTAATTCTGATTCTGGACCAAACTATGTTAATACTGGAGGGCTTACTTCTGCCTCTGGTTTATATTCTCCAGAGTTTCCAAATACAACAACTCAAGATTTGACGGTAGAAATAGATTTAGCAAACACTGCAGCAGCTCTTAAACCAGTTGCAACAATTGCAGATACTTCTGCTGGTCCATATTTTGGATACTACAAGAATACAAATGAAATTACATCAGTTCAGGTAACACTGTCTAGCACTGGAAACTTTGATACTGGATCTTACCAAGTCTGGAGTTATGAATAATGTCTACTATTTCTTCTACCCCTAAAGTTGCCTACATCTATGACTCTCAAACAGATACATGGCACCCAACTGCTGGAGCAGCAAACACCTCAGAAAACTATTCGTGGTCTGGCGAACACACCTTCAACGATTCTGTAACCCTGAACGATGTAGTTGTTGCAAAAGCTGGCATTAATAATTTTCAAAATCCTACAGCGAGAGATGCAGCAATTCCAAGTCCAGCTAACGGAACAGTTTGTTTTGTTAGACAAGACAATTCTGGAAATTCAATTAGGCAAATTCAATATTATTCTTCAACCAGTTCACGATGGGTAAACTACTATGACGCTCAGCTTGAAAATAAAACTGCCAACTATGTTATTACTCTAAGCGATAGTGCTAAGGCAATTACAATGGACTCATCTTCCGCAAACACTGTCACTGTTCCAGCAAATTCTACAACAGCAATTCCTGTAGGAACTATCGTAACAGTTATTCAGACTGGAACTGGTGCAACATCTTTTGTAGAGGCATCAGGAGTAACAATAAGAAGCAAAAACTCCCACAAAACTTTAAATACCCAGTATTCAGCTGCACAATTAGTAAAAACTGATACCGATATTTGGATACTATTAGGCGATCTTAAGGCATAGGAGGTCCAATGTTAAATGCTGGAATCCTTGCATCTTCGTCTTCCCTAGTTTTAGTGCCAGATCTATCAAACTTTAATCTTGCCCAGGTTAACTCAGCATTGCAGACAGCTGGGCTTGTTGTTGGCACTGTTACGACTACAGGAACAAACGCTACACCATCAAATAGTGGACTAGTTTCCTCACAATCGCCAACTGCTGGAACGCTTGTTGAAAGATTTAGTCAGGTAAATTATGTAACCTACTCATATACAGCACCAAGTCCAACACCAACACCAATTACGCCAACACCAGTTACACCAACCCCAGCAAACTGGTATGCAGCTGGGTGTTGTAACGGTTCTCCAATATATGATTCAGATAATGACTATAATACTCTTAATCAAAGATTTACAGCATCATGTGCTGGTGGAACGCTAACAAATACATCTATTGGTACTACATCTTTTATGTCTGTGACCTGTACTCCAGCTCCAGTTCCAGCTCCATCACAAGATATTCCAGTTTGGTATGGTGCTGCCTGTTGTGGAGGAACTGCAATAACATCTTCAAGTGCCGCTAGCTCGTCAAACGTTTATGACAATCTTGATGCAAACTGTATTGGCGGAACAATTTATAACGCAACAGTTATTTTGGGAACTTTTGGAAATCCAAGTTATCCATCTATTAGCTGTACCTCAACACCTACACCAAGTACGCCAACACCAGGTGGAACAGTCTGGTATTGTAGCTATAGCGGAACTGATGGATCTGCTAGAACAACCCAGACATCAGATTTAACACAAACAGGAGACTGTGACTATGCTGTTGTGTGTAGCACTTCTGGATATCCAGCCTACCCAAGCTATACCCCATGTGGTGGCTCTACACCTACACCAACACCTACACCAACACCTACACCTACACCAACTCCATCTGGCGGAGGAACTTGTGGTTCTGCTTGTGGAAACTGTCTAGACTATGGATGTACATGGTATTACAGTGGACCATTTGGCCCATACTGCCAATGCTAAAAATATCATTTTTGTGATCAAGCGAACTTGTGATATAATTTTTATGATATGAGAGGACACGCCTTAAAATGGAAGAAAACTTAAATCCTTGGCAAAAATATAAGAAAAATCTTGGTGACACCAGGGTTTGGGACATGGTAAATCCAAATGCAGAACGAGTTGATGATGAGACTGCAGCAAAAAGGCTTGCAATTTGCAATGAGTGTCCAGAATTAATTAAACTTACAAAACAGTGCAAAAAGTGTGGATGCTTTATGGCTGCAAAAACTAAATTGGGTAGGGCCACCTGTCCTCTAGGGAAGTGGTAATATGAAAAAAATCGAACTTGCAACTGGAATTATGGTTTATGATGATGTTATTCCAAATCATGAATCACTTGTAAACGACATTGAAGAAGTTGTGTCATCAGGAGCTGTCTCTTGGCAGGCCGCCGCAGTAAAGACATATGACCAACCAGCAGTGGATACTAACAGTAGAGACACTAGCACAATATCTGTTCCATATAGCTCACAACCTGCGGTAGATTATTCAAATCCACAAACAACTTTCTATGGAGAGCTATCAAACATTTTTTATTCAAGCTTTGATCCTATTGAGCGTGATTATATGAATTCTTTTGGGATAAACTTTAAAGATCATTATCCTTGGGACATTCTAAAATATGGTATTGGTCAAAAGTTTACGAACCATATAGATGATCACACAGACTATCCACGTAGAGTTTCTACTGTTTACTATATGAATGATGATTACATGGGCGGTATGATTCATTTTCCAAGATTTAACCTTAGCTTCAAGCCAAAGGCAAATCAGATGATTCTCTTCCCATCAAACTATGTTTATAACCACTCTGTTGTTCCAGTAATAGAGGGTACTCGCTATGCAGTTGTGAGCTGGATTAACTAGCATGAAGGAACCAGTGATTCTAGACTCAGTATTGAGTTTTGAGGATCGTAACGAGCTTGTTAATGCAGTAAAAGACTATAAGCGATTTGAATTCCAGCCTGGATTTTCTAGATACATAGCATCAGATATGACAATATCAAAGTTGGGGGAACTGGCAAATAGCCTAATTCCATTAGCAAGAAAAACCTTTAATAGTAACACTTTGCTACCAAGCTATACGCTTTTTTCTCATTATGAGGGAGCTAACCCACCACCAAGCTTGTACAAGCATAAAGATGACAATGCCTGTACATATACGATAGACCTATGCCTATATCAAACTGAGCCATGGGATTTATGGGTAGATGACAAATCATACACGCTACAAGAAAATCAAGCATTAGGGTACTATGGCAACGATCAACTTCATTGGCGAGAAAAGTTTCCAAAGCCAGGGGCTCAGCATGTTGCCATGGTATTTTTTCATTTTGTAGAACCAGATCATTGGTGGTTTACAAAGGGTAGCTCATATCTAAACGTTATTCGTGGACAACTTACTAATGATGCTTGGGAAAAAAGCGAGTCAATTCGGAAAAGTATGAATAATGTCTAAAGCAGTATTCTTGGTTGACCAAGCACTCCAGTTTTTTCCACCATTTGACATTTGATAAGCAATTCTTGCATTAGTTAGTGGATCATACAAATCCTCATTGGAGGATAGTCCATACTTTTTTCTACGATCAGGCCCCATTGAGCCAGTCATATTAATCTGAAATAATCCATAGCAATTGCTAGACTTGTTTAGTGCCATTGGTCTTTTTGTAGATTCCTTTACGACAATGGCCCAAGCATACCTTAGCTCATATCCCCTAAATCCAGCCTCTTTTAAAATTGAGATAAGCTCTTTATCAGATAACATGGTTTTTGGGGTTCTAGTAGACTTAATAATCTCGTAGTCTCCACGTTCAAATGAAACTGTGTACGTGTTTGGAACTACCAGGCTCTGAGTCTTTGGAGAATTCAAGAATCCAAATGTGGATATAGATAGGGTTGCACTAATTAACCCAATAGCTATGATTACATGCATTAGTTTTCAAGTATCCTAACAAAGGTAATTTCGCTTTTCTTAAATTTTTCATCAGAAAGAGATACTAGCTCTGTTACAGTTCCCTTACGCCTAGCGTGAATGATTTCATTATTTCCAACGTATATCCCAATGTGATAATACTTTTCAGCATTATAGTGACGGAATGCAACCAAATCTCCTACTTTGGGATAGTCCACATGAAATCCAGCATAAAGAGCTTGCTTTGTTGCAGAATGCTCTAGCTCAACACCAAGACCACGATAAAACCAAAGAGTCAGCCCTGAACAGTCCCACCCACTTGGGGTAGATCCACTAAATACATACCAGGTTTTATTTACATAGTTCCTTAGCTCAGAGACTCTTATTTCTAGCAATAGCTTGTTCTCTTTGAGCATCTTTTGTCGTTGTTTTTCAGCCTCAATCTCCAAGAGCTTTTCTTGTTGAATTTGAACAAGCTCTAATACGTCTTGTTGCTCTTGCCCAAACATCTCTGAGACGCTTTGGGGTATTACCTGACTATATGATTTTTCAGGCATCGTTGAATCTGATACAGCCTTGGCTTTTTCTGGGGTTTGAGTTGTAAGGCCCATAATAATTAGTCCAAAGACTACAATTGCAGCAATTTTTTTGTTATCCATTGCTACCTCCTTTTTATTCTTTTCGTAGTTACGGCTCTTACACAGCCTCACCGACAATATTTTTATTAGTGCGATAGCAATAAAATTGTCTGTTTTTTAGAGTTAGTACTCAATGTCACTTTGTTGTTACTCTGTTTCATCGTTTTGTCCTCCTAGAACAAAAACTCCCTTTTCAGGAAGTTGGATATAATTATACCATTATTTAACCCCATGTTCAACTTTTTTGCGTGGTATAATTATTGGATGGCAACTGGACAATCGGACGCATATGATCTACCCTATCCATTAGCAGAGGATAATGTTAATGTTCATGGGGATATTAAGCAGCTAGTAGAAAAACTTGAGGCTGTCTTGCCCCTAGCATCATATTCACAGGTAAATGTGTTAAATAATAGTGGACAAGTAATTAATGCTGGAGATCCAGTATATGTTACTGGATATACCACTGCTACAACGGTAGCTAAAGCTACACAAAGTACAACGGCACCAATCTTAGGATTGGCAAAAAGTTCAATCGTTAACAATGCTAATGGAATTGTTGTAGTGTCTGGAATCATTCAAAATATTAATACATCTGCATTTGCTGCTGGAGATATTTTGCATGCAGGAACAAACGGCGGACTGACTAACGCAGAATTGCCTGGCGGAGCAGTAGCCGTTGTTGTTTATGCAGCTGAAAATGGAATAGTCTCTGTTGACTCAAAAGGTAATGGAACATGGGGGGCACTAAAAGCTGGACTAGCTTAATAGTGATATAATGATAAAATGGTAAGAACAGCTGCTTATAATGTAGGGAACACTCCTCCAAGAGTTACTTGGACAGTTGTTCGTGGCGATACCGCATCATTTAGGGCATACGTAACAGATGACTTCAAAGTAGCCTTAAATATCCCAGACTGGACAATTTCCATGAAGATCAAGCGTCCAAATCTTGCCATCAATGCTGGAAAGATTACGGATGATGCAACCCTTGTTTTAATTCTATCACCAGAACCCATTGATGGCGATGGGGCTGGAGAGTTTACAGTTTCTTTAACAGCAGAAGAGTCTAATGTTCTTCAAACTGGGGATATTTTTGACATCCAGCTATCTGATGCTACAAGAGTTTGGACAGTTGCTCAGGGCAGCATGATAATTCTTGAAGATGTGACAGACTAATGGCCTTTGTAAAGATTTCGGAACGCAACTATTCTTCTAAAATAAAAAAGCATTTTAGCTATGGCATTTTTAGAATTGGCAAAACTTCTAGAAAAGTAGAGATAAAAGAGGTTCTTCCTTTTAGGATTAAGTTTACAAATACCAACATTAGAAGCAACTATGGACCAGGTAATGCTGCCCCAATCGGAATAGCAATTATTGGCCTAAACAATTACGTAATGTAAATAAACAATGATATAATTTAATCATGTCTAGAACAACCCTATCTTATGTAAAGACCAGATTTGAGACTGGTGACCGTCCAGAGCAGCAAGACTACGTTGACCTAATTGATACAGTGTCAGCCCAGTCAACTGACCTTGGTACTTTTGGAAATAACGAAAACACAATCAATGAAATCGAAAACGTAACAGTTCTTGATAGCTTTGATGCGACTGTTTGGAGAATGGTTAAGTACCTGATTTCTATTTCTAAAACCACAAACGGAGATAATAAGTTCTACGCAACAGAATTGACCATACTAGTTGACGGTAACAACGTTAATGTTAGCGAATATGGAACGATAGACAACGATGGGAATATGGGAACCATAAGCGTCTCTAGAGCTGGAGATACAGTGGCAATTACACTAACTCCAGATTCAGTAATCAAGCCAGTAACTGTACGTTATGCACGTATGGGACTTAAGGCATAGACTAATAGGAGATAATAATGGCAACAGTAAACAAGAATTTTAAGGTCAAGCATGGCTTGGTCGTTGAAGGTACCACAGGTACCATTGCTGGTGAGGACATCCTTACCAAAAAGCAAGAAGATATTGATTATATTATTGATCAAGTTGGTGGCTCTGGTGTTCCTACTAATACCCCAAATACCCTAGTCCTTCGTGATGAAAACGGAGACTTCGCTGCTAACGATATTACAGCAAATGAAATTAGCATTGGCTCAATAGGTCGCATTTACGATGACGGTGGCGACATGGTCATTGACAATCTTGATGGCAACGATGTTACGATTAATGCTGATGATATTAGACTTAATGCACAAGATGATGTTCGTGTCAGTGCAAACGATTTAGTTCAGCTTACATCTAATAATGGAGACATTGAGCTGGTTGCAAATGGCAATGTCTACATTGGGACTGACAATAGTCCAGAATATGTGGTAGTTGCCAAGGGAACACTTGACAGCCACATTGGTGATGTAACTGTTGACGGCACTGCAGGAAACACTGTAACTGACAGAATTGCTACTGCTAAGCAGGAAGCTATTGATGCTGGTTCTTCAGACGTAACCACTCACTCAAACCTTACAACTGGAGTTCACGGTGTAACTGGTGATGTTGTTGGAACAACTGACACTCAGACACTTACAAACAAGACTCTTGGTTCTGGAACTAATCTTTCTGTAAACCTAGACATGAACGGTAACAAGATTGAAGATCTTGGAACACCTACTGCTGGTACAGATGCTACAACTAAGAACTATGTAGACGATGGAGATACCGCAACTCTTGGTTCCGCCAACTCCTACACAGATGACGAAATTACTGCACTAGACACTTCTCTAAAGGCTTATGCAGACCAGGCAGAGTCAGATGCAATTAGCTCAGCAGCTTCAGCTGCAGCAGCTCTATATGCACCACTTGCTGGAGCAACCTTTACTGGTGATGTTATCCTTCCTGGAGACCCTACCCAGGCTCTAGGTGCAGCTACAAAGCAGTACGTAGACGCAGTTGCAGAAGGACTACACGTTCACGCATCTACAGTTGCAGCTACTACCGCAAACGTGGATCTTGCAACAGGTGGATTGCTAACAATTGATGGCGTAGGTCTTAATGAAGACGAGCGTGTTCTTGTTAAGAATCAGTCAAATGCAACTCAGAACGGTATCTACCTAGCCAAGCCTGGTGCTTGGGTACGTGCAGATGACTACAACTCTGCTGCAGAAATTCAGGGTGGTGACTTTACCTTCGTAACTGGCGGTAACACTTACGCAAATACTGGATGGGTTCAGACAAATGTTGTAACAACTCTAGGAACATCCACAATTAACTTCGACCAGTTCTCTGGTGCTGGAGAATATGTTGCAGGTACTGGTCTAACTCTAAATGGAAACTCATTCGCTATTGATGATACCGTTACAGCTACCAAGTCTTACGTAGATGGCGAAATTTCAGACCTAGACGCTGCTGCTCAAGGCTATGCAGATGATGCAGAGGTTGATGCAAAAGCGTACACTGATCAGCGTGAAAGTGCAATCACAACTGCTTACCAAGGTTATGCAGATAACGCAGAAGCTGATGCAAAGCTTTACACAGATCAGGAAATTTCTGCTCTAAACACTGATGACATTGAAGAAGGTCTTACCAACGAATACTTCACAGATGCTCGTGCGAAAGGATCTGCTGCAGATCTTTTGGTAAATGCTAATAAGACAAACATTACCATTACTGGAAACGAAGATGGTCTAACCATTACTGCAGAAAATGGTGTTGCTCAGTCTACCACAGACGATTTGACTGAAGGATCAGCAAACCTATACTTCACAGATGCTCGTGCTCAGGCTGCAGTTGCAGGAGATATAACTACTGCAATAAACGCTCTTGACACTGATGCTATTGAAGAGGGCGTAGGCAATCTTTACTTTACAGATCAGCGAGCACTTACTGCTACATCTTCAGCATATGACCCAGCAGGTTCTGCTCAGGGTGCTTATGACAATGCAGTGTCTTACACAAACACAACGCTTGAAAATTACACTCCAACAAACTCGCTAGATTCAGTAGTTGATAATTTTGGATTCCTCAAGCAAGAAGATCTTACAGGCTATGCAACAGAAACCTATGCTAATAATGCTGCAAATACAGCACAGCAAAATGCAGAAAGCTATGCAGATTCCAAGATCAGTGATTCCTCATCTGCCTCAGACAAGGTTTGGTCCGCATACAAGACAAGCACTGAGATTAGTCTTGCTCAGGCAGCTGCAGAGCTACACGCAGATAACGCAATTGCTGCTCTCGTAGATGCTGCACCATCAACTCTAGACACTCTAAATGAGTTGGCTGCAGCACTTCAGGATAACCCAGACATCATTTCTGACCTTCAGGATATTGCTGCTGGAAAGCAGGATACACTAACTGCTGGAGCAAACATTGACATTACAGGGGCAACAATCTCTGTAACTGGTCTAGACACTAACGATGTTTCTGAGGGTACAAACCTGTACTTTACAGACCAGAGAGCAATTGATGCAGTTCAGAATACAACTCCAGTCTTCTCAGCAGTTGATATTGATTCAGTTGCTAAGCAGGTTGCAGCAAGTCTTGAAGCATCAACAGCAGGACTTCAGGTAGCATATGCCTGGAACAAGTCAGAATATCGTTCAGCAGAATTCCTTGTAAAGGTTGAAACCTTGACAAACTCTGAAATTTCAAAGATTCTTCTGACACTTGATTCTTCAGACAACATTGCAATTACTGAATATGGAATTGTTGGAACAAATGGCTCAATGTCATCTGTTTCAGCAGGTATCTCAGGATCAGATGTACAACTTGAGGTAACAACCACTAACAATAACTCAGTAGTTACTGTTATGGGAACTCTACTAGCATAATAAGGCAAAGGTGATAAAGTGACTGTAGAAAATAAAGACTTTAAAGTCAAGCATGGTCTTCAGGTTGCTAACGGCGGTATATTTGGTGCTGCAGTTGTGGTTGGTACTCCAACAGAAAATACACACGCTGCAACTAAAGAATATGTAGACTCTGTAGCAGCAGCTCCACTTGTCCCAATTGAGTCAGATGCCCCAGAGGCTCCAATAGATGGACAGATGTATTTTGATGCAGAATCAAAGAGATTAGCAATCTATCATGATGGAGTTTGGACAACACTTGCAACATTGGCAGATGCCGCAGAGTTGCCACAACACATTCACGATACAGCAATTGGCGGTACTGGTTTAATCGTAAGTACTTTCGTAGATGCTGGGTTTTATAACGATTCTTCTTCTACACCAGTAGATGCAGGATACTATAACACATCGTCTTGGAATGAGACTTGGGATGGCGGACTAGCTATCGACAACTTTAACTAATTCATAATAAAATAGATGATATAATTATGAATAGAACACTTGGGTAAACCCCACTTAGAGGAGATATAGACATGGCAACAAGAATGCAACAGCGACGAGGCACTGAGGCTCAGTGGACCTCTGCAGACCCAATCCTGGCTTCTGGAGAAATTGGTTTTGAGTCCGATACTGGTCAGTTTAAGATTGGTGATGGTATCAATCACTGGTCAGACCTATCCTACTTCAAGGATCTTAGCGATCTTGGTGGAACCCTAGATGATTATGTTCCACTAACTCAAAAAGGTTCAGACAATGGAGTTGCCACACTAGATGGCAATGGGTATGTTCCAGTTGACCAGCTTGGCAATGTTATTGGAGATGCTCCACAAATCTTGGATACACTAGGAGAAATTGCTAGTGCTGTTAATGATGCAAATGGAATTGTGTCAAGCAAAATTGAAATTGCCATTGGAGAAGAAGCTACCGCTAGGGACACTGCAATAGACACTGCAGTTCAGACTCTAACTGGACTTATTAATGATGAAGAAAATGCTAGAATAGATGCAATTCACGACGAAGCTGATGCAAGAGCAGAGGCAATCTCTAGTGCAATCGGAACCCACTCTAGCGACACTACAAACGTTCACGGTATCGCAGACACATCTTTGCTTGTTACAACAACAACTGCACAGGGCTATGTTTCCACTCACAATTCTGAGACTGAAAACGTGCACGGCATTGCAAGTACCGCAGACCTAGTAACAAAGTCTGCAACTCAATCTCTATCAAACAAGACCATTAACACCGCAGACAATGACATCACAGTTGTAGCTGCAGACATTAGCGATGTTACTGCCTCTGCTGCAGAGCTTAATGTTCTTGACGGAATCACCGCCTCAACTACAGAACTAAACTATGTAGACGGAGTGACATCTGCCATCCAGACTCAGCTAAATGCCAAGGCACCCATAGCTGACCCAACATTTACAGGAACTACCACTACAGCAAATCTTTCTATTACTGGAAACCTTACTGTTGGCGGAACAACCACAACTGTTAATGCAACAGACTTGAGCATATCAGACCCACTAATTTACATGTCTAGCGGAGCCTGGACAACAGATATCGTAGACGTAGGATTCCTTGCTGCTACAGGTGAAGTTGGAGGAACTGAGCAAGACCACAAGCACTCTGGATTGTTCCGTGACGTAAGTGATAACAAGAAATGGAAGCTTGTTTCGAATGTTCCACACCCAGTATCAAATACTGTAGACCTGACAAACGCTGCATACGACACCCTCAGATTGGGTGCGGTTGAGTTCTCTGATGGTGTACAGGTTAAGCAGGGTGTTCCATCCCTTACTGAAATTAACCAGAAGACATCTGCTTACACAACTGTTCTAACAGACCGTGATAAGCTTGTAGAGATTAATTCATCTTCTGGTGTAACTGTTACAATTCCTACAAACTCATCTGTGGCCTATCCAGTCGGAACATCATTTGATATTCTGCAAACTGGAACTGGGCAGGTAACAATTGCTGGTGCAGGTGGCGTAACTGTAAATGCAACACCTGGACTAAAGCTACGTACTCAGTGGTCATCTGCCACCCTATTTAAGAGGGCAGAAAACACCTGGGTTGTCTTTGGAGACCTTTCAGCATAATTAAAGAATTAAGGAGAATATAAATGGCAGCAAATAAAAGAGCAGGAAAGAAGTCTCTTGCACAAAATGATTATCTGGCTCCAGCAGCCCCATTAATTGGGACTGCGGAAGATACTGGAAGCGGTAGATCTTTTAATGATGCCAAGGTTCTTGTAACATTTACTCCTCAGGGACCAAATGATGCTACTTCGTTCACAGTAACATCTTCTCCAGGAGGATATACTGCAACAGATTCATCCTCTCCAGTTATTCTTACTGGGCTTCAGTCAGGAGTATCCTATACATTTACAGTAACAGCAACTAATTCTTATGGAACTTCTGCTCCATCTGCAGCTACCTCTGCAATTACAGCAACAACTGTTCCTGCTGCCGTAGGTACGCCATCAGTTAGCTCCCCATCAGCTGGTATTGACAGAGTTAGTTGGGACGCTCCTGCAAATGGTGGAAAAGCTATTTCTAGCTATTACTGGTATTCCTCTGATGGAAAGTCTGGAACGACATCTTCAACAACAGTAGATGTTAGCCAGGAGCAGGGAACATCTCAGACATACCAGGTTTATGCAACGAATGCTAATGGAAATGGAGCATCGTCTCCAAGCTCAGCTTCAGTCACCACAACCTTCTCCTTTGCACCTTTTGGTGCGTTTGGATTCTCACCATTTGGATTCTCTCCATTCGGCTTCTCGCCCTTTGGCTTCTCTCCATTTGGGTTTGCTCCAAACTGGTATGGCTGTGCTGGCTGGTGCTAAAAAATTGCAACAAAATCTCCTATAGTGTATAATAAAATATATCGTTAGGAGATTTTATTATGGACACCATGTCCCCACTAAAAAGTGTAAGCCAATCAACACAACCACATCGCTTTTTTGAAGCTTTTTTGGATAATGACCTTGAAAAGTTAAAAACAGAGCTAATTGATAGGTACGAAAAGATTAGACGAGCAGAGGTCTCTGGGGTAGGAGATCTAAGAGAAGACGAGCTTTGGAAATCTTCCAATAGTGTCTCTACAATGAAATGGAGAGAATATAACGTCTTCCAGTTTCACATTGATGGGGTTCGCAAACTATATAACGCAGTTTCCCAAATGGTCAAAGATGCCTGTGCCCACTACGATCTAGATTTTCAAAAAGAGCAGTTTATGCTTCAGGGATGGTTTAACATTAATGAGGCACACAATGGAAAGCTAGACTGGCATGATCACGGAGGCAGCGGTGCTCCAAATTTCCATGGATATTATTCAGTTTCTGCAGAACCATCAACAACTCACTACATTGTTTTTGGAACAGAAGTAGAAAACAACAATAAAAACAATCGTGCAATTCTCTCTGAGATGGGCCACCCTCATGCTATGGGGGACTGGGATTGGTCAGGACCTAGAATTACCATCGCATATGACGTAATACCACTAAGAAGCCTGCAGACTCCAGTAGGCATGACACAGGAGCAGCATTGGATACCTCTAAACTAATTAGTCCAAAGCCACCACACAAGTTCTTTGACAGGTTCTTAGATAATGACCTAGATGATATGTACTCTTATCTTTATCTAAAGGCACAAGACTTAGTTGCTGGCAAAATTGGGAACGTCCCACAAGAAATTTTGTCAAAGTTTAATATCTATAATGGTGCACCAACACAGCTAGGTGACTACTACAATATATTTACGTGGGATCATCCAGGAATAAAGAAGCTCAAGGATGCCTTAGCTGACACAATTCAAGAAGCCTGTGAGTATTACGGAATTGACTATGCTAAGGAAAACTATTTTATTAATGGATGGTTTAATTTAGACTTTAAAACTGAGGGTGAGGGAGCTGGAGTTTCCCCACTTAAACATCCAGAACACTATCACGACCACGCAGGTGGAACTGGAATTCCAGTATTCCATGGATATTACTGTGTAAACGCTGAGCCATCCTCAACCTTTTATAAAATAAAAGATACTGACACTGTTTTTGAAAATATTAATAAAAACAATAGATTAGTTGTTTCAGAAACTGGACATCCTCACGGCCGTGATGACTGGTTTGATGACAGATACAGGATTACAATTGCATACGATATTGCAAGCGAACCAATAATAAGAAATGGAGTTAAGCTTTGAAAAAAGTAATATGTTTAATCATTGGGCATAATCTACAGTCTAGCCAATGTCCAGTAACGAAGGCAAAGCTTTCATCCTGCAGTCGTTGCGGTATGGGGCAGGGCAAATCACACTCATCTATGAGTTTTAGCTAATTGGACTATTTATGGAAATTGTAAAAGGCTTTTTATCAAGAGAAGACGTTGAGGTTGTTGCTAACTACATAGCAACTATAAAGTTTAATACCAAAGACGAACATGTTCCACTACACGATAAGCTATATACAGAATATAATGCTCAGTTTGACCTTCACACACGTGGAGAAATGCCAGACTATATACTACAAATATTTTCCAAATATTCAAAAGCATTTTATGAAATTATAGAGTCTAGATTTCCAGGAGAATACCTTCCACCAATGTTTTCAAAGCACTATATTGCTAGGTACATGGTTGGTGCAGAAACTGGGCCACAGTTCGATAATACAAAGCCAAAAGGGACCTACAAGTCAATTATTTTTTGGAATAACGACTTCGATGGCGGCAACCTTGTATTTCCTAAATTAGAAAAGACAGTAAAGCCAGAACCTGGCGATCTAGTCTTTTTTGAAGAGGGTGAAGAAAACATGTGTGCAATTACAAAAATTCTATCAAAGCCATTGTATTTTTCAGAAGCCTGGATTGGTAAAAAGGGACAGCTTTGGATGCCCAGTAACGAACCGTATGAGAAGGTTCAGTGGGATAACTGGGAAATAAAAGGCTTTTAGTATGATAAAATAGACTACAATGTCTAGTCCATCTAACCTCTATGCAGAAAAGATTTTTAGTGAGCATCCACTGGCACTTTGGGCTTTAGACGATGTGGTTGACTATAAGTCATTAATTACAGAATCTGACAGGAACATTTCTCTTTGGCCAGACATTTCTGGCGGAACAGCACAGACAGTATCTGTAGTTGACGAGCCATTTCCAAATAGCGTTACAACAGAAATTACTGGAAGTTTAACAGAAAACAGTTTTGCAGAAATAGAGTGCATTAGCCCCATAACAATTGGTGACGATGGGGTTCTCTTTTCTAGCCTAGATAGTGATTTGGGCACTTTCACAATAGGGTCATATTTTTATACAGACTCTGCCTATTTATCTAAGGTTGAAATTGGATATGAGTACTATGATACTGTATCTGGTAGCAACGTCCAAAGAACAAAATCATTTAATACTTCTGTTTCAGGCAGATGGTTCTTTGTTGCAGAAACGTTCGATATCCCAAGCGACAACTCTAGCCTAAGACTTGTTATAAAAATTGAGTATTCTGGTGGTGCAGAATCAACAAACGACTATAAGTTCTTAATCAATGGATTATCTCTTGGCCAATGGTCAGAAAACTTTAGCTCAACATCCCTTGGCTCTCAGATAATTGACATTCCTAGCAATATTTTAATTTCTGGAAAAGCAATTGAGGCAAAGTCATATGGGCTTCAGGAAACCCCAGGGTACTATCTAATAAAGTCATCTGGGTCAATCTCCTGTAAAAATGGTGGCCTGCCAATGGTTTATGGGGCATCAAATACAACAATCTTGTCTCCAAATGAAAATAAGCCATCGCTAATTGTTCCAGGCAATGGGTTCTTAAATGATTATGGAAAGTATAAGGACTATACTGTTGAGTTTTGGATAAAGGTTTTGAATGACTCTTTAGAGCAAAAAAGAATCTTTGGTCCAATCTCTTCAAGTGACGGACTGTACGTAAAAGGCCCCTTTATTATTTTAAAAATTGGAAATTCTTATGGATCGTATTTTGTTGGTGAATGGTTTAGGCCAATGCTCATTAATATTAAATATGGCCCAACTTCAGCAGCATTGTTGATTAATGGAGAGGTTGTTATATCCTTATCTTTGTCAGAATCAGACATTAATTTTCCAGCAAAAATTAACAATCAAAAAGATCAGGACTGGCTAGGATTTTACTCTTATGAGGATGTTCCCACAATAGAGTTGGATTGTGTGGCTATCTATCCATACCAAGTATCACAAATACTTTCAAAAAGAAGGTGGGTCTACGGCCAGGGAGTTGAGTTCCCAGAAAATATTAATGCTGCTTATAGCGGAACTTCCGTATTTATTGATTCAACATTTGCAAAGCATTCAAATACATACTCGTACCCTGATCTAGGAAAATGGGATCAGGGGGTTGTTGATAATCTTGTTACCGAAAATGGAATTCTTTCTGTTCCAAGCTATCAGCTACCCACTATAGCTTTTAACAATAAAAACAGAGAGACCTGGATTAGAGACATTTCATTAGTACAAAATGAAGAAAAGAACTTTATGTGTCTAAGGCCAAACTCATCTTGGACAAATACAAATGGTTATTTTCTTATTGAAAATCTTGGATTTTTAGATAAAGACGTAAAGGGATTTTATGGAGTTTTTAAACAAAAATCTAAAAATCTTAACAAGGAAATTCTTTTTGAAATAGAAGATGTAGGCACGTCAAACTACTTACAAATATCTATTGATGATAGCCAAATAGTTTATACCATGTCTTATGGGTCGCAGTTGTCAACCATCTATACTTCAGAAATTAGATATGTTGGTGAAGAGTTTTCAATTGGTCTAGACTTCAGGGCATTCTCTGAATATTTTGGTGGCAACACTGCAGCATTTTTTGGCAAAAAATCATCACTAAGGCTATATGTTGGTGGTAACAAAAAGTTTGAAAATAGCTTTAGTGGCAACATATACTCTATTGGAGTTTGTACGGAAAGAAACTTTTCTAAGATTTCACAATTTTTTAACACAAAAGGCTTGACACTTGACTATGTAGATATGTTTGGCGTTGACGGAGGAATCCCAATAACAGAATATTGGGAGACTCTTTATGACGGCAAGATTCCAACAACTACAACTTGGGATCTACACGTTAATCCAGACAGCAACTATCCTGCACCATCCATAGTGGCAACCCAATCCTTCGCTGACTTTATTGCAAGCTACACAGTTAAACTATTTGAGAATTTTGATAAATTCAACATAGGTGTTTCTGTAGATTCATATTGGGAAGATTACATACCGCTAACCTATATGGCAAAGTATGTTACTGATCCAAATGGTGACTCCAGATATGATCTTGATTTTATTCAATTTAATGTTAACTATCCAGCACCATCTAAATTTGTTCAGGAAGATGAGTCTAGTTCTTGGACATATGAGGAACTTAGAGAAAAGTTCTACTCTCCAGTTCAAAGAACCTATGAATCATTAGATAATCAACTATTTACTGGATATGAAAATTATAACGATTTAAAAAATAAATCATTCAAAACTTATAAATACGATACCTTCGGAGCACAGGTCAGAACCTTTATAACATTCCAGTATTTGGCTTCAGGAGCAAATGCACCCTATAGCTATTTTACAAATACAATAAGGCCAGATAAGGACGGTACTCTCGTGCCTGGGTCATACGTTATAGGCTATGACGAAGATAGCAACCCAATCTATGACAGCTTTGAAAATACGATGTACGAGGTTGTTGACAATATGGTTATCTATCCTCCAAAACATATAGACTTTAACGAACTAGCAATCGTTACACATATGGACATTGTCGTTGATGATATTGTTAGTCATCCAGTTCGAATAAGAAAGTTGCAATATGCGTCTCAGGCACTAAATGATTCAGTGCCAACAATGATTGGTACAAAGTTTGGTACAGAAATTTACCCATACAGAAAAACTGGCGTGTATTTTGACTACAAAAACCTCAACCCTTTTACAACATACAGAGGATCTAGCCCATACCTGTACATGACAAGAAATAGCGGAATTGAGCTTAGAGGTAGATTCGATCCTCTTATTAATCGTGGTATAAAGATTCCTATAAATGCTACTAAGTCATCAGAGTACAGGGTAATTGCTATGCAAATGGCCATGCGGTATGACCAAGACTTTTTCCCATATTCGCCAATGCAGATTTTTGAAATAGAGTCAAAAAACTCTATAATTAAGTTTTACATGGTGTCTGTTCACCCTCAGGGCAAGAGGGCAAAGATTTATGCAATTAACTCTAGAACTGGAAGACTAGAAAATGGAATCTCTTTTTACTGGAATGGCAAAATCGTAAAAGAGCCAGTCCTAACAGTGAAAGAATGGGGAATGCTGGGAATTGGATTCTCCAACAGTTTGATCTATGACAGGTATTTTGGAGGAATAAGGATTACTGGTCCAATTTTAATAAACAGTATTTCTCACTACAAGAGCACAAGCCTACAAGAAGTTCAGCAAGTAACTACCAGGCCATGGTTTAAGGTTCGCTCAGTGGGACTAACTGAGTTTGACTGGCAATTCTGGGAGTCTTCCTATATCTGGAATGGTGTTTTGGTACTATCCTCAACAAGCTACTATGGGGTTGGCCCAGAAGATATCTATAAGACCTATACTGGAACAAACAAGATTATCGTTGATGATGAAAGAGTCTTTAGTCTTGGCAACTATGAGTATAGAGCATTAAATAACGTTATTTGGCAATCCAATGTGCTAAATGCGGTATAATGTGGTATACTAATGGTTATGAATTCTGAAAAAGAACAATTTCCTGGTCAAGTTGGTGACTCTAAGGTAACAATTTTAGATAAGCAGTATGACTGGGGTATCTATTTCTGGAAGAAGGCTAACGGCAAGCCTTTTACAGATGGTCATGGAAACGTATTAAACATACCGTCCCATAGGGGTGACGCACTTCAGATTCATAAATTGGTTCAGGAAGCTACGGCTCTTGGACAAGGGGATGGCTCATATGAGTTTATGCCAGGCGTGTCAAGAGTGTCTGATGAAGAGTATAGCGAACAGGTTGATAGGATGAAGCAGGGTCTGATTCCAAACCTGAATGACATAGGAGCAGTCATGGCAGCAAAAGAAACATTCGACAAGTATGGAAGTGACGATTAATGTCAGAACAGCACTACATTAGAGATCTTGGTTTGGCAGAACTTGACGAAGAGGTTAATGCTTTTAAGGATCAAGATCCATTTGCCAAGCACTGGGACAGCCTAAAGCTATTTTCAGGACTAGACAAGAACTTTAAGCGTAGGTCAGACAGAATCGCAAAGGCAGATGTTTCTGCAATCGGCAACAATGTCGATACGACTAATCAGAGATATCAGGATAGTGCAAAGACTGTAAGTCGTGGTATTGACGGTGCATACTCAAAAGAAATTAACCCTGGAATCGTATATCGTAACGGATATGGCATGTTTGATGTCATTACTCCACCATGGAATCTTTATGAGCTAGCAAACTACTACGACACATCATTTGCCAACCACGCTGCTATTGATGCAAAGGTTGAGAACATTGTTGGCCTTGGATATGAGTTTAAAGAAACTCAAAGAACCCTTATGGCCTTGGAGTCATCTACCAATGAGTCTGCTACAGAAAAAGCACGAAAGAGAATAGAACGTGCTAAAGTAGAAATGCGTGAATGGCTAGAGAGCCTAAACGATGATGACTCTTTTATCGTAACAATGGAAAAAGTTTTTACTGACGTTCAAGCGACTGGAAATGGCTATCTAGAGGTTGGTAGAACTGTCAGTGGCAAAATTGGATACCTTGGTCACATTCCATCAACCACAATGCGTGTCCGCAGATTGCGTGATGGATTTGTACAAATTATTGGGCAGAAGGTTGTTTATTTTAGAAACTTTGGGGCAAAGAATCAAAACCCACTAACTACTGATCCAAGACCAAACGAGATCATTCACTTTAAGCAGTATTCACCACTAAATACTTTTTATGGTGTTCCAGATATCATGTCTGCTATTTCATCACTGCATGGAGATCAGTTGGCATCACAATACAACATTGACTACTTTGGAAACAAGGCTGTTCCAAGGTATGTTGTGACACTAAAGGGTGCAAAGCTATCTGAAGAAGCTGAGGATAAGATGTTCAGGTTCCTACAGACAAGCCTAAAGGGCTCTAGCCACAGAACCTTGTACATTCCATTGCCAGCAGACTCTGACACCAACAAGGTTGAGTTTAAAATGGAACCAATTGAAAATGGAGTACAGGAGGCATCGTTTAATGAATACCGCATTCGAAACCGTGACGATATTTTGGTTGCACATCAAGTTCCGCTTTCCAAAATCGGCGGAGGCGATTCATCAGCTATCGCAGCTGCTTTAGCACAGGATAGGACCTTTAAGGAACAGGTCGCAAGACCAGCACAAAGAAATCTGGAAAAGCTAATCAATAAAATTGTTAAGGAGCAGACCGATATTCTAGAGCTCAAGTTTAACGAGCTCACCCTGACTGATGAAATTGCACAGTCTCAAATACTTGAACGCTACGTTAAGAATCAGATTATGGTTCCTAATGAAGCTAGAACGATTCTTGGATTGCCACAAAGGGCGGACGGAGATGAGCCGCTAGAGCTTAGTGCCAGGGCTGCAGCTGATGCCAAGGGAAATATGGCTGGATCCAAGACAAGGGATTCTGAAAGGGCAAACAACTCTTCAGATAATACTGCGACCATCTCTGGTCGTAATCCAAAGGGAGAGGGAAGATCTTCTCAGTAATTTGTTAATAACTTATTCACATAGTTATTAACATGTTATAAAAGGAGGTATAATTAAACTACCATGACTATAGCAAAGGCACAGTGGAATTCTGAGGGCGATCTCGTTCGCCTATCCATGCCATTCTCTAAAGTAGATAAAGAGCGTAGAATCGTCTCTGGATTTGCCACACTTGACAATGTGGACAGACAAAAGGATATTGTCACATCTGAAGCTTCTTTGAAGGCCTTCTCAAAATTCCGTGGCAACATTAGAGAAATGCACCAACCACTAGCTGTTGGTAAAATGGTAGCTTTTAAAGAAGACAAGTACTTTGACCCAGAGTCAAAAAAGTTTTATTCTGGAGTATATGTTTCTGCATATGTTTCAAAGGGTGCTCAGGATACCTGGGAAAAGGTTCTAGATGGTACCCTGTCTGGTTTTTCTATTGGTGGAAAAATGAATAAGTGGGATGACGCTTATGACGAAAAGATGGACTCTACTATTCGAATTATTAAGGAATACGATCTAGTGGAACTATCACTAGTAGACACTCCAGCAAATCAGTTTGCAAATATTTTATCTGTTGAGAAAGTTGACGGTGTAGATGTGATAAAGGGTGATGGAGTAAATACAGAAATTGAAAATGTTTTCTGGGATCCAGAATCTCAAATTGTTATGCTATCTGAAAAAGAAGTTGAAATGAGTCCCACTTCTGGAGCCCCAATGCAGAATATAGGTTTCGTTGAGAAAAACGATAACGAAAAAACAGAAATGGTAAAATTCTTAGTTGATAGTGCTAAAGGCATTAATACAATTGAGATTAAGAAGGAGGCAAGTCCTATGACTGAAGAAAATACTACTGCAGCTGAAGATGCTGCGGTTGAAAAGTCACAAGAGGTCGCTCCAGAGGCAGAGGCCGTTGCTGAGGATGTTGTAAAGACAGACGAAGCTGAGGTTGCCAAGACAGATGACATGGATGAAGATGACAAAGAGGAAGAGTCCGAAGATGAAGACATGGACAAGTCCGCAAAGAAGTCTAAGGACATGGAAGAAGACAAGTCATATGATGACAAGAAGTCTGAAACTGTTGATGCAGCTGAAGAGGTATCTAAGTCAGACGATGCACTTGAAACTGCAGTTGCAGATATCAAGTCAACCGTTACCAAAGCCTTTAGCGATCTAACAGCAGTTGTTCAAGCTCAGGCTGAGCAGATTGCTGAACTACACAAATCTCTAGCTACAGTAAAGAATGAGGTAACTGCAAGCAAGGATGTGTTTAATGAGTTTGGAAAGAGGGTTGATGCTGTTGAGGCTGACACCGCTTTCCGTAAGTCTGGTGATCTAGGCGAGATCATTCAGGAAACTCAACCAGAACAGGTTGAGAAATCCCTATGGGGCGGTCGTTTCCTCAAAACTGCCGATTTATTTAGATAAAAATCACTTAGGAGGTGACAATTATGTCGGAAGAAATTATTAAGAATCAGCCAGGAGAGTCTGGCGAGCTAGGAGGCACAGCTCCTGGTCTATATCAAGGACAGGGTGCTTTTGCATCTGGTTCAGACGCAGGTGCTAACATTCCTGGTAACTATACTAATGGTGGTGTTGTTAACAACATCCCAAATGCTGAGCTAGGTCTTACATCTGGTCCAAACGCTGTTAACCCTTCAGGTGATGCAGGCAGTGGTATCCTACGCCCTGAACAGGCACGTCGTTTTATTGACTACGTGTGGGATGCAACAGTTCTCGCCAAGGATGGCCGCCGTGTAACCATGAGAGCCAACACAATGGAGCTTGAGAAGGTTAACGTTGGAGAGCGTGTAATTCGTGCAGCTGCACAGGCTCTGGGTAACTACGAAAACACTGGTGCTCAGTTCACCAAGGTAGAACTTACAACCAAGAAGATTCGTCTTGACTGGGAAGTATCTGCTGAAGCTCTAGAAGACGGAATTGAAGGAGGTGCACTCGAAGACCACCTTGTACGTTTGATGACAAACGCATTTGCGAATGACATTGAAGATCTAGCGATCAACGGTACAGGAACTGGAAACGATGCATTCCTTTCAATTATGAACGGATTCGTAAACCAGGCTAAGACTGGTGACGCACACGAGTCTGTTGTAACCGTAGCTGACAATGCTTGGACTCCAGAGGTAATGCAAAACATTATCTTGGCAATGCCACGTAAGTACCGTGCACTTAAGAACAACCTTAAGTTCTACGCTGGTACTGACGCATTCCAGGGAATCATCAAGCACAACGGTACCCTAGCTGACGCTATTGCTGAAGCATTTGCTGGAACTCCAGCAGGTACCCCAGCTAACCGTCAGGCTTACCTAGATGGTACTGGACAGACTTTCGGTGGAGCACGTACTACTCGTGTTCTAGGTGTAGATGTTCAGGAAGTTCCTTACTACCCTGCAGGTTATGTAGACCTTACATTCCCTCAGAACCGTGTATGGGGTTTCCAGCGTGACATCACAGTAAACCGTGAGTACAAGCCAAAGAAGGACACCATTGAGTACACCGTATTCGTACGCTTTGGTATCACTTGGGAAGAAGAGGATGCAATTGCATTCGCAGATGCAGGAGCAGACAGCTAGTCTGTAACTGAATTCCTTTTAGGGGGCAGGAGTTTTTTGGCTCCTGCCCTCTTTTCAATATCTGTTATAATTATAGTTTAGGAGGTTATTATGTCTGAAAATACAAATAACGAAGATGTCGTACCAGCAATGCTAGAGCCAGGTGAAGCAGTCATTCCACTAGAATATGCAAAAAAGAATGAAGATGCTATCAATAGCCTAGTCGAGAAGTACAAAGAGTCTGTAGAAGTTGCAGAAGCTAAGGAAGCAGAAGAAGATAATATTGTATCTGCTCCAGAGCCAGTAGAAGAAAAGCCAGCACTTGGCTTTGTGGCAAACGGTGTCATGGGATCAACCACTGTACCAGCTAAGTCTCAAAAGAAAGAGACTGTTGTAAAGAAGAAGGAAAAGAAGGATATCACAGCAGTTTACTCCACAAGGAATGTAACCTGGAATGGTGTCGGAAAAGTCTACATTGGATACAACATTGTTACAAAAGAAGCAGCTGACAAGTGGGCAACTCGTGACCACATCCGCATTGCAACTCCAGAAGAGGTTGCTAGGGAGTACGGCGTATAAATGGAGATTTTGAGAGTCGCTGAGAATATTAGCTCAAATGGAATTGGGGTTACGATTCAGGTACCAGGAACACACTCTGAAAGAGAGCATGTTCTGACGATAACTGATCTCAGCGATCTCTCTATCTCTACATCAATCATTGACACTTCTGGCGGTAGCCAGCTTACTTTCTATCTTGATCCTAGGTATGATGCATCTTACTCAGTTGATCTATCATTAGAAAATGTATCAATCTTTTCAGAATCTTATGATTTGATTAGACCATATGTAAATCCAAATAGCATGGGGTCTACTGCATCAGAAATAGCAGAATACAAGAAGTGGGAAATTATAGCTAGAACCATAATTGACAATTATGCAGAGGGCGTTGATTTCTATAACAAGAAGTCAGTTTATCAAACTAGAGGGTCAAATGCTGACTATATGCCAGTATGGAAAAATGCCAATTCGGTATTAAAGGTTTACGAAAACAATATTCTAATATATGATATTAATGACCCAGATTCCTATGCAGATGAGTTCCGCATAACTCTAGATAAGTCTGCAATATACAGAGTTGAGTCTGGAGAGGCCAACAGAATATCATCTCCAACAATAAAGCTACCAGCTAGCAGCGGAGATATTGCAACTGCTATTTTTAACTACGGAACTTTCCCAGAACGATATGACTACACCTTTATTCTTGATGAGGGCTTTTCAAGTCTGCCAACAGATATCGTCTACGCTACAGAGATGCTGATAGATGATCTTAAATGCGGTAAGCTTGACTACTACCAGAGATATGTCACATCTTACAACACTGACCAATTTAGAATTCAATTCGATAAGAGCATGTTAGAGGGAACAGGAAATATAGTAGTCGATAAGATACTTGACAAGTATGCTAAGCCTATTAAAAAAGTCGGAGTATTGTAATGGCTGTTTGCGAAACCCCAGACTTCATCTACCCAATGACAATGAATATTTTTTATCCCATAGTTGAGCAAGGCCCCTATGGTAATGTGAAAAGACAATGGATGCACGACAAGACTGCTGTTTGCAGTTTGTCTTCAGGTAGCGGAACTTCGACAGAAGAAGTTAAGCCAAACATTAATATTACGCAAGATACTATAATTGTTGGAAGAGTTAAAAGCGACATAAGGGTTTCTTCAAAAAAGGAAAACAATAGCATAAATAACATTCTTGTTACAAATATTTGTGATAGATCTGGAAACAGTATTTATAGCGAAACTGCTGGTCCACGTGCTGGCAAACCAACCCTGTTTGAGGTAGCCTCTAATGAACCAGTTGTCGGACCATTTGGATTAGTAGAGTACTACAAGGTAGTTTTACGCAGGTCTGAGAATCAGGCGGTAGAGATATGAAGATGAGAACTGACGATTCGGTTTTTATGAAAGATATGCAGAACATCATTGATTACTCAATAGGCTTTCTAGATGGCGTACAAAGAGGAAAGAATAGGTTTTTTGAAAACCTTGGCAAAAAGACTATTGACTCAGTTAAAAACTATGTAGATACTATGGCAAAGGTTGATGACCAATTGCTACAGCATGTTTATGAGTGGGGCATGTCTGGAAGTCCAGATGCAAGGCTTTTTGACCTAGACTATTCAATAAGAAATAATGGTCTCTCAATTGGTTCAACGTTTAAGCAATCTACTTCTGTAAAGGCTGGATCCAATGTTCCTTTTTATGACAAGGCAAGAATTATGGAAGAAGGCATTCCAGTAACAATTCGTCCAAAAACTGCAAAGACGCTCGTTTTTGATGTAAATGGGGAAACAGTTTTTTCAAAAGGTCCAGTCAACGTTGTTAATCCAGGTGGTATGGCAGCCCAGGGTGGACTTCAAAAAACACTAGATAGATTCTTTGATGTATACTTTAGTCAAGCCTTCTTGTACTCAAGCGGTATCTCTGACTATCTAAAGAAGCCTAGCCTCTATAAGAAAAATATTAATGCAGGTAAGCGTGGAGGAAGAGCCACTGGAATATCTACAGGGTATAGATGGATAGCTAACGCAGGAGCAGAAGCATGAGCATAAGGTCAGCAGAAGAAGTTTCCAATGGTTTAATAAATACTCCAATGCTTTGGATAAATGAGTATTTAAAAGAAAAGCTGGCAAACTTTTTAGAAATTGGAGTTCCATTTTTTCCACCATCGCCAAACACTATAGATGATCTGACAGAAACATTTGTTAATATTGGTGGTCAAAATTATGGATATGGTGGAATTCGTTGCACCTATGATAGGCTAACAAGGCTTAGAAGATCTCCAATGCCACATATTAAGGGCGAGCAGCTTTTGTATTACTTCTTTGCAACTTCAGAGGGTGTGACAGAAAAAATGGTAGCAGTAACAGAGCTAACCCTGAGACTAATGGATCGTGAAGATGAGACTGCAGAAGAGATTAATAATTGGGCCAAGGGTAAGACATTTGCTGGACTTTCTCCAAAATTCTACTTTCACAAATTTAGGGTATATCAGCTAGAAGAGGTAGCAGACATCATAGACTTTGGAACAGCCAGAACATATGGTGGAAACAAGATAATCATTGAATATCAGTATCATTTGGTGCCAGAGCTAAATCCAGAATGGAATGATCCAGATTATCCTAATAATTCTGGAATAAACATAAATGGTGGAGAAGGTTTTGATGAGACCAAACCATATGATCCAAATAAGTATCTACCTATATCCTAAAAGGCTGGTATACTTAACTTGAGGAAACAACGCCCACTAATTCAAAAGAAGAAGAGGTGAATATTATGGCATATACACGTGGTTCAAGTGCTAACATTATTGTTGGTGCTGCAGCACTATTTACTTATGAAGCTGGAGACCTTTCAGACACAGACCTACCAGCAGTGGTAGACGGCACATCCTTTAAGGATACGCTAAGTACTGATACAGACTTCCGTAACGTAGGTTACACCATGAATGGTTTGGAGCTTCAGTTCCAGCCAGACTTTGGTGAGGTACAGGTTGACCAGGTTCTTGACGTTGCAAAGCTTTACAAGCAGGGCATGCAGGTTAACCTAAACACAACCTTCGCAGAAGCAACACTAGAGAATCTACTGTTCGCTCTTGCAGGCCAGGATGATGATCTTGCGAACATCGCATCTGGTCAATGGGCAGCAGGAAACCCAGCACTAAATCTATCTGCAGGTGACATTGGAGAATGTCCAGTAGAGCGTGGTTTGGTTGCGGTTGGTCCAGGTACAGGTGACTGTGCAATTGGTGACGAACTAGAGCGTATTTACGTAGCGTATCGTGCACTTTCGATTGAGAGTGTTACAGTTGGTGCAAAGCGTGATGAGGCTACTATGTTTGAGGTTTCATTCCGTTTGCTACCAAATGACAGTGCTTCGTACGGTAAGATTGTTGACCGTACAATTCCAGCTCAGTCATAAACTATAATTTAATAGCAAGGCCGTTTAGCTTTATAGCTAAGCGGCTTTTGCATTTGGTATACTTATTGGATGCCAACAAAGATATACGACTCAGATACCGTCAGCCTAATAGACGGAACTGAGATATACGTGACTCCACTTAAGATCAAGTATCTAAAGGAGTTTATGATTAAGTTTGAAGAGGTCAGAAAGGCAACAAACGATGACCAGGCAATAGACAGCTTGGTTCAGTGCGTTAAGATTGCCATGAAACAATACTGCCCTAGAATAAAGACTATAGAAGATGTGGAAGATTCAATAGATCTTGCCACAATGTATAAAATAATAGATGTTGCAGCTGGCATATCTCTAAAAGAGAATTCTGAAAAGCCTATCAAAGATCAGGCAAATGAGGGAGGAAGCTGGGACGAGCTAGATCTTGCAAAACTAGAATCTGAAGTATTTTTGCTGGGTATCTGGAAAGACTATGAAGAACTAGAAACATCTCTTTCTATGCCTGAACTAGTTGCAACACTATCCTCAAAACGAGAGCTAGACTATCAAAGCAAAAAATTCTTGGCTGCAATCCAGGGCATAGACCTAGATGAGCAATCTGGTAAAAAGGATGCTTGGCAAGAAATGAAGGCTAGAGTCTTCAGTAGAGGAAAAGCAAAAGATGCAAATGATATAACAGCACTACAAGGCCCAAATGCTCAAAAGGCTGGATTCGGAATTGGCCTAGGCATAGGCTATGAGGATTTGACTAAAAAATAAGGCCTCCGTGTGTTATAATTGATTGACCCAAAATGGTTATATGAGAGGAAAAAATGTCTACAACAATTAATGAGGAAAAGAAAGTCCTACTTATTGATGGCACAGAGATTAGCGTTCGTCCACTAAAGATTTCGCTACTTCGTGACTTCATGAAGAAGTTTGACGATATTTCAAAGGTTGCTGATGACAACAATAAATCCATGGATATCCTGATGCAGTGTGCTCAAATTGCTATGAAGCAGTACAAGCCAGAAATTGCTGAAGATATCAAGAAGCTAGAGGACCTTCTAGACCTGCCTACAGTTTACGTAATTGTAGAAGCAGCATCTGGTATCAATCTTGGCGGAACAGGGATTGTTGGAACTACAGCAGCAAATTAACAACGAATAGAGGTGCGAATGAATGGCTGATATTGAGACCAGTATTGGTATCAATCTTGATACGTCCAATGCACTAGCAGCTATTAAGAATCTCCAAAGAGAGATTTCAGCCTTTCATACCGCTCTCGCCAGGGGCTCATCAACTGCCGCTGCCGCTTCTGCCAGTCTACAAAAAGACTTAATAAACAACCTAAATGCTACTGGCAAATTCTCTGCCAGCATGACTAACATTAAGTCAACGACTGAATCATTTACTTCTGCACTAGAAAAAAACAAATTCTCCATGGGAGAATACTTCCGCTATGCAGGTGGAGCAAGCAAGACCTTTGGCCAAAACTTTACAAAAGAATTTAACACAATTGAGAAGGTAGCTCGTGAAAGAGTTAAAGACCTTCAGACACAGTACATACAGCTTGGAAGAAATGCCAACGGATCTCTAGAAGCAATAAAGATCAGACCAATGGTGCTTGATCTTAAAGATGCTGGAACACAGATGCAGATTGCTGCACAAAAGCAGCAAATTTTTAATCAGCTTCTTCAGCAAGGTTCAACAAACCTTTTGAATTTTGGTAAGAACACCCAGTGGGCTGGTAGACAGCTTATGGTTGGTTTCACTATTCCATTGTCTGTATTCGGAAATCTTGCTGCAAAAACCTTTATGGACCTTGAGAAACAGGCCATTAAGTTTAAGCGTGTTTATGGAGAGTTATTTACATCTCCAGAAGAAACAGACTCAATGATCAAGTCTCTTCAAGAGCTTGCCTTAGAATTTACGAAATATGGTGTTGCAGTAGAAAGTACCATGGATCTTGCAGCATCAGCTGCAGCTATGGGTAAAACTGGAACAGATCTTTTGGGGCAGGTTACTGAAGCAAACAGACTAGCAGTCCTTGGTAACGTAGAACAACAGCAGGCACTAGAAACAACTATTTCTGTAACCAATGCTTTTGGGGTAGCGACAGAAGACCTTGCTAGCAAAATTGACTTTTTGAACGCAGTTGAAAACCAAACTGTAACATCTATTGAAGACTTGACCATTGCCATTCCTAAAGCAGGTCCAGTTGTTCAACAGCTTGGTGGAAACGTAGAAGACCTAGCTTTCTTCCTGACAGCGATGAAGGAAGGTGGAATTAATGCATCTGAAGGTGCTAACGCTCTAAAGTCTGGTCTTGCATCTTTGATTAACCCAACAGGCAGAGCAGCAGAAATGCTTTCTGGATTTGGAATTAACATCAAGGGCATTGTTGAGGCCAACAAGGGTGACGTTAAGGGTATCGTAATTGATTTTGCAAAAGCCTTAGACACACTAGACCCACTAAACCGTGCACAGGCAATTGAGCAGCTATTTGGTAAGTTCCAGTTTTCACGTCTTTCCACTCTATTCCAAAACGTAATTGCCGAAGGTACTCAGGCAGAAAGAGTTTTGGCACTAACAAATGCAACCACAGCTGAGCTAGCAGCTTTGTCAGAAAAAGAACTTGGAAGTGTTGCAGATTCTACAACCTTTAGATTCCAAAAAGCTATTGAAGAATTGAGGGTAGCGATTGCACCAATTGGAGAACAATTCTTAAAAGCAGTTACTCCAATTCTAGAATTTGTAACTAAAATTTTAAACTCTTTCAACTCTATGAATGAGGGAGTCAGAAACTTTGTTGTTGTTGGTGGAGCAATTCTGGCAGGTCTTGGTCCAGTATTCTTAATGCTATTTGGTCTTTTAGCCAATGGTGTAGCCAATATAATTAAGGGATTCTCTGCAGTCAGAGGCCTATTCCAAAAAACCAAAGAGTCTACAACGACCCTTGGTGAACAAATGGACTACATGACTCGTGAACAGTTGGAGGCAGCAGCTGTAGCATCTTCTTTGGAACGTGCACACATGCAACTAGAGCAAAGGTTCACTTCTGAAAAAGATGCGGTAATAAGGCTTATTGAAGTTTACAATAAGGCTATTCAGGCAAAAGCTAGATTCTCAACTGTTCCTGGTGTTGGTCCTGCAACAGGAATAAAGCTTGCATCTGGAATTGTTTCAGTTCCTGGTCCAAAGGGTGCTGGAGACATTGTTCCTGCAATGCTTTCTCCAGGTGAGGCAGTTATTCCAGCAGATAAGGCCAAGCAATATGCACCACTGATTAATGCAATGATTTCTGGAAACATACCTGGATACCAGTTTGGTAAAAAGGCCGATATTGCACAAGGATTTAGATCTACTGGAAGTTTCTACACCAATGCTTCTCATATGGCAGGCCTTGATCCAGAATCACTTATGGCAAGTGTTAGAGCTGCTGGCCAGGCTGATGTGGAATTTGGCGATCTAGAAATTAGGCTTGTAAAGCTAGTTCCAATTCTAGATGAATACGGAAAACAAATTGAGCTTAATGGTAAAAAGCAGCTAGAGGCAATAGAAACAATTAAGAGGGTAAGAGATTTAACAGAAGAGGATGTTAAGGATCAAACTGCTTTTGTGCGTGGTCAAACTTTTGGTGGAACAACAGTTCTAGAATCAGCTGCAAGAAATTCTGGTGCATATGAGGCATCTCGTAGAGCACTTGCAAGGCAAGGTATTGATGGTGCAAGAGGTGCTTCATTTACTCTACAAGACGTAGTGTCCATGGGAGAAGGTGCTGAGTTAGCACTTGAGCAGGCAGCTTCTAGCGGACAAGACATGGCAACTGCATTTAATAAAAATGCAAAAAGATCAGAGCAGGTTCAGGCTGAGCTAGAGCTGCTTGTCAGAGAAGCAAGGGAAGCTCGTGAAGCCCTTTCCTCATCTAGCTCAATTGAAAAGCAGTATGCTTTTTCTAGAGACAGAGCAGTTACAGGAATACAGCAAGCACTACTAAGAGATAACCAGTATTCTTCTGACATCGAAAGGGCAGCAGAGGCACAGAGAAGGGTCGCTACTGTTGACCAACAATATGCAAGATTGCGTCAGAGTGGTTTGGATGAGGTAGAGGCATTAACAAGAGCACAGTCAATGCTTCAAGCTAAAATGGTTTCTGCCTCTACGGCAGTGGATGGCTTTATTACCATTGTTGCTGGACAAGGTTCTGCATCCAAGTTTGCCCTAAGGCCAACAGCAGCATTTGGAAAGGCCGCATCAAGAGGTTACAGTATTGAGGGCGGACCAGAGGCTATTTCTGCAGGTCGTGGGCCAAGTGCAGCTGACTTAATGACAAAACGTGTAAAAGAAATAGAGGCACTTGGACATAGCACAGAAATAGCTATGCAGATGGCATTTGATGAAATTATGGATGCCGCAAGACGAGGACTAAGAATTAGTTCTCCTTCAGGAACATTTGACGAGCTAGCCATGAATGTAGAGGCTGGTGTTAATCAAGCAGGCCCAGAAGTAAGGGAAGCTGGTCAAGCATTGGGCACAGGAGTCGCTCAATCAGTTAATGCAGTTGCTCAAAAAATTTACAAGGTACCAGGTGCAAGACGTGCTACAACAGACCAGTCTGTATACTTGCAGGCTATGTCAGATCAGATATCTGGAATTGTTGCAAGAGGTGCTCAAACACAAAATAGATTTATTTCACCAAATGTGGGTCCAGCCACCATGGCATCAGACATAGCATCAAGAAAGCTACTCCTGGTTGCAGGAAATGCAGAAGAGGCATCTTCTAAACTAAGTAGCTTTGGCACTAAGGCAATGAATGCTAGCTTTGCCATGAGCTCCATAGCTGCAGCATCATCTATATTTGGAAATGATCTTGGCTGGCTTAGCGAAGCAATTTACGGAATTACAACAGGTTTGTTTGCTCTTACAGGAATCGTACAGGTTCTCTCTATGCTTGAGGCTAAACGAGCTGCAATTGCAGCAAAAGAAGGTGCAAAGAATCTTATTGATGGAATCCTGAATGCACTTTCTGGAACAAAGATTGGTCAATCAGTAACCATGGCTGGTGGATTGGGTGCCTTAAAAACTGGTAAGCTGTCAACAAATCTTTCAAACTTAGCTGTAATAGCTAGAACACTTTGGTCCAACCTAAGCTGGGTAAGCCAGGGTCTGTTAAAACTAGCTCCAATTGTTGGAATGTCTGTTATAGCATTTGGTGCGATTGCTCAAGCCTCAAAGGATAGTAGAGCAAGACTTGACTTTATGGGTAAGGCTGCATTCACGGCAGGAGAAAATCTTAAAGCAATTGCTGGAATCATTGGCTTTGATCCAATCAGAGATCCTTCAGAGTATGGAAGAGGAATACAAGCTCCTGCTACTGGAACAAGTGTTTCAGAACAAATTGGTGCAAGCGATCTGGCAAATAGCGATGCACTAAATAGTCTTATTGCAGAAAATGGAACTTATTTCCAAGAGTTTGAAGGATTGAAGAAGGCATCACTTGAACAAGCTGGACAACAGATGACTTCGCTCATGAATCAGCTTATTGCCATTTCTCCTGAGGGTACCGATATATCTAAGATTAGAGAGTTCGTTATTGCTCTTGCAAACAAGGCTGGAAAAGAAGGAATAACTCTAGGAATTGCAGTAAATCCATATGCAGACCCAGAAACATTTGATCAGAATATTTCAGCAGTTATTGAAGATTTGCAAGGCAGAACTACTGAGCTTGCTACTGATATAGTTGAAAGACAAAGAGAACTTTCTCCAAGTGGTCAGCCAATTAAATCAGGTTCATCAAAGGGAAGGCAACTACAGGTTCAATTTGGGGCTGATGCTAGACAAGTCTTTAATGAAACAGCCTCAGCTTTTGAACAACTCAGAACAGCTCTAGGTGCAGGAACTATTGGACTAGACGAGTTTAACCTTCGTTCAGAAACACTAACCAACAACTTAAAGAATATACCATCACTAATTGCAAGTCCAGCAATGAATGAGCTAATAGCAACCTATGGAATTGATGGAGAGCTTGTTTCTGGAATAACAAATCTGACCAATAAGCTTGCACTTCTTCAAGCACTTCAGATGGGGGCAGTAGTTGATCCTGCAATCATAACTGCACTTGATGCTGCTGATGATGCTAATGCCACTGATGCCGAAAAGGCTGCAGGAGCACAAGCCCTGATAGATCTTGAAAATGCAAAGGAGGCCGCAATTGAAGATACTATTGATGCTTCTAAAAAATTAGCTGAGCAAAATATAAAGACTCAGGCATCTGTAGACCTATCCGCCATAGAAACTGAGATAACTCAAAATAAAGAAATACTTGATCTGGCACCAAAGCTTGTTAAAGCTGGTATGGACGAGGCTGATGCATATGAGGCATTGACTGATGCAAAGTGGCAGAATATTTTTGCTAGTGCAAAGATTAAAGACTTAGAGGCAGACCCAGATGGAAATGTCACAACAAATATTGATGCTGCTGTAGAAGCCTACAATAGATGGAAGGGTAGCATAGAGGCAGTTGATGATGCAAATGAAAAGGCTACATCTTTAAAGAATTTTGATGACTATGTTAAGGACCTAGAGGAAGATAAAAAGATCAAGGCTGATCTTGAATCTAATTCAAAATTGGCAGCAGATGCTCAGCTAATTCTTAATAATGAAATGCTAAAATCAGCATATGTTGCTGCAGTTGCTAACGGAACTGTTGATGAGTTTATCACAACCCTTGCTAAATATAAAAACCTTGCTCCAGCTACTGGTGGTACTGCAGAACAAACTCCTTTTGAGCAAGCAATTGAGCAGCTAAAGGATCAAAGAAAAGAAATTATCAACACGTCTTCAGCATTCAACAAACTTAGGTCTGCTGGAGTTGAGGTTACTAAAGCATTTAGAATTGCCAAAGATCCAATTCTTGCTGCTGCTTTGGCTGCAGAAAAGGTTGGTACCAAAAAGTGGAAAGAACTTGTTGCTCTTATAAATAAGGTTAATGCAGAAGCAGCTGTAGCAGAACTAAGAAATCTAACTAATCAGAATATTGCAGAGTCTGAGACTACTCAGCAAATAGCTTCTATCGAAAAGTACCTATCTAAGATTGGATATACTGCTGAGCAGGTTGAAAGGGTCACATCTCAGATCGGAAACAACCCAGACATTCTTAAGAAGTTTGCTGATGACATTAAGGATGGAAAGGTTAACGCAAAATCAATTAGAGACTATCTTGCATCAGTTAAAAACATTAAGATTGGCCTGACTATTGAAGACATGGAAAATAAGGTTAACCAAGCTTTCTCAGATATATCTGCTGCCTTTGCTGCAAAGAGAGAGCAGATAAGTATTGATTTTGAAATGGGCACAAATATCAGTGGTAAGAATAAGATTAATCCATTAACAGGTCTACCATACAACACAACTGCAATTCAAAAATCTATCAAGGAAGCACAGGAATATATTGCAGAAAGAGAATTCTCAATAGATAACTATGAGTACCAGCTCATGGGCATTCAAGAAAAAGAAGAAAAGATTAATGAATCCTATGACAAGAGAATTGATGCCCTTGACAAGGTTCAAAAGCTTAATGAAAAGAATGCACAAATTGGTAAAGACCAGCTCAACATTGCCAATGCTCTAGCAACAGGAGACATTGCGGCAGCAGCAGCAGCTGTCCAGGAGGCAAGACAAAACGAAGCATCCAGAGCTATTGATTCTCAAAAGAATGCTCTTGAGGCTGCAAGAGAAGTAGAGCTTTCTAAAGTTCTTGCTACCAATGGAATGACTCGTGTTCAAATTGAATCTAAGATTAAAACACTTAAGGATGAAATTCTTAAAAAAGAAGAAGAGACTCTTGAGCCACAGCAAAGAGCTTTGGACCTAGCTAATGGCTACAAAGACGCAGCAGATAAGTCAGTAACATATCTTGAGAAAAATGAGTCAGAGTGGAAGAAGATAGAGAATGGAGTTAGGCTTGCTAAGGTAGAGGCTGAGGGGTACAAGAAGGCTATTGAAGATGCTATCGCACTAATACCACAACTACAAGCAGGATTTGCTGCAGGCGGACTTGGCAATAATGGACAAAATGTAGATCCAAACAAGGCAAGAATTGATGCTCTGAACAAGCAGATTACTGCTAACCGCACAGCAGTAGCAGCAAGTAAGGGAACCACAGCAAATGACAAGAGGTTGATGGCACAAAACGTTAAGCTAATCAAGGAGTTGCGTGACCTAACTGGAGATCCAACTGCTGGAAAGCCAACCAAAAAGAACTGGGGTGGACTTATTAAGAAGTTCTCTATGGGAGGATTTGCGATGGGTAGCGATACAGTTCCAGCAATGCTAACACCAGGTGAGTTTGTAGTTAGAAAATATGCCGTTAAGGATTTTGGATTGGACAGGTTGAAGTCAATAAATAACGGAACCTTCAATGGCGAATCAGTGTATAATTATGAGTTGAACGTGAATATGTCTGGAACAAATCTAAGTGCAGACGATGTTGCAAGAACTGTTATATCTAAGATTAAGCAGATAGATTCACAAAGAATAAGAGGAAATAGTTTCTAATGGCTACCAATAATTATATGTCTGGAAGAAGAAAGTATGACAGGCCACAAGCCCTGCTATTTTCAGAAAACCCAGGAGTAATTGATGATGGAGCTCGTGTTCCAATTGGACATGAGTCTGGCACAAATACTGTTTCAGTATCTAACCCAAGGCTGCTAGACCAGTTTATGATTCTTTCTGACGATAATCGTCAACCAATAGATGTAAAAATTATTAGAATAGAAAATCGTGAACGTATGGTTAATGGGAGGATGCGTTCACATCATATAGCAGACAAGAGATCCTTCTCTATTTCTTGGACCATGCTTCCATCTAGGTCATTTTCATCTAAGCCAAATTTTTCAATTAATACTGGAGAAACAGGCCTCAATGTTTCTGGAAGTCCTACGTTAGCCGATAATAGGTATACGACAGATGGTGGTGCAGGTGGTGTAGAACTAAAAGACTGGTATGACAGACACAAAGGATCTTTTTGGGTTTTTGTAGCATACGACAATTATAAAGAGCTTGGTCTGGCTCATCCAAACAACATTCTTGCAACGCTACAAAGATATAATGAAGTTGTAGAAATGTACATAACAGACTTCAATTATTCAATTCAGAAGCGTGGTGGAACGAACTACGACTTGTGGAATATATCAATGACACTTGAGGAAGTTTAGTATGTTTCAAGATGTCTTGTTACAAAATCACCTAGAGACAGCCAGCTCAGTAAAGTCTGAGTCTATTGTTATTGCTGAATGGAACATGAATTCCTTAGAGAATATTCGTACACTTGGCAACTACAGGCATCGTCCACTAGACCCATCAGGCTCAGTATACAAGACAACAATTAATACGTTTGATCCAAATGATGATGGAAATTTTTACACTAATGCAACCTACTCTGATGTTAAGGTTGATGGTGGATTTAGAGACAACAACCAGCCAATATTTTTTGAGTCAAGGATTGAAAAAGAGCAATCCCTATATTCCCTAGAAGAATGTTTTGGAAAATTCAGGCCAAGATCTGGAATCAATAAGCTAAGATATTTTGATAATAAATTCTCACATCACAGCAACATAAATATGGCCCAGAGACCAAGATACTATATGGCAGATAAGTATGACTCTTTTAAGTATTGGACATCTTATAGAATTGAAAATAATATAGAAAGAGGAATTGCCAAAAATAGTTTTAATGGTCAATTCTTTATTGACGATGCAGCACCATTTGTTGTTTATAAGGAAAGTGTTCCAGCAAATAGATTAACCATAAAAATGCAGACCAATGTTGGAGATATTGATCTAGGACCATTTTCAAATTCTTTTGGATCATTTCCAGATCCACTATATGGAAATTCAAACAAGACTACCCCAGTTAAGTGGAAGATTCAAACACTGCAAGACGGTGCATGGGTAGATGCAAAAACTTTTGATGCAAGTTCTACACGACTAGATGGCTCTCCAATAGTTGGTTCAGATGGCTATGTAGAACTATATTTTGGAATGATTGTCCCTAGAGAGTATATGGGTATATTTAAGCATGCAGGCATCTTGTACTCAGATTTAGTTTTGCCAAAAAACCCTTTTGAGGGCGAAGCCTTTTTGGTAAAAAGCAGTGATGACGATCTAGGGCAATATCACATATGGTTCAACAACTCATATAGAACATTTACTCCAACATATGGATGGATGCTGTATCATGAGTCTGATGTAATTTTGAATGGGTTGGTTGAAAACTTGTCCAATCCAGATACCTATATTGATATTGGCTCAGGGAAAAGACGGTACAGGGACATAGAATATATTTCTGGTATAAGGGTTGTTGTAGACACTATGAATAAAATAGACTCAACCTTTGACTTAATTGAAATGTCACCAAGACTAGTTGGAGACATATCAGATATGGTTCTGGACTTTAATGTTAGCAAGCATGCATCAGATCTTGGTGTTAGCGGTTTACCAGTTGGACAGCTTTTGGCATCATCTGGAAGCTTGTCAATTTTTGATGAAGCCCAAGTCTTCAATAGCAATAATCCAGATAGCCTGGTTTCAGCTCATCTAGATAAGAAAATTAAGTTTAAGTTTTATGAAGCGATTTTAGAAGCAGAAGATATTGCAAATTACTATGTACCAATAAAAACACTATACTCTGACACAATGCCTAAAACCGATAGCAATTCAAAAAGAGTTACTATTCCTCTCAGAGATATGTTTTTTTATTTTGAATCACTAACAGCACCACAAATATTTCTCCAAAATGTTTCTGTTAGCTATGCAGTGTCTTTCCTATTGGACAACATAGGATTCTCTAACTATATGTTTAAGAGGGCACCTGGAGAAACTGAAATGACGATTCCTAGTTTCTTTATTGGAACAGACAAGTCTGTTGCCCAAGTTCTTCAAGATATAGCAGTTTCTACACAAACTGCAATGTTCTTTGATGAGTACAATAACTTTATTATGATGAGCAAAAACTATATGTTGCCATCAGAATCAGAAAGACCAACTGACATCTCTCTATATGGGCAAGACATTCTAGTAGACTCTAATGGAAACGAATACCCATATATAGATCAAGTTAGCTCAGTTGCAATGCTTCCAAAAGACAAGTTTGGTGGAGCATATACGGTTGGAGTTAACCAGGAAATATATGTATGGTCAGACACCCAGAATTCTCCAGTATCTGCAGGCCTTTATCGTAGAACTAAAAATCCTGCAAACATTGTAGAAATTTCAGCTGAAAACAATAGCATCTACAATGACGGTAGAATCAATTACACCTCTAGGTCTTTGCAAAAAACTTATGGTTCTATTAGACAAGCATATCTTTTAGACCAGGACAAAACATGGGTATATAAGCCAGCATTGCTTTGGGAGGTAACTGGCACTGACAGAACTAGGTCAATCAATGGAGAAATCTCTAGTCAGTCATCCTATGTTTTAGGAGCAATGCCATTAAATTCTCGTCTTAGTGAAAGGGTTCCCCAAGTAGTCAACCATAGGGTTGTAGACAATATCATGGACCTTGGTGAAGGTGTTTACTGGATTACCAGATATAACGGATACTTTTATGCTAATGGAGAAATTATACGGTATGACGCTGTTCAATTTAATATTCCTAAAACTGTTTCCACATCAACTGGGGTATCTGTTGTAGACAACAATGTTTGGATTACTAGCATTGAGGAGTATGACAGCTATTTCTCTAAGCTTTCTTTTAATGGAAAAATTTACCCAACAGGTTTGGTAAGAATATACTCACAACCAAAATATGAAACTGTAGATGGGGTTGCTAGGTTAAAGAATGGACCAGTTGAGAAACACGGTAGAGGCCAGTTTGGAACCACAATCTCTAGCCATGAAGCAGGGCTTAGCGACTATTGGTCTAACCCATCTAACAGAAAAGCATGTGTTATGGACTCATCATACCTATTTTCTGATAAAGACATTCCAGCAACTGCAATTGGACCAGCTGGTATTAGTCCATCAATTGCGTCAAAAACTACTGTTAATGGGGTAATAAAGAATTTCCTAAGCTCCTCATACATAACTGAATCAGAGCTTAATGGTCTTAGATCTACACAAACTGGAACCGTTCAATCGTCTGCACTAATCTTGAATGGTCCATCATTTACAACTACAGAAAAGCCCCTAGACTCTGTTACATATGTTCACAAAGCACTTGGAGATCACTATAGACACTTTGGCACTAGAATGAGAATTGTTGGCAAATCAGAAAACAATCTAGATAAGTTTCAAACTCCTATAGGAAGCACACCATATTATTCTGGAATTGGTGTCAATGACTCTACTGTAAACATTGCTGGCTCCTCTGGAGGACTGGCAGTGATGGTAAACCCACAAACAAATGTTGGATATTATTTTGAGCTAATTGCTTTATCAGATACGAAGTTGGAAAATTCTACGAACAACGATATCTACAATATTATTTTTTATAAGGTAAAGCAAAAGAATGGAACCACAGAAGCAATCCCAATAAAATTGTGGGCAGGCCTAACCCAAATTCTAGTAGATAGTGGAACATTTGTTGGACAGTCTAGAATAATTGGCGAAGAAGCTACAACCGTATACGACCTTGCTGTAGAGTATGAAAACATAGGTTCATCAAGAAAGTTCTATCTTTATTTAAATAATAATATTGTTGCCATTGTGGAAGATGATGACCCTTTGCCAATTTATAACAATATGGCACTCTTTGTACGTGGATCTGCAAGGTGCATGTTTGAAAATCTTTATGCAATAACAAACAACTATAGCAGGGACACCTCCTATATTTTGGATACGCCAGTAAATTCTGTTTTTGGCGATGACGAAATTAGCGTAAATGAGTCATTTAGAAAGTACTCCATGAGCGGTATGATTCAATCAACATATCTTTCTGGAATAGCCTCAGCATCTCCGCCAAAGTACAATCTTTACTTTGAGGAATTTGGAACCATCATGAGGGAAGCTGCATATTTTAATGTTCGATATGATAAAGCATATCCAGCACTATATGCCAAGCTATCTCCAACATTTAATAATTTAAAGGGATACACAACATCTGGATTTGTGGCTGGAGCCTATGGTGCAGAGTTTTTGATCTTTAATTCTACAGATACCGCTCTAAGCCTGGACGAATCCAGCGGAAACTATTTAAGAATACAGGGCGTGACATTTACGCAACAGTCTTCAAATGAATTAACTGTAGATGATTATTTTGCAAAGAAGAGTGACTCCTCTAATCCACAAATATCTGGATCGAACTTAGTCTATTCTCCTTTGGTCGCAGAGCAAGAATTTTTAGACATAAAATATAGTCGTGCAACCCATGGCAGAAAAGAGTTTTCTCTAGATGCAGAATATGTTCAGACTAGAGATGACGCAAACTCTTTGATGGGCTGGCTTGTTTCAAAAATTATGAAACCTAGAAAGTCTGTAGGGTTAAAAATATTTTCAATGCCAATCTTGCAACTTGGAGATATTGTAAATATTAGGTACATGAATAAGAAGGGCTTTGACGAAATAGCTTCTGATAACTCTAGGTTTGTGATATATAGCATAGAGTATAATAGAACACCCAATGGACCAGAAATGACCGTATTTTTAAGTGAGGTAGTCTAAGATGGTAGATGCAGTTCCAACGCAATATTTCTTGGAGACCAAGGTATCTCCACCAAGGCCTGCTATTAAAATAGCTACACCAGACCTAATATTAGAAAATAACGAACAAGTTCAAATTGATGTTATGACAGACCTAATCTTTGAAGATATTGGTGGTCAAGAGATAATTAATATTGCTAGAAACGATTCTGTCAATGGGCAAAACATTCGGTATAGCCCAATCAAAAACCTATTGGACATTAACTTTCAATATAACTCTAAAAACATTATATCCCTTGAGAACACATCAGAAACCTTTTTCAATAACTTTCCGATTAAGCTAGATGCCCACATTCCAAATGTTGGTAATGGTCCAAACGGAGAGTATGTTTATATAGATAGTCAAACTGGAAATCTAATTATAAATGTTATAAATATGCAGAATAATGAGCAGGTGGAGGTCCAGATTTTGGCTGCAGGACAGATCCTAGATGATACAATATATGAGGATGAATCATGATAACTAATACTGGCAAAGACATTATTGCAAAATATTTAATTGGACAGGCTCCAGCCTATGCCTCATATATTGCCGTTGGCTGTGGTGCCAGGCCACTAGCCTCTGACGCAACTCTTGGTGATTACTCTGAAAAAAGAAACTTAGATTTTGAAATGTTTAGAGTACCTATTGTTTCTAGAGGATATGTTAATGAAAATGATATATCTAAAGTTGTGTTTACAGCTGAACTACCATCAGAAGAAAGATATGAAATAACAGAAGTTGGAGTTTATTCGGCTGGGTCTAACCCTGCAGTTGGTGCCAACGGTAGCAAAACCATTTATGCTTTTAACAATGAGGCTTGGGAATATCACACCGTAAGCCCAGCACAAGCAATTGCTATTCCAACCATATATGAGCCACTAGACGGAGACTTTAGAGACAACACAATTCATGACGAGGTTGGCTATCCAGCTTACAACAAGCCAGTATTTCAAACAAATGCAGACAATCGAATATTTACTGACGAGGATAGAGTTGCTAGGCATGAAAGATGTAGATTCTTAAATAACATGATTGCGATTGCTGGCAATGATTCAACATTAAACGTTTCTGGCGGTCACCTGTCTCCAACAGCAGGATCAAACCACATACATTTACTTGGTGCAAACCTAGATTTAAATCAGAATGCACCAAATGATGAATTGCGTCTTGCGTTTTCAGTAATCAATAAGGTGGTGGATGGTCCAGATCCAGACAAGGTAAAGATTTTACTAGAGTTTGCATCTACAGATGTTCACAATGAGGCTGGATCGCAATATGCAAGATTTGAGGTAATCTTAGAAAACGGAAATACCCAGGGCAAGCATGATTTTTCAACTAATAGATACGTGGTTGCCAAAAAGCAAATGCAGGAGTTATATAAGAGCACAGGGTTTACCTGGAGCACTGTTGACGTAGTTAAGATTTATGCGTCTGTAGAAAAGAACGGAACTCCATCAGCAGACTACTATGTTTGTCTAGACGCACTAAGGCTTCAAAATCTGTCTTCAGCAAACCCTCTATACGGTTTGACAGGATACTCAGTTATTAGAAATACAGACTCAAGAGCAATCGTAAAGTCAGCAAACACAACTAACTTTATAGAGTTTAGGTTTGCAATGGGAGTGCAGTAATGGCAGATCCTGGAATCAAAAACGTAACAATTTTTAATAATGATCTACCAATTATAAATTCAAAAGTAAAGGGGTATGCTGTCCGATATCGCATCGTGTCTGAGGATAAAAACAGAGTTTCACATTGGTCACCAACACACTATATTGATGCAGGCTATGTCTACCTTCCCCAACTGACTCCAGAAGTAACAAAGTCTGGGAACACCATTTCAATAGTTTGGAATAAGGTTCGGATACAAAAATCTGGCAACCTAATTGGAACAATTAGAGACTATGATATTTGGGTTAAATGGGGCAAGGACGGAGAGGGTGACTGGATTTATGATGGCAAATCAAACATAAATAGCATATCTATGATAATTCCGCCAACATACTCAGTAAATGGTGTTGATCAAGAAGAGCGACCAGACGAACTATCTTTAGAGATTTACCTGGAGAGCGTCCCAGTATCAAGGAGCAACCAGCAGCTTTTGGTCTATTCTCTATCCCAGATTACCGTTTAGTGATATAATATAAGTTATGGCTAAAATTCCACTTCCCCAAAGAGGGCAACCAGTAGATCTTACATATTTGTACGAAATTGCAAATGCTGTTAACAACCTATCAACACAAATATCTCCATCTTCGTATAAGTATGTCACAGTGGATACCCCTACTTCTGGAAAGCAAAATGTTAAGGCATCAGAGGCAAAAATTATTGGTGGGTATATTGAGGTAGCAAACAATAGTACTGTTTCAGCCTCTAACGAAAAAGAGTTTTCGTATGCCATAACTGGTGGAGAATTTAAGTATGCACCAATAGTTACCGCTACCCCAGTTATGATAGGAACTACTGATGCTGGAAAAAGTGCTAGCATAATTTTAAAAAATGTAACAACCTCAAAGGTTGAGGGTGTAGTAAAGTTTAACGTTTCTGGTGATGCCAAGGTAGGAATTAATTTAATTATCATTGGCATTCCAAACTAAGGGAATCATCGTGCCCATTAATAAAAAAGGCAGCATTGAGCAAGAAGGGTACAACTCTGCACCAATAATTCCTGGCAGCAAAAAAGTGTGGTTCTTAAATGGTGACCTTGTTAGAGTTCATCATCACAATAAATCAAATGGCATAATGTCTGTTTATAATATTATTCAAGATAGAATTGAAAGTTGTTTAATTAGTGATTTTAAGAAAAATCGTGAAAGAGCTTTTACTGTTGGAGAAACGGCAACTCTTGTAAATAGACACAAAAAGTATATGCCCAGCCTAATGAAGCGTGGTATTATTCCACATCCCACAGGATCGCAAAAGGGCGGATCAACAGGCTGGCAGGTAAGAAGTTATTATTCAGAGTCGCAAGTTAGAGAAATTCGTGATATACTTGCCTCATATCATATGGGTAGGCCAAGAGGAGACAGGCTTATTACCAATGACATCACTCCATCCAAACAAGAGTTGACAAGGCGTATGGGGGATGGTATACTAACGTATACAAGGACAGAAGACGGAAGATTTATTCCAATTTGGAGTGAATCAATATAGTTAGGAAATGGGTATGGAAGAGACTAAGGTCACTGTATCGCTAGGATATACACTTAATTTGGGTAATTTTCAATCACTAAGAATTGATATAGGCATTCAAGACTCCAAGAGAAATGGAGAAACAACCAACGATGCCTTTGAGCGTGTTTATAAATACGTTGAATCTAAGCTTTCAGAAAAAATTGCTGAGAACCAGGAAAGCTAATGGCAGTAGAACGCAAAGACCGAATGGCTTTGCTTTCTCGCTATAGCAAGCTGCATACAGCTAAGTATAAAGAAAAGCCATTATTAAACCTAAATGTTGAGCAGTGGTCAGCAGATGCTCTTATAGAGTCCTACGGAATAGCATTCTGCTATGATCTGCTAGAATACTATTTTGAAGTTGCTCAGTCTCCAACATGGAAATATTTTGCTAACTATGCAGACAAACTAATTGAAGCAAGAGAAGATTACAAGAAAGATTTACAGGAAAGGGCTGAACGCCGTAAGGCAGCTAGGGTATGGTTAAGTGAATAATACAGAGTCTAAACTAATTTCTGCAGTTCTTGCAGACAAGCAAATACACGTTCTTTTGCAGGCAAATGTTGATACCTTGCTTCGTACCCACAATGATATTTGGAATTTTATAAGAAACTATTCTGAAAATAATGGCTCCTTGCCACCATCCACATTGGTAGTAGAAAAGTTTAGAGACTTTCAGCCAGTTAATGAGGTGGGATCTACAAAGCATCACCTGGAGGAGCTGCAGACTGAATATCTTAATGACAGCCTAAAGGATATTCTTCGTTCTGCTGCAACTGAGGTACAGGGTGGACAAGGCTCAAAGGCACTGGAAGAGCTTATAACAAAAACTTCTGAGCTAAAGAAAAACACTTCTGTCATTAGAGATATTGATGCTACAGATTTAGAATCAGCTGTAGCGTATTACGAAAATGTTCAAAAGCAAAAAGAGCTGGGTCAGCTTGGAATTAAAACTGGCCTAGCAGGTTTCGACAACTATCTTCCTGCAGGAATTATGCCAGGACAGCTTGGTGTGTTTCTGGCTTATCCAGGTATTGGTAAGTCCTGGATGGCTCTATACTTTGCGGTACAGGCATGGAAGCAAGGCAAATCACCATTGGTAATTTCGCTTGAGATGAGCGAGACAGAAGTTCGTAACCGTGTGTTTACAATTATGGGTGATGGACTTTGGTCACATCGTAAACTTAGTGATGGACAAATAGATATAGATGATCTTAAGCGTTGGCACAAAAAGGATTTGTCTGGCAAGCCAGAATTCCACATCATATCTAATGATTCTGGAGGAGACATAACTCCATCAGTTATTCGTGGAAAGATTGATCAATACAAGCCAGATCTAATAATTGTAGACTATCTTCAGCTAATGAGTCCTAATCAGAAATCGGACAATGAAACTGTTCGCATGAAGAACTTGTCACGTGAACTAAAGCTTCTCGCTATTAGTGAAGAAATTCCAATTATTGCAATCTCCTCAGCAACGCCAGATGACGTTACAAAGCTAGACACTGTTCCAACTTTGGGGCAGACTGCGTGGTCTCGTCAAATAGCCTATGATGCTGACTGGGTCCTGGCTCTTGGCCGTGCAACCAACTCAGATATCATTGAATGTGTATTCCGAAAGAATCGTAATGGCTTTATGGGCGAATTCTTAGTTCAGGCTGATTTCGACAAGGGCTGGTACAAATACAAGGATTTTGAAGATAACTAGTTATAATAAAACATGTTTCAACAGAATGTTCACCACAAGCCAATAAAGAAATTCGGTCTTGACGGTGTTATTAATGATGAGTCAAATATTGCCAGGCTCAAAATTGAATATGTACGACTGCTATTGTTAGAGATGAGGCTGTCTGGATATGTCCCAAGATTGGATATTGACCCAGACTTTACAATAAGGTATAATGAACAAAAGAATTACTTTGAATTTAAGTTATCAATACATGGTGTTTATATAGGGAAAAGAAGAATAGAATGCATAGTGGGGATAGACGGAACAACGGTGGTGTCTACACAGCCGAACAGATTAACAGAGTTTTATCTGGGGCAGGCATCTCAATCGAATCTGAAGTAGATTCTGACTATATTATATTCTGTCCTTTTCATAGCAATCACAGATCTCCAGCTGGAGAGGTAGACAAGAGTACTGGAACCTTCTTCTGCTTTTCTTGTCATCACGTTGCAAGTTTGGTAGAGCTTATTATGCATACATCATCTAGGTCTTATTTTGAATCAGTCCGTTTTATTAAAAGCAAAGAGACAGAGTCTGATCTACTGCAAGAGGTTGGAAAAAAGCTACAATCAAAACCAGACTTTATTCAATTTGACCAAGTACTTCTTAAAAGACTAAATCAGCAGGCACTAGAATCCCCTAGGGCAATGCGTTACTATGCAGGAAGATCAATCACGGAAGAGTCTGTAAAAAAGTTCTCTCTGGGGTTTTCTGAGAAGCAAGACATGGTGACAGTCCCTGTTCACTCCCCAGATGGAATGGAAATTGGGTTTGTTGGCAGATCCATAGAGGGTAAGGAATTTAAGAATACACCAGGCCTTCCTAAAGGGAAAACATTATTCAACATTCATAGAACAAAATCATCTAGCAAAGTTTATGTGGTAGAATCATCATTTGATGCCATAAGGCTAGATCAGTGTGGATTTTCTGCCGTGGCTACCCTGGGTGCAAACGTGTCCAGTGCACAAATAGACTTGCTACAAAAATACTTCAATAACATCATTGTTATTGCTGATAATGATGAGGCAGGCGGTAACATGAAAAACCGAATTATTGAAAGATTAGGGTCTCGTGTCACTGTTGTTAAATTAGATAAACAATATAAGGATATTGGTGATATGTCAGATGAGGCAATTAGAAATATAGACTCATCATTTGACAAGTCTATTGCCAGTATGCTACAATAATAAACCGTTACAAAAACAAGGAGAAAAATGAGTATAACTAGAGGGCTAAAAGATATCGGAGCATTAGTCGATAAGCCAAAATATGAAAACACAGGAACAAAGGTACGATGGGTAAAGCTAGCAGATGGACAGTCTGCCAAGATTCGTTTTATTGAAGAGCTTGACCAGGAATCAGCTAACTACAGTGCAGACCGTGGTCTTGCTATCGTAGTTAAGGAACACACAAATCCAAAGGATTACAAGCGTAAGGCCTTGGACACCATGGACACTGAGGGTCGTGACTGGGCAGAAGAGATGCACCGCAAGGACCCCAAGGCAGGCTGGAAGGCTCGTCTTCGTTTTTACTGCAACGTTCTAGTTGATGATGGAACAGAGGAGCCGTACGTAGCCGTATGGTCGCAGGGTGTCTCTAAGCAGTCAGCATTCAACACTCTTCGTGAGTATGCACTAGAGACTGGATCCATCTCAAATCTTGAGTGGAAGATTAAGCGTAATGGGCAGGGAACTGAGACCAACTACACACTCATTCCAATGAAGCCAGACGTAGAACCATTTAAGTGGGACGGCATTGAGCCATTTAATTTGGACACTGTTGTTCGCCATGTGCCATATGCAGAGCAAGAGGCATTCTACCTAGGGTTTGATAGCCCATCTGCAACTTCAAGCAATATTGATTGGTAGTAATAAGTTGATGAGGGTAGCACAACAGCTACCCTCATTTGCTTTACACGTCTTGACAATGTGTCAAAAATATGCAATAATTTTTACAAATAGGTAAACAAGATTAAGGAAAAAATGAGTTACGTAGGTCTTCACGTACATACACACTATAGTTTGTTTGATGGAATTGCAACTCCACAAGAATATGTCGATAGGGCTGCTGCACTAAACATGCCTGCTATTGCAATCACAGACCATGGATCTCTTTCTGGTCACAGAGAAATGTTTCGTGCTGCAAAGGAAAAGGGCATCAAGCCAATCCTGGGCATTGAGGGGTATATTACAAAAGACAGGCTTGACCACGAAGACAAGAAGAGCAAGAACGACCCACTTGACCTTAACTACAACCACCTAATTATTCTTGCCAAAAATGATATTGGGCTTCAAAATCTAAACAAGCTAAATGAAATTGCTTGGACTGAGGGCTTCTTTAAAAAGCCACGCATTGACTGGGAAGTTCTAGAAAAATATAAAGAGGGTCTCATTGTTACCTCTGGCTGCCTATCTGGTGTTTTGGCAAAAGCTATTGAGTCAGACAATCTAGCATATGCGAAGAAGCACATTAAGTGGTGCAAGGATACTTTTGGTGACGATTACTACATTGAGGTAATGCCACACAATCCCCCAGAAATTAACAAGATGCTTTTAGAGTTGTCAGACGAGTTTGGTGTAAAGCCAGTCGTTACTCCAGACTGCCACCACTCCGACCCAGCTCAAAAAGAAATCCAGGAGCTGAAGCTTATCCTTAACTCATACGCAAACAAGACTGAAAAGGATGTTACGTATGAAGAGTCCAAGGAATATGATAACTTAATGGATCGCTTGGACTACTTGTATGGTGCAGATCGACAGATGTCCTTTAATAAGTTTGAGATTCATCTACTATCAAATGAAGAAATGCACCAGGCAATGAGTGCACAGGGCATTGATAGAGAAGACATGTATGAGACAACTCTTGAGATTATGAATAAGATTGAGGAATACTCAATAAAAGATAACCAAGACTTGCTACCAGTTCAATATCAAAATCCAAATGAAGAGCTTGCTAACTTGGCAATGGATGGACTTAGAGAACGTGGCTTAGACAAGAATCAGGAATACCTAGACAGGTTAAAAGAAGAGCTAGAGGTTATTGCAAATAAAAACTTTGGGCCATACTTTCTTGTTGTCCGTAATATGATTTCGTGGGCAAAGAAAGAGGGGATTATGGTTGGTCCAGGTCGTGGATCTTCTGCAGGATCTCTGCTTTGCTACACCCTAGGCATTACTGACATTGATCCTATTCAGCACGGACTTTTGTTTTTCCGATTTATCAATCCAGAACGTAACGACTTCCCAGATATTGATACAGACATTCAGGATTCACGTCGTGAAGAGGTAAAGGATTATCTTGTTAGGCAGTATCGTCACGTAGCGTCTATTGCAACCTTTCTAGAATTTAAGGGCAAGGGAATTGTTAGAGATATTGCACGTGTGCTAAACATCCCACTTGTTGATGTAAACAAGGTATTGAAGCTTGTAGATGATTGGGATGACTATTGCACTTCAAAACAGACAGCTTGGTTCCGTGAAAAGTATCCAGAAATTGAAGAGTATGGAGAACAGTTGCGAGGTCGCATTCGTGGAACTGGTATTCACGCAGCTGGAGTTGTAACTGCTAAGGAGCCTATCTTTAAGTATGCTCCAATGGAGACAAGAACTGCTCCAGGAACAAAAGAAAGAATTCCAGTAGTTGCAGTAGACATGACAGAAGCAGAGCGTATTGGTCTTATTAAGATTGATGCACTTGGTCTAAAAACTTTGTCAGTAATTCAGGATACATTAAAAATTATTGACGGTAGAAGTAGCAGGAAGATTGACCTACACTCAATTAACATGGAAGATGCTAATGTCTATACAATGCTATCTGATGGATATACGAAAGGTGTCTTCCAATGTGAAGCTACACCATACACAAATCTTCTAGTTAAGATGGGCGTTAAAAACTTTGCAGAGCTTGCAGCATCTAATGCTCTAGTTCGTCCAGGTGCAATGAACACTATTGGTAAAGACTATATTGCTCGTAAGCATGGTAAGCAAAACATTAGCTATCACCACGAAGTTATGAAGTCATTTACTGCAGAAACCTATGGATGTGTTTTGTATCAGGAGCAGGTTATGCAGGCCTGTACTGAGCTTGGCGGAATGACCATGGCTGAAGCTGACAAGGTTCGTAAGATCATTGGTAAGAAAAAGGATGCTAAAGAGTTTGACCAGTTTAGGGAAAAGTTCGTAAAGGGTGCATCTAGGTACATCTCTCCTAACTTGGCAGAAGACCTATGGCATGACTTTGAGGCACACGCAGGGTACTCTTTTAACAAGTCTCACGCTGTGGCATACTCAACAGTTTCCTATTGGACTGCATGGTTAAAGTATTACTACCCTATTGAGTTTATGTACTCTCTACTTAAAAATGAGAGTGACAAAGATGCTCGCACTGAGTATTTGATTGAAGCCAAGCGTATGGGTATTTCTATCAAACTTCCACACATCAATGAGTCAGACATTGACTTTAAGATTGAGGGCAAGGGAATTCGTTTTGGACTGAGTGCAATTAAGTATATTTCAGATAACATTGCTAGCAAATATATGGCTGCACGTCCATTTAGCTCTTATGCTGAATTAGAAGAGTTTACCTTTACAAAGGGAAGTGGTGTTAACAGTCGTGCACTCCAGGCACTGAGACTAGTTGGTGCTGCAACTTTTGAGGATAATCCAAGAAACGATGAAGAAATTCGTGAAAACCTATATGAGTATTTAAACTTGCCAGAGTTTAACACATCTATTCCTGCACACTATCATGCCTTTATTAATGATATAGAGGAGTACGAAGAAAAGGGAGTCTTCGTTTTGATGGGAATGGTAAAGAATATAAAACGCAGCAAGGGCTGGTCACGTGTAGAAATTCTAGACAAAACTGGTAGCGTTGGTATTTTTGATGAAGAGCAGACAACAATTGAAAGCGGAAAAACCTATATGGTCTTAGCTAGCGATAATAGAATTGTCTCTGCTGTACCAGTAGACGAGCTTAAAGGTTCTACAAATGGCTTTATTAAATTCTTAAACTACAGAATGTTGCCATATAAAGATGATCAAAAGTTTGTGGTATCATTTAAGCCACGAGTTACAAAAGCAGGTAAAAAGATGGCATCGCTAGTTCTGGCAGATACCGATAGAGACCTGCATGCTGTAACCGTTTTCCCTACAGCTTTTGCAAAAGCATATATGAAAATTGAAGAGGGTAATGCCTATAACTTTACCTTTGGACAAACTAAAGATGGAACTGTCATTATGGAAGACGTTGAAAGCGTCTAACAACTTAATAAGGAATGGAGCTAAAATAATGATTACCGTATATACAAAACCAGCATGCGTTCAGTGTGATGCCACAAAAAGATTGCTGACAAAGCATGGACTAAGCTTTGAAACAATTGACATTACAGAAGACCAGTTAGCCTATGACAAAATCATATCTATGGGCTTTAAGTCAGCTCCAGTTGTAATAACAGACAACGATTCTTGGGCTGGCTTTAATCCAGACAAGATTAATGGATTGGCTGCCTAATATGACAACAATAGAAGAAGCGTTAGCACAACTAGATCCTAAAATAAGAAAAAGGCTTGGTCCAGCGGTTGGCATTAAGACTGAGCTTCAGCCAACACCAAGTCCAGGATTAAACAGGGCATTGGGTGGTGGCCTTCCATATGGTAGACAGGTTCTTTTGTGGGGTAGCAAGTCTAGTGCAAAGTCATCTCTTTGCTTGCAGACCATAGGAATGGCACAGAAAGACGGAAAGCTTTGTGCCTGGGTAGATGCAGAAATGTCTTATGATGAAGAGTGGGCAAAAAAGCTTGGTGTAGATACCACTCAGCTGATTTATTCTGAAGCTAGAAGTATCAATGACATGGTTGATGTGACTGTTGCACTTTTGGATGCAGGTGTAGACCTGATTGTCATAGACTCAATTAGCTCATTATTGCCAGCAGTATACTTTGAGAAAGATTCAACAGAGCTAAAGCAGTTGGACCAAACAAAGCAAATTGGTTCAGAGTCTAAGGACTTGAAGCATGCATGGATGATGATAAATTATGCAAATAATCAAAAGAAGCCTGCCCTTGTTATTGCTATTTCTCAAGCAAGAAATAACATCACAGCAATGTATACGCAATCAGTACCTACTGGAGGAAATGCAACACAATTCTTTTCGTCCACAATAGTTAAGCTGTTCTCGTCTGGCTCTGATGCTCAGGCAATCAAGGGAAAGATTAAGGTTGGAGACAAGCTTATTGAACAAAAGTTGGGTCGCAAGGTTCGCTGGGAAGTTCAAAATTCTAAGACATCTGCACCAGGAGATAGTGGTGAGTATGACTTTTATTTTAAGGGAGACAGTCTTGGAATAGACTCAGTGGGAGATCTAGTAGATACTGCTGAAATGTTGGGTATTGTAGAGAGAACTGGTGCTTGGTACATTCTTCCAGATGGATCTAAGTTGCAGGGTAGAGAAGCTTTTGTTACTCATATCAAGAACGATATAGAGCTTCAAGAGACAATTAGGAACAAGGTCAATGGCGAAGTATAATGTTTACAATGGAGAATTTCCATGCCATACTTGCAAAACTATAGTTACCAGTCTTAGGCAATACCTGGACTCTGGAGAGCTTACTTGGCTTTGTCCTCAGAATCATCTAAGCACGGTAAACCTAAAGCCAGTTAAAAAAACAAAGAAAGACTATGAGCGAGAAAAGCGAAAGTAAGCGAATTAACGCTAAGCAGCATAAAAACTCTGGACGTGGAACCCATAAGGGGGATGCGACCTGGAAAAACTTTACTGTTGACTTTAAAGAGGTTCAGAAATCTTTTACTATCAATAAGGACGTTTGGGCCAAGGCAGTCACAGATGCTATTCGGAATGGAAATGATCCTGCGATCATGGTTGTCATTGGAAAAGATGGAGTTAAGACAAGGCTTGCGGTTATAGAAGCCTCGCTGCTTGAGCAAATTATTGATGGTGTATAATTAAGATATGAAATACGCAGACTTAGTAGCATCTCAGCCATACGTAAGCAATCAGGACTTCAAGCCTTTGGTTGTTTCAGATGTATTATTGCCAGAACAAATATCAGAAATTTACTCCGCAGTTTCTGCTTTACCAGAAAGCCAAACAAGAATTCAGCCCTGGGCTGGGCATAAAATTTGGGACACCAGGTTTTCAAAAGAGATTGAAGACAGGATAACTGCTGTTGCCCAATCTGTTTTGGGAGACATCGTGGTCTTAAATTATGACTATTCTTTTGCAAGATACTCTAGAAAGTTTGGCTATGAGTGTAAGCTATTCCCACACTACGATACTAGAGAAGCACAAAGAATAACCTTTGACATTCAACTAAAGGCATCTGAGCCCTGGGCGGTAGTTGTGGAAGGCGAGCCATTTTACCTAGAGGATAACCAAGGCTTAATTTTTGCAGGAACCCAGCAAATCCATTGGAGAGAAAATAAAACAATAGCTGAGGATGCAGAAATTGATATGATTTTTTGTCATCTAGAGTATGTCAACACATTGCCACTTGATGAGGGGCAGGAAGATATTCTGCGTGAAAGAGCAAGCTTTTTAATGCATGAGTCTGGAATTGGAAATGAGGTAGTTACAAATGAAGTTTGATGAAATAAATGTTGTGGTTAAAGATTTGCTGACTGAGTCAGAAATCAAAGAAATTTATGCAATGGTTGATCAGTCATACAATAAGTTTATTATGCCACATCTAGGTCAGCAAGTATCTGACTTCAGAATGCCTGACTCTGTTATGGAAAAAATTCTTAAAGTTTCTAAAGAGATATCTGGATACGATGATTTAATTCTAGAGGCATATCAGTTTGCTAGATATGAAAAATTTATTAGAGAAGATGGTGTGACATCAATTCCAAAGTTGGCACCACACCATGACACATTCGATCAGCCAAGGTTTACCTTTGACTATCAGCTAGGATCAAATATTTCTTGGCCCATCGTTGTTGAAGGAAATGAATCTGTATTGAAAGATAATGAGGCTGTAACTTTTAGTGGAACTCACCAAGTTCACTGGAGGCCAGAGCGAGAGTGGACTGAGGGCGAATACATGGACATGATATTCTGCCACCTGCATTCTCCAAGTTTTCCTGTAAACTCATCAGAGCACAATGACCTCATGCTTGCCAGAGCAAAAGACTATCGTGAAAAAATTGGAATTGAGTAATAGATGCCAATTGCAAAAATGCATAAATATCTCACTGGATTTGACAGATACAATAAAACTCTACCAATATACATAGAAAAGCCCTTCACAGCCTCACAGGCAGAAGAGCTTCGTAATTCTATAGATTCTATACGTTCACGTCCATTGGCCTCAGAGATCCTGCCAGGTGACAAAGAAGAGTTTACGAGCAGCACAAGTAGGCTGGACCCAAGAATAATGACACATATGTCAAGAATGATTATTGAATTTATTTGTCCAAAATCCATAGAGTCTGTAATGGACTCATACTGTAAGCCAGTCCACAAAGATGAAATAAAGCTTGCACATTACAGCTACATAGACTATAATTTAAAGTACGGTGATGGAAGGTATGAGCCATCACTGCCACCACATATTGACAGTACTGAAAATCTTGTGACATTCAACTATCAGCTTGGTGGCAACATTGACTGGGATATTTACATAGATGGAGAAAAGCATAGCCTTAAAACTGGAGATGCCATAATTTTTAGTGCAGTTAACCAAGTTCATTGGAGACCAAAGCGTGAGTGGAAAGAGGGGGACTTTTTGGAAATTGTAACCTTTGACTATTCTCCACCAACAGATTGGGCTTTTACAGGAGAAGACGATCCAATTGATCCAAACAAATATCCAGAAAAGATGCGAGAATACCTAGAAGAATTGTCAACGAAAAAGCAGTACCAGGATGCATGGAACATGTATAATAGACTTTAACAATAAAAAAGAAAGAAAATAATGCAGCAAGATAAAACAACAATAGAGATGGTAAATGGTCTGGCAGAGATAGCTGACTTCATGAATGATGAAGAGCTAACCCAGGCCCTAACCGTTATTGCAAAGTTAATTATTAAGCCAGACATTCCTATGAATGTTGCTACACTTGAAATTGTTAGACTGCAAGCTATTGCGGCTAAGATGGCATTTCGTGCAACCTGGATGGTTAATGTTGAAAAAGGAAATAGGGAGAAGAAGAACATCTACTTTACCGCACATGAGGCAATCTCTGATCTAGTCTCAGCACTAAAGTATATTGTTCGATAGGGTATATCATGGCTAAAAGTTTATTGAAGCAGGTTATGTTAGAAACCAAAAGGGTTCCTTTTAAGAAAACATTTCTTGATACAGACGCATTGATCCAAAAAATTAATTCTGGATATACTGTAAACAGAACAGAAAAGTTTCAGAAAAAGAATTCTTTTGCACCAAGCACTATCGCATATTCTCATGGAGAATGCCCAAGATACTGGTATCTGGCTTTTGAAGGAGCCGTCTTTCAAGATAATGCAGATGCTTATGGTGCAGCAAATATGACATCTGGTACAAAGTCTCACGAAAGAATTCAGGAAGCTATGGCAAACGTGCCAGGCCTTCTCCTAGATTCTGAGTTTAAGGTGACTTATGAAAATCCACCAATCTTTGGTTTTGGAGATGTTCTTCTTAATTGGGAAGATGCCCCATTGCTTGGTGAGATCAAGACAATGCCACATGAAGGTTTTGAGTATCGTAAAAATGCTGGTAAGCCAAAGACTGGACACCTAATCCAGCTTTTGATTTACATGAAGATACTTAATAAAAACAAAGCAATACTAATTTATGAAAACAAGAATAACCATGAATTGTTGGTATTCCCAATTGAATTAAATGCGTATATGTATGAGTGGGTAGAGAACACATTTGAATGGATGAAGACAGTTCGTGGTGCATGGGAAAAGAAAACCCTGCCAACCAAAAACTATAGATCTAATTCCAAAATCTGCAAGACATGTCCAATTAGGGATGCTTGTGAAAATGCTGGGCTGGGAGACATCGAAATAAAGTCACTGGAGCCCTTGGATGAAGACAAAGCATTGTCAGTGGTGTGACACTCAGTTCGAGACAGATATAACTTATCAGATATACTGCTCTGTGCAGTGTAGAGATTCTGCTACAAAAGAAAAGATTGCAGCTAGATATCATATATCACGTAGGAAAAAAAGAACTGGTAAAGTTAGGCTTTGCAATTCTTGTGGAGCAAGCCTGTCAATATATAATGATGACTCGCTATGTCAAAACTGCTTGATCAATCCAAAGGAAGTGTCTAAAATTTTAAAACAGATTAAGGGACTTGCAAATGGCAGGAATAAAAAAGAGTAGCGAAAAACCTAAAAATATATGTGCAATTGATGCTAGCACTCATAGCTTAGCTTTTGCAATTTTTTCAGACAACAACTTGGTAAAGTGTGGCAAAATTAAGTTTGAAGGGGCTAACGCTTACCAAAAGCTTGGCGATGCTGCAAAAAAGTCTATGCCATTCTTTAAGTTATTTGAAATAGATGCGATTGTTATTGAGCACACAGTGTTTATGAATAGTCCAAAGACTGCATCAGATCTTGCATTAATTCAAGGTGCCCTACTTGGTGCAGCAAAAATTTCTGGAGTATCAACAGCAGGATCTATCAATCCTATTACTTGGCAAAGCTTTATTGGAAACAACAAGTTGTCCGCAAAAGAAAAGCAAGACCTTATGGCTGAGTTTCCTGGCAAATCAAAAAATTGGTATCAGAATAAGTCCAGAGAGATTCGCAAACAAAGAACAATTAAGTTTGTTAATACTTACTATGATAAAGATATAACTGATGATGATGTCGCAGATGCAATTGGTATTGGCCACTACGCAATTAACAATTGGGGAAAGATTGACAAATAAATGAGCAAGCTGTATACTAGTGAGGCATGGTTGAAAAAAAGATACCATGTTGATAAGAAAACTCCACAAGAAATTGCAAAAGAATGCAACACTAGCGTGGAAACTATATACGTATATCTTGCTAAATTTGGACTAAGGAAGTCACGTAGATGAATACAATTAATGACATAAACAGAGTTTGCAACGAAATCAGAGATATGCTGATGAGCAAAAACTTATCTTATGGAGACTCTGCACTAAGCCCTGTAAGAATTTTCTCAAAGGCAGATGCCACTGAGCAAATTTTGGTTAGGATAGATGACAAGATTTCAAGATTTGCCAGGGGCAGAAGCTATCCAGGAGATAACGACATAGATGACCTAATTGGATATCTAGTTTTGCTAAAAATTGCTAAGGGAAGGCTGGCTAGTGCGTAAAAAGGCGGCACAGGTCAAGGAGACATATCTTATAAAGGAAGACTCCATAGAAATCGATGGCTTCTTGATTAGTCGTGGTGATATAATTAAGATCCAGGGTGAGCATGGGGTGAAGTTTAAGTTTCATAGCTTTGTTACAAACTCAGTTTCTGGAGCACAGTGGATCGATTGTTTTGAATTTGTTATGGGAAGATCTTCAGTGTTTAGGTCTTTCTCTCCAGATAGAGTAAAGAGAATACCAGTAAAAAGAAAGAGGGTGGCACGTGTCAACAGAGGAACAGCTAATCCAGCATCTTGATGATGTTAATCGTGTTGTAGAAAAGTATCTTCAGGGAGCTGAGCCAACCCAAATTTCTAAAGAGCTAGCAATGCCTCGTCAAAAGGTAATGCTATATATTAATGAGTGGAAGCAGATGGCTTCTGACAATGCTGCAATTCGTGCACGAGCAAAAGAAGCTCTCGTTGGAGCAGACACTCACTACAACAAACTTATTCAAAAAGCATATGAGGTTATTGATGATGCCACAACTACAGCTAACCTAAATGCAAAAACTTCTGCAATCAAGCTTGTGCTAGACATTGAGGCCAAGCGTATTGACATGCTGCAAAAAGCTGGCCTGCTAGAAAATAAAGAGTTGGCTGAAGAGATGCTTGAGATTGAGCGTAAGCAAGACATTCTTGTAGGAATCCTTAGAGACATTGCTTCTGAATATCCACAAATTCGTGACGAAATTATGAGAAGGCTATCAGCAGTTTCTAAAGAGCAACAGGTGATTACGGTAGTGCACAGCGATGTTTGATGATTTTATAGAAGTCTTAAAAGCTGACATCTTTGAAGAAAAGCCAGTAGACGCTAAGACCTTTGTTGAGGGCGAAGACTATTTGGCACAGCCACCACTATCTGATATTCAGTACGACATTGTAGAGGCCATGAGCCAGATATATCGACTAGAAGATTTGATAGACATTATGGGCGAAGAAAAGGGAAGGCAGCACTATGCAAAGTATACAAAAAATGAAATTATTCTTCAGCTTGGAAAAGGTTCTGGAAAAGATTTTACCTCAACAGTTGCATGTGCCTATATTGTATACAAGCTTTTATGCCTTAAAGATCCTGCACGATATTTTGGTAAGCCTAGTGGTGATGCCATTGATATCATTAACGTTGCGATCAACGCACAGCAAGCGAAAAACGTATTCTTTAAAGGCTTTAAGACAAAGATTGAGAAGTCCTCTTGGTTCTCTGGTAAGTTTTATGCCAAGGCTGAATCAATTGAGTTTGACAAATCTATCACAGTATATTCTGGACACTCGGAAAGAGAGTCACACGAGGGTCTTAACCTTATCTTGGCGGTACTTGATGAGATCTCTGGATTTGCTACTGAAATTGGAACTGGCAATGACCAAGGTAAAACAGCAGACAACATCTATAAAGCCTTCCGTGCGTCAGTAGACTCTCGTTTCCCAGACCTAGGTAAGGTAGCACTGCTATCATTCCCACGCTTTCCAGGAGACTTTATTTCCCAAAGATACGATGCGGTTATTGCAGAAAAAGATTCAGTTACAAAGACTCACAAGTTTGTTATGAATCCAGAACTTCCAGAAGATGCAGAGGGAAATTCTTTAGAGATTCAGTGGGATGAAGAAACAATCATTTCTTATAAATATCCAGGAGTGTTTGCATTAAAGCGTCCGACCTGGGTTGTAAACCCAACAAGAAAAATTGATGACTTTAAGTTAGCGTTTTATACTGATATTGGAGATGCCATGCAGAGATTTGCATGTGTGCCTACCTTTGCCTCAGATGCCTTTTTTAAGCAACAGGAAAAGGTTCGTGCCTGTATGACAATTAGAAATCCAATAGACAGTGCAAAAAGATTTGATGAGACATTCAAGCCAGATCCTGAAAAAACATATTTTGTTCATGCTGACCTTGCACAAAAGCATGACAAGTGTGCTGTTGCAATTGCTCACGTAGAAAAATGGGTATCTGTCCAGGTAATGAGAGATTATGAACAGGTTGTCCCTATGGTAATTGTAGATGCAGTCGTATACTGGGAGCCAAAGATTGAAGGACCTGTAAACCTTTCTGAGGTAAAGCAATGGATTCAAAATTTAAGAAGGCAGGGCTTTAATATTGGAATGGTTTCATTTGACCGTTGGCAGTCATTTGATATTCAGAATGAGCTAAAGCAAGTTGGCATGAGAACTGAAACGGTATCTGTTGCTAAAAAGCATTATGAAGATATGGCTATGCTAATATACGAAGAAAGGTTGGCAATGCCAGCTATTGATTTGTTATTTGAAGAACTAACAGAGCTTAAGATTATGAAAAATAATCGTGTAGATCACCCAAGAAAGCTGTCCAAGGACTTGGCGGATGCTGTTTGTGGTGCTGTCTTTGGTGCAATATCTCATACGTCAAAGCCACAAAACCTTGAGGTAGAGGTTCATACTTTTAGGGACAGGCCTAAAAATCAGCTTGACATGAATGTCAACAATGTGATAAAATATAAACCTATGCCCAAAGATGTGGCAGATTATTTACAAAGATTTGATTTGATATAAATCAAAAACAAAACAAAGGAGAAAAATGACTTCTATTAAGAAGCCTTTAATTGCTATTGCCTCTGCAGTAGCACTAATTGGATCTGTAATTCTTGCAGGTCCTGCTAATGCAGCTACCACAGCACTTACTGTTGCTGGTTCTGCCCCTGCTACAGCTGGTACTTCCTCTGCAACTGCGGTTGCTCTCCCAGTACCTGCTGATAACAGTGTAGATTCTGCTGATGTTCTACGCATCGCATTGTCTAACCTAGTTGCTGGAAGCAATGTTGTAGTTTCTGCAACAAATGCAAGAGTAGTTACTTCAATTACATCTGGTTCTGCTGTTGTAAAGGCAGATGCTGGAACTACTTCAGCAACTATTCCTACTGGTACAGGAACAACTGCAGACATTTATGTATACACCACAACAACTTTGACTGGTACTGTAGCAGTAACTGCAAACAATGCTACTACTACATACTTTGTTAAGGGTAATGCTGGTGCTGCGTACAACCTAGCAGTTGTTGCACCAACAGTTGCCAACCTGGGTGCAGCTGTAGAAGTTACTGCAACTGTAACTGACGTATTTGGTAATGCTGTAACTAACGCTACCATTTCGTCTACAGTTATTCGTGGTACACTAGGTTCATTCTCATACGATGCAACCGATAAGCGTTATGAGGCAACTCTAACTGCTCCTGCTACTGCAGGAAATACAGTGATTGCAAACACAATTACTGCTTCTGCTGTTGCAGGTCTTGCAAAGCCAGTAACTGAGGTTATCTCTACAATTTCTGTAGCAGACCTTTCTGGACAGGTAGCAACACTTAGTGCACAGGTTGCAACGCTAACTGCTCAGTTGGCTGCAGCTGAGGCTAAGGCTGTTGAGAATCGCAAGGCACACAACAAGCTTGCCAGAGAGTGGAACAAGAAGTTCCCACGTGCAAAGGTAAAGCTAATTAGCTCAAAGTAAACAAGATAGACTAGCGAGGGGAGCGGTAGAGATGCCCTCCCCTTTGCTGTCTCTAAATTTTAAAAAGGAGTTAGAATAGATGTCCATACAAATTGTATATTTTTCTAACTATTCGGGAAATACAAAAAGATTTGTGGAGAAACTAAATGGAACTACTACTCGTATTCCTATTGATTGGGATAACTCTAGCCCCACTATTGTTCATAGCGAGTATGTTCTTGTTGTACCCACTTATGGTGGAGGTAGCGAAAAAACTGCAATCCCACGACAGGTTCGACATTTTTTAAATATCGAACAAAACAGAAGCCTATTGCGTGGAGTAATAGGTACTGGCAATACAAATTTTGGAGAGCATTACTGCAAAGCAGCAGATGTGATCTCAGCAAAAACAGGTGTACCTATAATTGCTAGGGTAGAAATATTCGGCACTGATGAGGATGTTAACAAAATAAAAGAGAGGTTAGAATTACTGTATGGATAACTACAGCTATCATGAGCTAAATGCTATGCTCAATCTATATGATGCAAATGGCAAGATTCAGTTCGATAAAGACAAGGCAGCCGCAAAGGCATATTTTCTTGATCACGTCAACCAAAATACGGTCTTCTTTCACTCTATTGAGGAAAAGCTCAACTATCTAGTTGAAAATGAGTATTATGACCAGGATGTTCTAAGCAAGTATAGTCTAGACTTTATCAAAGATCTATTTAAGCATGCCTATTCATACAAGTTTAGATTCCCAACTTTTGTGGGTGCATACAAGTTCTATACTTCATATGCCCTAAAGACTTTTGATGGTGAGCGATACCTAGAGCGTTTTGAAGACCGTGTCGTAATGAATGCACTAATGCTTGCACGTGGCAATGAGGAAATTGCCAAGGATACTGTAGACGAGATTATCTCTGGTCGCTTCCAGCCAGCAACTCCAACCTTCTTAAATGCTGGTAAAATGCAGCGTGGAGAATTTGTTTCTTGCTTCTTGCTGCGTGTGGAAGATAACATGGAATCAATTGCTCGTGCCGTTGCGTCATCCCTTCAGCTATCAAAGCGTGGTGGGGGAGTTGGCCTAAATCTTACAAACGTTCGTGAACATGGTGCACCAATTAAAAAGATTGAGAATCAGTCATCTGGAGTTATTCCAGTTATGAAGATGCTTGAGGACGCATTCTCCTACGCAAACCAGCTTGGTGCTCGCCAGGGTGCAGGTGCCGTTTACCTAAACGCTCACCACCCAGACATCATGCGATTCCTGGATACTAAGAAAGAAAATGCTGACGAAAAGACTCGTATCAAGACCCTAAGCTTGGGTGTAGTTATTCCAGACATCACCATTGAGCTTGCCAAAAATAATGAAGACATGTATCTGTTTTCTCCATATGACGTAGAGAGGGTTCATGGAAAGCCAATGAGCGATGTTTCTGTTACAGAAATGTACCAGGAACTTGTTGATGACCCACGTATTCGCAAGTCCAAGATCAAGGCTCGTGAACTATTTGAGCGGATTGCAGAACTTCAATTTGAATCAGGATATCCCTACATTGTTTACGAAGACACTGTAAATAAAGAAAATCCAATTGATGGTCGCATCAACATGTCTAACCTCTGCTCTGAGATCCTGCAGGTCAACACGCCTACAACATACAATAATGATATGTCCTATAAGGATATTGGCAAGGATATCTCCTGCAACCTAGGGTCACTTAATATTGCCAAGGCCATGGAGTCTCCAGACTTTGGAAAGACTGTTGAGATTGCCATTCGCTCACTCACCTCTGTGTCTGAACAGTCCTATATTGATTCTGTAATGTCAGTAGCTGAGGGCAATAAGAAGTCTCGTGCTATTGGTCTTGGCCAGATGAACCTGCATGGATATTTTGGCAAGGAAGAAATGTTTTATGGTGATGAAGAATCTCTTGACTTTACCAACATCTATTTCTTGACAGTTCTTTACTATGCCCTAAAGGCATCTAACAAGATTGCTATTGAGACTAAATCACCATTTGATGGTTTTGAAAAGTCTAAGTATGCAGACGGATCATTCTTTGATAAGTATACCCAGCAGAAGTGGGAACCAGCTACAGAAAAGGTTGCACAGATTTTTAAGGATGCAAAGATTCGCATTCCTAAAAAGAAGGACTGGGAAGAGCTAAAGGCTTCCGTAATGGAGCACGGTATCTACAACCAGAACCTACAGGCAGTGCCGCCTACTGGATCTATTAGCTACATCAACAATAGCACTAGCTCTATTCACCCCATCGCTTCTCAGATTGAAATTCGTAAGGAAGGAAAGCTTGGTCGTGTTTACTACCCTGCACCATACCTGACTAATGACAACCGTGAATATTTCCAGGACGCATACGAGATTGGTCCAGAGAAAGTCATTGATGTTTATGCTGCAGCAACGCAACACATTGATCAAGGACTATCCCTAACACTGTTCTTCAAGGACACTGCAACAACTCGTGATGTAAACAAGGCACAAATTTATGCATGGAAGAAGGGTATTAAGACTATTTACTATATTCGTATTAGACAGAATGCACTAGAAGGAACAGAGATGGAGGGATGCGTATCATGTCAGCTATAACAAGACCAATCAACTGGAATAAGGTTGAGGACCCAATTGATCTAGAAGTCTGGAATCGTCTTACAGCTAATTTCTGGTTGCCTGAAAAGGTGCCAATCTCTAATGATATTCAGTCTTGGTCTACATTGCGAGACCATGAAAAGCTACTAACTGTTAGGGTGTTCACTGGCCTAACCATGTTGGACACCATCCAGGGTACTGTGGGAGCAATGAGCTTAATGCCTGATGCCATTACACAGCATGAAGAGGCAGTAATTACTAACATTGCATTCATGGAATCAGTACATGCTAAGTCATATTCTAGCGTATTCTCTACTCTTATTTCTACACAAGAGATTGAGGATGCATTCCGCTGGTCTGAGGACAATCCATACCTGCAGAAGAAGGCACAGATTGTTCTTGACAGATATCATGGAGACGATCCACTAAAGCGTAAGGTTGCTTCTACACTACTAGAAAGTTTCTTGTTCTATAGTGGATTCTACCTACCTATGTACTGGTCCTCTAGAGCGAAGCTGACCAATACTGCTGATCTTATTAGACTTATTATTAGAGATGAGGCTGTACATGGTTATTACATTGGCTATAAGTTTCAGCAGGCATATGCTAAATTAGACTGGAATGATCAGAATGAAATAAAGGACTTCACTTACAGCCTACTTATGGAACTTTATGATAATGAGATTAAGTACACTGCAGATCTGTATGACGAAGTTGGTTTGACAGAAGATGTTAAAAAGTTCTTGCATTACAATGCAAACAAGGCTTTAATGAATCTAGGATTTGATGCCCTATTCCCTAAAGAAATTTGTGATGTAAACCCAGCTATCCTGTCTGCACTGTCTCCAAACTCAGATGAGAACCACGACTTCTTCTCTGGCTCTGGTTCTAGCTATGTTATTGCAAAGCATGAAGCAACAGAAGATGAGGATTGGGACTTCTAAAAAATAGTATAGAGAGGGGCATGGCTACGGCTATGCCCTTTTTTATTTATATAATCTAGTATAATAGTACTAGGAAATAACGTTCTAGACACCCCTCCTAGGAAGTGATTTAAATTAAGAATAAATTTTTTAGAGCCTCTGCTGCAATAATTTTATCATTCTTGCCAGTATTTGGCATAGCCGATATGGCGAATGCGAACTGTGTGAATCCAGGTCAGGTGGCTGCTGTAGCAGCTGCCCAACAGGCATCTTCATCTGAGCCAGTAGTTGTAGAAATCAACACCTGTGGTGGAGACGATGTCTCTTATCAGGTCCCACTGTCCGTCAATGTTACCTTTGATGGGGTAAGCTATGACAGAATCTATGCGACAACAAATTCAGTAATCACCTTTGGTAGACCAGACGGTACCTATTGGACCTATCCAAGCACACCATCAATCTCTTTATACTCTTTTGACTGGGTTGTATACCCACAATGGAGGAACGATGAGCACTTAATTATTAGATCTTCTGATGGAGGATTTCAGGTAGATATTTCTGCCAGACCTATTTGGCTACAAAATACACCAGAGCCAACAAATATCGTTATTACAGCTGCTATTCTTTCAGATGGCACGGTAGCCATGGCTTACACTTTAAGTGGTCCAGAATATCCACAGAACAATCCAAGAACTGGTGTACGCCTTAACGATGGGACTGTCGTAGACTTTGAGACATATGGAATTCAGGAAACAGAAGAGACCCCAGAGCTGGCCCCAGAACCAACTACTGAATCACCTTTTGTTCCAGAGCCAACCCCAACACCCACTGAGTCCCCCACAGTATCCCCAGAACCAACACCTACCCCCACAGAATCACCTACAACATCTCCTGAGCCCACACCTACGCCCACAGAGTCTCCAACACCAACTCCACCCCCATCTGTAAGTGCTCCAGTTGTTCCAGAAGGTGCAACAGTGGTTCAGGAAAACTCTAGCTTTTCAGTAGTTGCTCCACAAGGACAAAGAGTTGCAAGCGTTTCGGGATATTATGGAGACCCTAATGATGGAACTCGTGGTCAAGACGTTTCGTCAATTTTATTCGACCTAATTGGTGGATCAACTTCTGCAACAGTTGAGGTCTCAAATACTGTATTTGGAAATGACCCAGCTCCTGGAACACCAAAGGTTCTTATTTTTCTTGTAGTTTATGAGGATGTCCCAGTTGCC